GATAGACGCCAGCATCCAGCGTGGTGTCAATTTTTGACGAAACGCACTGGTTTGTGCTGTTGTGGTTGCCGTCATCATTGCCAGTTATCAATGTGCCGGACAAGTCATATAGCCACAAGTACGGATCAGACGTTAGTTCCTCACAGGAACTGTTGGAGTTACCGTAGATAACAACATCAGTGGCGTCCTGCTCGATCTCGAAGTACCAGTCGGACTCCTCGGTGACCGTGTATGAGGACGCGTTCGCAGAGGCCGGTGTAAAGAAAACAAAAACCGCAGTAACCCAAAAGATCCACGAACCACGCCGATTCCGCCGGTTCATGAACTAAATTCTGTTCGGTCCCTCGAGTTTTTCCACAACCAGTTCAAGCCGATCAGCACAGGCGATCAACTTGTTGTAAATAGTATGCTCTGGAGAGGTTGGATCAATTCCCGGAAGGTCGGTTTCAGTGTCATGCCATAGCGCACCAATTAACGTCAGATCCTGAACTTCATCCGCGTCGACACCCAAAGATGCGGCAAGTGAATATATAGTCAACTCCAAGTCTTTTCGGACAGCCTGCAATGCTTTCCGACGTTGCTCGATAGTTAATGTGCTTTCAACTGGCATTTGGATCACCCTTTCACTATTTTACACTAGGAGTTCAACAGCACGTTGCTCGTATGAGCGACAAGGGTAATGTTTTGATCAATTGAGTCACAGATGGCCATGATCCCGCCAGTAGCGCCGACGCTTCCCTGATTGCCTGTTCCGCCAGTTCCTTTAAGCCCTCTTGCTCCCGCCGCACCAGCGTTTCCACGCGCACCAGCATTTCCACGTGTGCCAGCAGCACCGCCGGGTACAGCCGCAAATTGGATATCTGGGTTTCGGGTTCCGGGAGTGGTGCTGTAGACCGCATGACCCGGAGTGATGTTTGCAGGGTTTTCCACTGTATGAGTATTGCTCGGGTTGTGAGCCCCTGCCACATGATGATTGTGATTGGGGTTGTAGTTGTAATACGTGTAATAGGAATAAATAGCACCGGGCGCATGCAACACGTAATGGTGATTGGACCGCTTCGCAGTGTAGTGAACATGCTGCTGAGGAACACCGGTTTCATCAACGGCGTGACCGGTATTGTGATGGTAATTGCTTCGTTGATGGTGTGAATACGGTGGGTGACGATTTTCGACTGTAATCGTTTCAGCGACCTGCGCTCCACCGTGTGCGTGGTGATGGTCTTGATTACCCGGAACCGTCACGTTGTGCTGCTGATAGTTCTGAACATCGGGGTTCGTGCCAACGTAGTTTGTGACAGGAGGGTTATGGTTGCCTTGGGCGTGGTGACCGGCATGACTGTTCCCAGCAGTTCCAGCGTTGCCAACGGTCCCAGCAGTTCCAGCAGTTCCAGCGTTGCCCGGATTTCCGTCAATCCCGTCAGCGCCTTTTTGTCCCAAATACCCGGTGCGGCCTTCACTCACAATTGAACCACTACCAACAATATGTTTAGCCACTACGAGAACAAGCCCGCCACCATCCCCACCTAAACCGGCAGCACCTGTAGCACCCGGATTCCCCGGGTTCCCCGGATTACCATCAGTGCCGGGGTTGCCGGGATTTCCCGGATTCCCTGGGTTACCGGGGTTCGATGAATATTCCGGAGAATTGCTATTGGCAGGGACGGTTCCACCCGCGTTACCAGCGCCACCCGCGCCACCTAGACCTGCTGTCCCACCGGCACCACCAGAGGTTCCTAATGTTCCAGCAACGTCGGTGCCCAAATTACCGTCATCAGCATTTTCGACACGGACAAAACCGTTTTGAGGATCAAACCTCCAGCCTGAACGAACAAAGTTCAAGTCCTTCATAAGTGACTGAGGAACCTGTGTTCCGCTTGAAGAAGAACCAAGAACAAAGGCTTTGGTGACGCCAAGTCCAACTGCCTCAATATCGTTGACGCGGCCAACAACAGTTCCGAGACTCACTGTCTCATCAATTGCTGATGTCATGCCAATTTTTCCACCAGTGTTGATAGTGAGAGTGTCTCGCACGAACACACGGAAACCGTTAGTGAAAAGCGTACAGTTTTGATTAATGGTCAAGTTCTCGTAATACATGTCTCGAGAAATGAGGTGCGAAGAAGTTGCCACCGTGTAGTTGCCGTCGCGACCGGAACCATAGATCGAGTCGTTACCCAAACGCTGTTCACGCTTGCGCGTCCGAATGACGCCAGCCATTAGTCAACCTCTAAATAGATAGTAGTGCCGTCACTTCCAGAGCCCTGTCCTCCAGCATTCAAAATAGGGTTGGCGTACGGGTAGGCGTTGTTAATCGGTGAAGGAGTTGAGACAAGAATCACCACCCCGCCGCCAGCATCCGCTCCTCCCGTCGCCACGATTTGTGAACCATTACCGGCATCCGCAATGATGTAGCGAGCAGCAACAATAACCACTCCGCCACCCTCACCAGTTCCCCCTGCTCCACCTTGTAGGTAGAGGGGACCGTTGGTTGCTGCGGTGACTTGATAGCCGAGAACAGCCTGAGATGCGTAGTGTGTATAGTAAACAGATCCGCCGTCCGCTGTAGTGATCTGAGTGGCGGTAGCGCTGGCACCGTTGCCACCAAGACTATTTGTTGTTCCGGTTCCCGCTGCGCCGCCACCAAGAAGCGTTCCTGACCCGTCAAATCCACCGGGTAAACCAATGATCGCATTGTCATGCAGGGTCAAATTATTCTTAACAAACAAGCGGTAACCATTTGTATTCAGAACAGAGTTTGCGCCGACCTCAAGGTCGTAGTAAAACATGTCGCTCTGGAGGGTATGAGTAGTGGAAGCGTTAACGGTGTAACTTCCATCAACGCCGCTACCATAAATCTCGTCAGCGGAATCTAAGAATTCTTCCAGCGGACTGGGTGCGTTCAGTCGTACGATGCCGCCCATCGGTATTACACCTCTTGGACTGCTGAGATTGTCACATTCAGGCTTGTTCCGTCACTTGCTCTCATGTAGATCGAGTCGCCCGCATTCACACTTTGTGCAACATATTCAATAACCAAAGACATGTTGATAAAAGTTGTCTCGTTTGCGTCAATCGTAAAGTTGTTGAACACCATGTGAGTATCATTGACGCTTCCCAGAGCGGTAGCGGCAGGCTTAATCCACATAGTGTAAGTCTTCGCGGAAGCAGCGGTGTTGGTAACAATAATCTGCTTAATAATGTCAGTTGCGTTGGTGGGCACCGTGTATAGGGCGTTCGCGGGCAGGGTTGAAGAACTTGCAGATGTTGGGACCCGGACAGGCCCCACGATGCGTTTCTGATAAAAGGCTGTCATTATCTTGAACCTCGCGAGTGTCGTCAGTTACCTTACATCTTACCAGTAATACGTGACTTGAAGCGGCGAATAATGCCAGTTCTGGGCGCTTTCACATCACTCGAGGAGTAGGGGCACTTTTTGTCTTCAAGTCTTTGGCGGCGCCGATATCGACGCTTGATCGACATTGGCTCAAATGCCATTCCCCAAGGATGATTGCCTGTGAAGCGATGCATCGTCTCATCGCCCCATAAAACTTCTTGTTTAACGAACCTAGGAAACGTAATCATTGTACCAATTGGCGTCCCAGCAGGAAGTGTAAAGTCTTCATCTGTAAAAATATTGATAACCCAGTTCATGTGATGGTAAAAATCTGTGTGAACAACCCCGGGAATCAATGTAAATCTTCTGTCTTCATCCCATGTACACGGAAAAAGCATTGAAGACCACCCGGGAGCAGTCATAACTTCCCATGGATTTACCAATTTCACAAAACTCGCCTCAGGGAGAGCCCTCTGGTCAGTAATTTTATGAGGACCGACGTCCTCGTAGCGGAATCCTTCAATCTTGAGATATCCGTTTTCGGTACTTTCCCAACGTGATTCCCAAGTTTTTCCATCAGGAGATTTTCTAAATTTAAGATCAGTGGGAAGAACCCATGTCACACCAGACGTCAGAAAATCCTGCGTACCTTGACAACGCTTCAACCCTCTTTTTTCAGGATCGAGTTCCCTAAACCATTCAGGGAAACCTAAAGAGTTATCGACAGGCATTACTCCCGGAGTATAAAGACGGTTATCGCTAGGAACCAGCAAAATTTGTCCGGGTTCAGGAACCGGAATATCAGTAAATGCCCGAACGGGGGGCAAAAGTTTCACAGAACTATGTGGCATGGGTGAAGATTACTACAGCGACTACGCCTTAGTGATCACATAAACCCCGAAGAGAAGTGGGATCGGGTAAATGTGGACATCGTCCAACAACTGCCATCGACGAAATGCCGAGTGATACTGGTGGGCCGACCGGTATCGATACAAATTCCCCGAATTTGAGAAATTCGTGACAACGATGGATGCGCCGGAAGGCATCGAGTTGTACAACCTGTCGACAATCTCAAAATTGTGAGAAATATATGACGCGTTTACCAACGCCATCTCGAAGCCAACAGGCAAATTGCCGTCATCTACCTGCTGCATCATAACAACATTGAAATCGAAATCTTCTGGAATCAACCCGTGCCGTTGGGCATAGTCCAAATGAATTGAGTTCCCCACCCAAACGTTCTGTGCGGGAAATTGGTGAATCATGGGTAGGAGTTCTGGCGCCAAAACAAGCAGGTCGGCTGGCTTTGCTACACGGACATAGGATTCCACGATCGTTTTGAGAGAATTTAAACTGACCTTGTAGCGCAGGGAGTTGGCTGCACCCATGTCGTACATAACGATTTCATCAACGAAGGACACCCGAGCACGGGAACGATCCATTCCATGCGCACTTTCCTCGGCCAGAACGGACTCGCAAAAAGTCTTGTAATCGTCGGAGGATAGATTGGCGTGCTCCGTTACAGCCATTTCCTCTGCGTAACTGACAGTCTGGATTGGGTCGGGATCAGGCATCTTCTTGAGACCTTGCTAGATACAAGTCGCGGAAATGGGTAAACCGTTTTGCATCGAAAGAACAACGATAGTTCTGCCGTCGGATAATCCGCTCCGCTTCCGACATATCCTCAACAACGGTTCCATCCGCCACTTCGTTTGGATATGCAACATTGATCAGACTGTACAATTCGTCGAGCGTAATAGTCTCGACTTGCTCTTCGTCACCACCGACCAATGAGATAAGGCGAGCGAGATTGGTGAGGACGTAGTTGTAGTCCTCTTCCGAATTGAAATTACTCATTGAAAACCTTCCTGATCTTCGATTTCAACGACGCTCATGGTCCACATCCAGCAGGTCAAAACGACAGATTCCTCTCCACGAGACTCGACAAAACGGTCCGTGTCAACGTCATACAGATCTGGAATATATGGCAACTGGATTTCAGGCATGGCAAACTCCCTGCCCTATAGATTACACCATTATTCTTCGTTATCTAAAGACGGATCGTGGCTGCTCTCGTCAACATCAGTCATCTGGTCGAACGGCACAATTTCTTGACGGACGCATGTCATGAAGGTACTGATCATCCATTTATCTTCACTTATCGGGGTTGAACCAGAATGCGGGTGCGTCCAATTCGTTGGAAATAGAACGATGCGTCCTGCCCGGGCAGAAACTTTACAGTTGTGGGCGGGAAATGCTGTTTCGCCACCAACAGCAACATCGTTAAGGTAAATAACGGCACCCAAAACACGTGTGCCGACAGCGTTACCACCTTCCCATGGTGTTCCATCAACATGGGTTCTGTAGTAACCGACTGCTTTCCTGTATTTCTGAAGACGAAAGCCGGTGTCTTGAATGCCGGGCCATGCCCACAGGTCGCTGAACTCATTAATGTATTTCCCTACAGCCGCAGCCAAGGATTCTCGGATTATCTCTTCGCAATACCCGAAGATGACTGGATCTACACCGGAGTTCGAAACTGCTTGAACGCTGAGGTTGCAATCCATTGAACTTTTCACTCGTGGATCCACCCCTCCAATCGTGGGACCCGGGGTGAAGAGCATCTCGTAGTAGGCCTTGCACTCGTCAATCAATTGAGTGCCGAGCGACTTTGGGAACATGTTGTCAGCAATCATGATTTGGGTGTCTTTATTATCTTTTGCCCAATTAAATGTTGGAAGTTTGGACATTTCCGATACCTCTCATGAGTGCATCCCTGTGCGGGATCAATGTTGTGTTGCTGTTTTCAGCCTTGATACTAGCCAGTACCTCTTGTGCTCGCACAACTAGGTTTCTTGCTTGCAGGCTTCGCTGAGCACTATCGCTTTTAATCAAACCCTGCCCTTGTGCCACGAATAGGAAATGATTTGCTGAAAATAGTTCGCAACCGTTGGTTGGGATGTCGACCTGTTCGAGGGGTCGATTTTTAACAATATCCAGAATGTATGTAAGAAAATCTGGTTTTTTTCTCAATTTCTGATCTCGCCAAAGGTCGGTATCATCACGGTCCGATACGTAATGTAAACAAATCATCGTTAGTAGATTCTCTACCATCCGATCGTATTTTTTGTTGTACGAATCTCGTGCCCATTGACGATCATTGGTGTAGTGCGGCAAGTATGAAGTAAGAAGGAAACCTTGGAGTACCGATGCGCTGATCGATGTTGCTTCGAGTGGTTCTACAAAGTTTGACGAAAGGCCAATTGCTACACAGTTGGCAACCCATGGTCTTTCTACTGTTCCGGGTGAAAAATCAATAAATCGCGGATCGTCGATAATTCTGTCAAGGCGTTGCTCGAATTGTTTGTGGACTTGTTCTTGTGTAGCATACTCCGATCCGTAAACATAACCATTCCCGATACGCGACTGTGTAGGTATTTCCCAACGCCAACCAGCAGGCATTGCCTCAGCAATCGTGTAGCCACGTAAATCTTTTTCGTTTTCATGCTGGCTTTGAAAAACCATCGCAGAATCACAAGGGAGATAATCCGAAAACGAAACCCACTTTTGATTTTCAAGCGCGCTAATTATTTTCCGCTTGAATCCAGAGCAGTCAATAACGAAGTCAGTTTCATAAGAACGCTTGGAACCCAAAAGGCTGGTGATTTCCCCAGATTCAGATATGTTCACATTGATGATTTCATCATCAGAAAACGAAACACCTATTGATTCGCAAACTCTACGGAGAAAAGAATTCAATTTGTGTGTGTCGAAATGTAGTTGGTTAGATTGCGCAAGCAACTGCTCAAGATCGTCATTGTCTGCGACATAGCCATCAGGTAAACCGGGATGTGTAAATGCTGGAGTTAACTGCTTTCCTTGAGCAATTACAGAACTAAACAGGGAATACGCTGTGAAGTGTTCCGTCTGCCCTCCAGCAATACTGTGAAAATAATCAGGGACAGCCGTTGTCCAGTCAAGAAACCTGATACCAAACTTAAATGTTGCGTCAGTCTCTCTGATCACATCAGAGCGCTGTATGCCAACGAGAGTTTCAAACATTCTCCAATGTTCGGTACTTCCTTCACCAACCCCAATAATTCCTATCGTGTCAGATGAAATAACCTCAACGTCATATAGCGGGAAGCAGGACTTCAGTAGAGCAGCGGAGATCATTCCGGCTGTGCCTGATCCAACTACATGTACTTTCATGGTTTAACCAAAAAAACCCTGCAAGACGAAACAGTGAGGAGATTCGAAGGAAAAAAGTTGCTCAAACGGGAATCCGGTAGGACCAACAAGAACATCTCCAATGTCCAAAACGAAGTCCCTCTCAAGCAAAGGAAATGAGACTTTTGCCGATGAAGACAACGGTGCAAGGATCGAAAAAGGAAAACGTGGATCACCAGAAACTGGGCCTGAAGCAGGGGACCACTCCGCATTTTTCTCAAACAACATTATAGAATATAGGCTCTTTTCGACGTTGGGGTGGTCATAACGCATTCCATAATCGCGAACACACTCAGAGACAAGTTCGTCAACAACAGAAAAAACTTCCTTGATGGGATTCAGTCTTTTGTTATCGCGGCTTTGTCCCACCGGATTCAAGTCGATCAAACTTGAAGCAATTATTTCGTTACTCCCGGGATTGATCTTTCTTGGCTCGAGATATGACCAATCGCGTTTAACTTCTGCATCTACCAAAGAAAAGAAGTCACCGACAGAAATTCTATTACGGAAAATTGAAGTGAAATTGTATTCTTCCGGAACAAATGCGTGACTCATATCAGGCCAACCAAGTCACAAGGGAATATTTCATGCCAGCATTGACTGGAGTTGCATGATGAAGAAATGGTGTACTTGAAGGGAAAATAACCACGGTTCCATTTTCTGCGGGAACGCTAAGACCAATGTGACTAAAGTCAAGGTCCCCACCATCTTCAGGAGTGCTCAAGAAAGCGACAACGCTCAAAATACGTGGGACCGAAGGGTGAGCATCGAAATGAGGTTGATACTCTGCGCCGCTCCCATACTTATTAATACTCCAACCTTCATCACGTGTGAGTTCAAGACGAAAATGATCTCGATACTGATGAATCAAGGGATTAATATTGTTATGAACAGCCTTGAAAGCAAGCGAAACTGGATGATCGTCATAACTCTCAAAGCCAATCATGTGGTTCAGTTCACATTGTTGATTTGAGCGAAAATTAGACACAGTCCCAAATCCAGTCGATGCCTGTTTCCAGAACAGTGGAGAGTTTGGAATGTTCGCCCAATTTTCAACCTCTTCGACAAGGTCAGTTCCATCGAAGATGTTTTTATGGATGCGAATAAATTTTGACTCATCAAGCATGAGGCTCTACAACTTTCACTTCAGCATCAGCAATAATCCCTGACTCATCGTGTAGTTCTATGGTTGTAATCCCACAATCGACGAGACGGAAACGGAAAATAGCCTGATGTTTCGTGCTTCGCGTAGTGTGAGCAACAGTGAAACGATTTACTGGAGTGGCAACTTCAACCCATGTCTCCCGACAGTCCATCCAATCGTCATTGTACGTTACTAATAGAAAACGGCCGGCCTTAATTGCCGTTGAAGAAAGTTGAAATGACTGCTCAACGGGAATCTCAAGAATTTGCACCAGAGTTTCATCAAACTCCAAGTCTTCCATTGCGCCGCTGCGGCCGACAACAATGGGTAGCGACCATTCAGTGGCAAGTTTTTCAGCCTCTGCCATCACTTCACTGGATGGGCAAAAAACTACCCTATCCATTACTGTTCCTCTTCTGAGACCTCTGCCTCTTGTGCGGGAAATGGAGGGACAGCAGGCGCTGTCAGTTTCTCGTTAAGGGCGTTCGCCTGCTTGAGCATTTGCCGGAGAATTGTGTTGTTTAAGGACAATTGTTTGTTTTGCTCAGAAAGATCTTCAATCACAGCCCTGAGGTCAACTTGTTCGTTACTCATGGCTGGATCTTACCACTCAACTTCACGGAAATACATTACGCCGCCTTCACCATGCCGGGCATAACGTTCAGTCTGCTTCTGCATCTCAGCCACACGTGTCTGATACTCCGGGAGTGGACCTTTGTGCAGGTCATGAGAGTAATTACCACAGTAGTGCCCAATAACGGTCTTGCGTCGCTCTTTACCTGAGACTGGAGAACCACGATGGGCCAGTTGGCTATGCCAAATCAAAACATCACCCTTCTTGCCTAGAAAAGTGAAAACATCAGAGTTGCGCTTCTCTGCTTCTTCCAAAATCAACGTTTCCATCAATTCTTCGCCAATATTCGGCTGTTCGATAATTTCGCGAGTCATCAGCGGAACAAGATTGTCCCACTTGTGCGAACCCGGAATCACCTCGAAAGGACCCGACGAAGGATCGATGTCTTCTAAACAGACAAAAACACCGATGTATGTGGACGCAGCGAATGGATCCTGTAAAACCGAATCTTTATGCCACTTGCATTCAGTCGACTTTTGCATCGTCATTTCAATGTGTAGTGCAGCAGCCATCTCAATCTGAGAGAAAGCGTCCTCAATCGATGGATGGCACAACACATCTTTGATTTCAACATGCTTGTTGTACTGCTCGGATCGACCCCAACCCGCCAAGGAGTCACCATGCTCTGCCTGATACATGTCAAGATATGCGTCAACGACATGCTCTGGGATCGATTTCTCCAAAATGAAGAAACCGTCACGTTCATACTTCTCAGCAACTGTTGTCATGATCAGAAACCTACCATTTGTTTATATTCTTCGCGCGAAAGATATTCCGTCGGCTCCACTTCGGAACCTTGAGCGAAAGTCCAGTACCCTTCAAATTTTCTTTGACCAGCCGAAAACCCACCCTTAACGCCATGAGCCATCCGGAACAAATCTGGAATAAGGAAATCGTTCTCTTGCCATTCCCACCAGATTTGGTTTTCCTTGACTGCGCAAATTTGACTTTGAACCCAGTCGATTATTTCACGGAAAAGAACATGTTCTTTCCCTGTCGGTAATCCATTCTGGACCAACAGTAGATAGTCCTGAACCCCCCAAGCGGCCGCACATGGACATAGTCGCAGAACTGGGAAGCCGAAATCTGGGTGATTCTCAATGGCTGGTCGAGCAAACGAAGAGACGTAACGGTCTCCGTCCAGAGTCCAGATCTTACGCACACCTTGATTAACTTTTCTCATGAATCGCGTTTTGAAATCATCTACTGATTCCGGTTCGGTCGACCAATTTGGCATATGGATAATCGTTGCTTCCGAAAGAAGTTTTACGTAATGAGAAGGCATCTTTGAAATAAGGTTTGCCATGTCCACAAAGCCGGTCTGTCCAGTTCCAGCAGGAGCAGAGAAGGTGTCCATGTTCCATCCCGCAGCCCGCTGTGGTGACCTCAACGACGCGCCCTCGACATGCCACTCAATGATCGTGTCGTCCGGAGCGTTGCGCCCCTCGCCATTCAACTGTGTGACCATTGAGTCATACTGTTGGGTATAGTGCCAGTGAAAAACACCGTCATTCGCATACGGCGTCCACGATAAGGATGAGCCGATAGCGGTGAGGATTTGAAGAACATCTGACTCGGAGTATTCGACACCACGAAAAGCGAGTACGCCGGTTTTTTTGAATTGATCAATAAAAGCCGAAGGGTTATTTTGTATCTCTTCTACCGATACGCCTCGGAAGACAGAGAAGTTCGACTCATGCATCGTAGGGCTCTGAGAGGAAATGCTCAATTGCAGCACGAATCCTCAGCAACGCCTCTTCTGGAGAATAAGCGTCCTTGCCCATTTCGAAGTTTGCAGGGAGTAGGCACCCGTTGGTGAACCGAGCGCGACGTTTGCCGTCTCTGGAAACGACGAATTTTTCAAAGTTTCCGAGAATTGGACCATCGTCTACACCAAGTCGTTTGTACAGCGGGTGCGGTGCGAAGGTTTCGTCATCGTCATCACGGCTGTAACGCGAGGCCACAAGTTCAGTGAATGGCATTCGAACTCGGTAATGGGAGTATGCAAAGCGCTCACACTCCTCAGCGGTGCTTCGAGAATCTTTGAAGTCGCCATAACCAAACTCGCAATAGTCATTCGTAGGTACGCACACAATTTTAAATCCGAGATGCGCATAGTCGTATTGGAGAACCTGCAAAATTGGGTACTGCATAGAGTTACCACATTCACCAGTGACATTGACAATCATCGTGACCTCCCCGTGCCGGTCGGCTAGGGCCTCTACATCACCGGTGACACTTTTTACGCTGATGTCATAGATGCTTTCCCCGTCAACAGTTGGACCCAAGTCGTGATCCCGCTGAAGAGTTTCAAGCATGTCGGAGGTGATTGCTGATTCCATGATCGTCATATCGTCGATTTTACACTACTGTCATCAGGTGATTTCGAAACTCTGGTACACTTGAGAGCGGTAGTCCCACCACGATCGGAGTCTAAAATGGTTGCACTGAATAGTGTTTCTGACGAGTATAAGGCAGCACAAAAAGCCGAAGTCATTGCTACTCTCGAATCTGCTGTTTGGGCTTCTGCCGTGGCCTGCGGTGTGGATCCTGCCGAATTGACGGCAGACTGGCAAATTCCTGCCGAAGATACCGTGCCGCCTCCGGGCGACCTTGAAGATCGCCTGTTTAGTCTTATCACCCGTCTTGAAGGGGCACGAGGAGTCTGAAATGGTTTTTAGCGACGGATTTGACGCAGCAGCAAAGGCTGAAGCGAAGGCAGAAGCAATCAGGATGATTGAAGAAAAAGTGTACACGTACGGCCTTATTTGTGGTCTAGACGTGTCCTCACTGCCAGCAGACTGGACGCCAACTGAGGGCGTAGACTACGAAGAGGCACTCAAAGTGCTTATTGATCGACTAGCATGGGCTAACACTCTCTAGTCTGACGGAGGAACGTAATGAACGCGGCACAAATTGCAGCAGCAAAATCAGAAGCAATTGATTTTCTTGAGTATTCAATCTTTGTTCTCTGTTCACTGCTTGATATCGATTCTGCCGGAGTCTCGCACCCATATGTGATCCCGGTCCCTGAGGACGACCCGCAGTATGATCAACATCTTTCGCTTCAGAGGCAAGTTTCCGCCCACGCAACTGTTACGGCATAATGGAATTTCGGGCCGAATCCCTTCGCGGCCAAAGACCAAAAAACTGGTCGGATCGCATTAAAGAGGCAAACCTCTCAGAGGCTGAACTGTATCCAGACAACGATTCAAGTACTCGAGATCAAGCAATTTTCTGGTCAAAAGAGTCCGGTACCGCAATGAACACAGAAACTGGACAAGTGTTTATTTGCGGTACGGTAGCGCTCGATCCACTGGAAGTAACGGAAAACTAAAATGCCAAAATTCACGAATGTTGATACTGCGCCGTTTTACGACAACACGGCAAACCTTGAATGGGTTGAACAGGAACTTGCAACCGTTATGTACATCGCTGGTCTAGACCCAGAACAAACGCTGAACACGGTAACGATTGATGAAATCATTGACGCTATCGAGTCAACATTTGTTATCGGAGACCTACAGATCGCAGAGCAGATCTTCGGGAAAGATCGCCAAACTAACGGTGCTCAAGCCTACATCCGGAAATGCAACAACAAACTGGCCAACGTCGCTAGACGCCACTGGCGGGAACGGCACGTAGCGAAATGGTTGAGTGAAAATGAGTATTAATCCTGCAATCTCCAGAGCGCGAGTAGCGCGTATGCTTTCGTCTGATCAGACCGGTGAACAGTTTGATCACAAGATCCAAGTGATGTCCGACTATGGTGAAACTGGACAGAACCTGATTGAAGCAACTTCACCGGACAAGCGAAGTATCGCAACTGGTGATGATCATTACTTTTTCCGCCACACCTCATATGTCGATATGAGCCCTGAGTGGAAAGAATCTGCGTGGGCAATGGGTGCAGGGTCAACGACGTTTACGGAATTGTACCAAGACTATTGTTTCGTTAACGGGCCGGTAAAAGAACTTACGTGCGGCCTGCCACCAATCTGGCCAATCCCGGAGAACCTTCGAACCGGCAACGTCGAGACGTACATCCTCAACGAGGTCGAAGCGAAGATTTTTGAGCAATACATTCGCAACTCACCCGATTTTGCTGACTATGCCGACTTTAAGTATGGATTAGTTACATATCAGGAGATTATGGATGGATCCCTGAATGAGACTTTCGACGTCATTCGTCTGGGTGTGCACCAGTTCGTAACCAGCACGAATACGCTGATTGATCGCCTATTCGACTGTCTGAAACCAAACGGGTTGTTTTTCGGTCGCGGCATGGCTCACGGAACAGGCATGTATCTTGACGACATGACTGTGCATCAATCCTTCTGGGCGGACGTCAGCCGCTATATTGCTAATAAAGAAAATGTGATGTCTCGACACGTTCCACTGCAAAATGGATTCGTTCTAGCGCGCAAACTACCAACAACGTAAGAGGTAAATAAGATGGCTCGGCTCTACGGACCAGAGGATGCAGTTAAGCACGCCTACCACAAGGTGACAGAATCTGATTTCAAGATCATCTCCGACATGGAGTACACCAACCACCCGGGTGGCGTGATGCATTTCCATCAGGCTATTGATGTCAATAAAGAAGAACTGCTTCCCTATATTGACATGATGGCCTATGTCCCCTCTTGCGGTCTTGAGATTATCAAAGACGACGACGGCAACATGTTGCACGGACAAACGTTTGACGGGAAGATCATCGACATGTCAGATCTTCTGCAACTGCCAATGCGTGTCGGTGGCATGGGAATGCCCGAGCCAGTAAACCCCACCACCCCGGAAAACATCCGAGAAATTTTTGAGCACATTGAAGAAATGATGTACTTCGGGCTGGTTCGCTACTGCGACATTTACCCGCTCGTCATCAACACCCTTTGGTGGAGAGCACGCGGGCACTGTCTGAAATACGTTCCCGGCGCAACTTTGGGTCTTCATAACGACAACGACACGAACTCGATCACGAAGAACGGTCAGCGTTTCTACTCCGAGCGAGAAATCGCAATGTATCAAACCACCAATTGTCTCGTTTATCTAAATGATGATTACGAGGGCGGAGAGATGCATTTCCCTTATCTCGATGTGACCATCAAACCGAAGACGGGAGACATCATCTTCTTCCCCGGAAATTATATTGGCACTCATGGGGTGGCCCCAGTGAAGTCAGGTGAGCGCTACACCTATCTTGCACAGTACGGTCATGGTGGACTGCACAAGTATGAGGTCGTTGAAGCGAACGAGAGCACCAACTGGCTTGCCCCAGTGTTCATGCCATTCCTTTATCAGGACGCGACACGATTCCAGATGTCCGAATTCTCAGATTTTGACAACAGCAAAGACATCGCGCTGGGGTTCCACTCTTCGACAATCTTCACTCAGGACAGATCAACCGAGGGGCCCCCAGTCGGAGAATACATTGAATACGGCGAGGAGTGGCGCGAAGCGATGCGTCACTGAAAAGGATCAGCGCCCGGCTGATTGCCTTGACCAAAAAACTCAAGATATGACACCCTGTGGCCAGATGTAATGTCAGTCACTGCGTGAGTTCCTAGATAGCCGGCTGAATAAATAAATGCTGATCCGGTTTTTGGCTTAAAGTCGAGATTCGGGTATTTGAATTGTAGGTTTCCACCTTCGCACGTGTCGCGAAGAATGAGAGATCCTGTCAAAACGGTCATGAGAGACGTTTCGCTCGCTTCACCATCACCTATGAGATTGTCATGGTGAAAACCCATTCCAGCGGTAACACCATAGGTCGCAACATGCGGTTGAGTTCTCCACCAAATACAAGGCCCCACTTCGGGGAAATGACTGATGTATCGGCGAACGCATTCACCCATTCCCTCATACATCGTATGAAAAAACTTTAAATCTTCGTCGTTTACTTCATGATCTAGACGAAGAAGTCTTCCCGGTGACATCTCGACTTCTTCAGCGGTGAATCTGTATCCACCTCTGTTTAGGTACGTCCCATCGTCTTGAAGAATATAGTCGTCAGGCTGTTGCGCTTTGCGTCGTTCAATCCATCCACTAAGAAAGTCTTGATCGACTTCGATTACGTCATTAAACTCCATGACTCCGAAGCCATGAACGATCTCTTTCACTCCGGATGACCAGCCGCTAAGTTCTCGGCGCGTTCACGCTCGTTGCGTAAACGTTTGAATGTTTTTGCTGACATGTCGTCACGGACATCCGTTAAAATTTTGTCCCAGTAGGCTGAAGTGAACAATTCACTTACCTCACTGGCATGTTCTCCCGAAAGGTACATCGTATGTTCATCCGTGTAGCCATCTCGTCCGGGATGAGGCCAACCGTACAATCCCATTTCGACGTACTTGATTCCGGCGTCCGAAAGAATTGATGCAACTTCATGCTCGGATTCTTCGCCCCAAAGGCCATTTGCGTCACAGTAAATCCCGGAATAATTCAGGCTGGCGAACTTGCGAGCGATATCAAGACACGCTCCACCGTTGACGATGCAAATAACCACGTCTGCTTCGGCAGCAACTTTATCGAGTGTCTCAAGGTCTTCGATTGAATACTCTTCTGCTCGCGCCTTTGTTTCATCGCTGCGCTCTTCCGATGCCCATACGAGACGATGTCCGCTGTCAATCAGGGAATGTGCCAGAGTTCCTCCCATTTTTCCGGGATGAAGAATCGCAATGGTACTCATGTCAGTTGAATCCAATCGGTGGGAGGATGGAATATCCTTCGGTCATGTAAACGTTAGATGCTGTGGCAGCAACGTCAGGTTCCGTAACCGGGTCTGCTACTGCTTCAAGATAATTCGCATTTGGAGAACCTTGACAATACCAGCCAAGGTATGAATATCTCCACCCCCCTGTCACCGTCTTGACTTCATGTGCCGCAAGATAATTTGCTGGGAAGAAAATCATATCTCCACGCTTCGGTTTGATGCTGATGTCGTAGTAAGAGAAACTATGCTCGCCACCAGTGAAATTTGTTCCGTCGAGTTCTTCCTCAGTTTCAACATGATCGTTGATGTAGGCAACGACGGATACAGATGAGCGTGTGGCAAGTTGGTCGCGCGGATGAGGTTTTCCGTACTCGTAATCAGTACTCACATCTGAGTGAGGACCAAGAAATGCACCTTTAGGGTAGGCGACGATATGCCCGCGAATTTTCCACCAGATGGTTTTCCCGGCCATCGGGAATCGCTCAAGGTAATCCAGTAAGCAAGCATCGCGACGTGCCTCGATGTAATCAAGGGTTTCGATTACTTTCGGATCTGGATTCTGGTGGACCAAACTTCCTCTCCATGGCATTTCGTCGAGGGTGCCTTTTTCAAAAAAGAACTTGCTTCGATTGATGTAACCCTCTTTGCCAGTGATCGGATCAACACCTTCGGTGTATGACTCTGCACGTTCACGTTCGAGGGTCGTTTTGCAGAATTCGCGCATCCAATCCCAATCAAGGTCGAATACGTTTTTGTAGTGCACGATGCCGCCACCCAAATGTTCGCCATGCATGTTTATGCCTCCTCAGGAAAAATACTACTCAAATATCTCATCGAGCCACGTATGGTATTTGCAAAAGTTTCGTCATGAGCGGCAATTCTTAATGTTCTCACCCGTGCCCAAAATTTTGACATACGTAAACGCGGAGCACCACCAGTAACCGGCAGAACTTCGTGCTGGTACTGGTGCCCGCATGGAAATACGACAAGCATTCCGGCCGTCGGTTTAACTGTCACGTTTATCTTGTTGAATGATATTTGACCACCATGGTAATTATCGTTGAAATACAAGAGAGTGACGAATTCATTGAATGCTCTGGGTAGTCGCGTTCCATTGGGTCCAAAGTCAAGATCACCTCGTCCTGTGAGATGATCCCAGTGTCTGCCCATCACAAAGTTGTCAGCGCAACGCTCAAGAAATAGCCCGTGATCAGTTGCTACATCTTCACCACAAGTTTTCGCAAGAAGGTCACGCATACGATCAACGAGCAAAGTCTCATTATTGAGAACGTTATTGTCGATTGCGACGATTGTAGGATCGGTAATGTCAATTGCCTCAACATCATTCTGGAGTTCGGCCCGATCCCAAAAATGATCTTCACGCATCAAACCATTCCAGTATGCGACTTCTTCTAGAGATAAGAAGTCTTTAACTATTCGCATGCCATCAATAGATTGAATATCCATTTTTAACGAGATGCCTCGTGTTCATTTAGTTCAAGCATGTAGCCGATGTAATCGTGAACGCGCTCGATAATTCGCTTGCGAGAATCATCATCCTTCATGTGATTAAAACACCCGTAAAGAGTATCTATGGCAAACTGCACCAAAAAATCTTCAGGAGGCTCTTTGCCGCCGAAGTTCTCATACTGCATGAAAGACAAGTTGTGGTAGTTCCAAGGACGATACTTGAGAGGTTGGTGTGGGAACCAATCTGGGTAATGCCAAGAGTGTCCAGCATGTCGCATGTCGGGGTGCCAACCCAGAAAACCCCGAATCTGATTAGGGATGCAGCGAGTCGGATCAGGGTCATCATTCATGAACAGATCCCGGTCCGGGGAAAGGAACTGATGGAAATCTCCATTTCGTGATGAAATGAATACACACCCCGGAATTGGGGCGTGCGGAAGTTGATGATTTTTATATCGCATTAAATTCGCGAATACTCGGTTGTCCCAATTCCAAGGAACCCTATAAAGAATAAAGTCCTCATCGTCAATGAACGAGTGAAATCGTTCTACTTGATCAGGGATTCCTCCATCGGTATCTTCAATGACGAACATTGTGACTTTCTGGAATAGGTGCTCGAGATCGGGTAGAGCATAGATTCCTTTCGTGAAAACCAATGGGATGTGGTCCGGATTCGGACCCATGCTGGTGTCTCGTTGATGATCATCATCAATAACTATGTCACCAAAGTTCTCATTCACCGAGGAGCGAAATTCAGGGTCGTAAAAAGGTCGGTCTGCGCCTGCTTCAACTCGTTGAAATATGCGGTCTTCTCGCTCCCATCCCGGATAGAAACCATGCATTACGGCTCTGTTGTCCCAAACAACAACATCGCCGACACTCCACTCCCACTTGTACCGGTTTGCTTTATTCTTTTGATATTGCTCAACGAAGTCTTTTAGTTCGTCAAACCACGGCTGATTGCCACCATGAAGTTGTGTCCCCGGACCAGTCCAGTACAGCATCGTTTCACCCGTATCGGGGTGTGTGCGTAAAGCAGGGTGGGGCGTGACATCTCTATCTTCCGCTCCGGTACCGGAAGAGAACATCGCGGTCTGGAGGTGCTCTTTCAAGTTCGCAGGGCATTCGTCGTACATGTTACGAAGGCTAAGCCAGAACGTGTGACCGTATTCAGGCTCAACGTTGTATGTAGTCATGTGCATTGAGATCAATGCTGGAGGTTCTTCGAAAAACGGATTATCTGCGTGCCAGTTTTGGTGCAGGAAAGTTTCGGGGTCATCCTTGTTTTCTACATCTCTGATGGTCGGATGGTTGGCGTCCTTCATGATTCCATCCGGCACAGGCGTCGCATCTGGGTCGTGGTACCCAGAGTAAAGAGCCTTAACCACCGCGACATGCTCGGCATCAGTCGGGTTCATTCCGATAAACCCAATCATTTTATTCTTTTTGAGAATCTCTTTAAAGTATTCAGGCTCTGCCAGAACCTGATCAGCGGTAATCCCTTTTATTTTAAAACCAAGATTACCTAGTGTGAGTCCGATTGCGATTCCGCCTACGCCCTTCATTGATCAGGCTCCTTCAGTTTTGGGTGACCAGAAAACTCTGGCCCAATTCGTTGTCCGTCAGCATCCAGACCAGTTCGGATTCCACCCATCCAAGTCCATGGTTGCTCTCGAAGTTTTGTCATTTTCGCATCGCTATAACGTTGACGTGAATCATTTAATTCCTTTTGGTCGTCATCCCACATGTTGTTCACAGTGAAATCAACTGAAGGCATTAAATCTTTCTTGTAAAACTGGAAGAACATAAATGGGCTGCCAGCAGGAAACGTGACCGGAGATCCGACTTTCGTAATTTTCCAGTTCATATTGAACTCATCGGGCCACCAGTCAGATGGAATGTTTGCCGTGAGTGGAACCGCTCCATCGATAAACAAATTCGGAGATCCAGAGATCCATGTTTCAATACCCGGAGGGGTATGAAATGTCCACCCGACACAAAAAGACATTATTCCGACGATGCTGGGCATGACGATGTCTCGCTCGTAAGAGTGCCCGTCGATCTCAAATGACATGGTTTGACCGGAAAGAACTTGAGGAACACCGACTCCATCCCATTGAACAACTACATCTTGTTGCAGTACGAGTTCCCAACCATTCACGTTTGCTTCCGTGAGCGGCAAACACTTATACGCGTGCTTGTTGTAGGTGTCGTCCATCCAGTCGCGACGCGGAGTTGCTTGCCGAATGGTGGGCGGGTTCTGATGGCTTCGCGTAAGCGTCACATCCATTTCAGGAACCAAGCATTGTGACTTGCGAATTTGCGTCTGGCAGACCCAGACCCGGCATACCGGCAGACGCATACCCGCCAGACCCGCCATGTTCTTTGTGGTTTCTATCGTTGTAGTCGTACATGGTGACGGCAGAATATTTGGTGCCTGACGAAACCGGCATTGAGGCGTGCGCATAAATGAAGTCGCTTGGATGCACGATGACATCACCAAATTCTGGCTTGAACTTGATGTTCTTGTACGGCATCATGTACTCGCCACCCTCGTAATCGTCATTGATGTATCCAATTGCGGACACTGCACACGAGTATGAAAAGCCGGAATCTGGATGCACGGCAAAGTGTTGGCCCGGACCGTATTTAACGAAGTTGGTTGCTTCTTCGTAGTCAAGAGACAGATTAAACATTGACGAGTAGTGCTTAACGCATGAACGCACACCAGCAATGACTTCCTCGTAGACCTTTCCAAGATCAGCAAATTCTTCAGGAACCGGCATGTCACCCTGTCGCAACTTGAAGTCGAAACAGTCGCGATAATCCTTCATGATCTCATTGTCGCCAACCATGGCCTGCTTCCACGTGAAGTAGTCGGTTGCACTTCCTTCGAGACCACGTTCCAGTCGGCCAGTGAAATTAGAGTCGACCGGCCAGACGTCCTTATAAAGGATGATCCCGTCTGTTGGGGTTCCCAGAGTGCCTGCTACGCGCATTATTTCCTCAATTCAGTAATCGTGTAAAAAGATGGAGTGGTCCAGCGTTCGCCGGAGATTATTTGCTTCACGCCATGAAGGTAGTGTACGTCGCCGGGGTGAGCAACTGCAAGGCCCGGTTTGATCTCAAGTTCGATATCAAATTCTGGATAATAGAACTGGCCGCCCTCAAATTCGTCATTCCAATAAATAATCGAATTAATATCGTATGTTGGGAACGGGTTGGGTTTCCCATCATTGAGTTGCTTGTCGGCGTGTGGCTGCTGCTCGTTTCCGGGCAACCAGCGGATCAGGACGGGTGGCCGGCAGTAAACAGATACGTTGAACTTATCTTCAATTACTGACTGCATTTTGAAAATATACTTATTGATCAAGTCAAACATGTCTGGCGCTGTGCGTTGCAGAATTTGACCGCTGCACATCCTATCCCACCAGTATGAAGCATCGTAGATGCAGGTGCCGTCCTCGTCGAATTCGTCACCTTTCGGATTTTCCCATTCCTGAATTGTCGGAAAAAAGTCCTGAAGTCTACGAAGATCTTCGGGTTCAACGAAATCTTCAATAATTACAATGTTCTCTACACCTGTGCCGAAGTGTCCGGGGTCAATAAGAGAACGCTCCTCAGCGGTATCCATGAGATGAGATTATCACAACAGCCGCAGTAGACCTACTTATTCATATATCTACGCACGCGATGTTCGCCGATGAGATGGAATGTGGCGATCATCCATGCGATATGAACAAAAACAGAACGTGTCGGGTGGACCGCATTCCGCCAGTAACTACGTGTCAGGGTTTCGATCTTTTGCGTTCGTATCGCGTACAGATCGAAAAGACATATGTACAAGGCGAGAAAGGCCCACCCGAGCGCTCCTGACTTCCTGCCGTTCCGTTCAAGGCTGATAGGGCCCCAAAAACGCTTGACTAGAGAAGCCACCTTCCGCCACGCTCCTTACTTGAAGCGTGGCGGGAAGAATGGCGGGAAGTGCGGCGGGAAGTGCGGTGGGAACCACGGAGGGAACCACGGCGGGAAGAACGGTGGGAAGTGAGGCGGGAAGTGTGGCGGGAAGAATGGCGGGAAATGCGGCGGGAAATGCGGCGGGAAGAACGGCGGGAAATGCGGCGGAAAGTGTGGCGGGAAGAACGGCGGGAAGTGGGGCGGGAAGTGTGGCGGGAAGAACGGCGGGAAGTGAGGCGGAAAATGTGGGGGAAAGTGAGGGGGGAAGTGGGGCGGAAAGAAAGGTCCAATTGCTCGAACGACAATGGTTGTGCCAAGAGGAATCTCAAAACTTGACGTGGTCGTATAGGTGACACCGTCTACAACGATTTCATGGGCTTTACCAACATCGCCAGAAACCGAGGTATTTGCCGTATTGGCAGTCTCTGTAGCGGGGAACCCAAGGTTAACCAAAGACGTGACGAGGTTGCCGGCGTCGGTGCCGTCGGTGTATGTAAAAGTTCCGAAAGGAAGGCTGCCCCTATCTTGTGCCATCAATCATCACGCCTTTGCATCGCCAGTCAGGAGCCAAGTATCGGTTCCACGCTTATGCAACGTTATCATAGACCACTGTTCACGGGTTTTAAGACCAACAGCAGCATTGATTGTTACCCCAGACCCAGCAGCCACTGTTGCAGTACCTGTTCCAGTCTGAATAATGTGTACGACAGTTCCAACAGGGAACGCTACTGAAGAGTTCGGTGGAACCGTGATCGTCGCCGCTGCCGAGACCTCCAAAGTATGACCCTCATTCACAGCGACCAACGTGTGGTTCGCCCCATATGCGTCATAGTCGTGGAGAACACTTGTTCCAGCGGGAAGCGTGACCGTCCCAGTAAACGTGGGTGAAGCCAATGGCGCCTTCAGCGCCAGAGAGTTCGTCACGGTTGTAGAGAAGTTGGCGTCGTCGCCAAGAGCAGCAGCCAACTCGTTCAACGTGTCCAAAGTGGCAGGCGCCGCATCAACAAGGGCGGCGAGTTCCTGCTGAACGAACGCCGTCGTCGCCACCTGAGTGGTGTTCGTCGTCGTTGCCGCAGTAGGAGCCGTCGGAGTTCCAGTCAGATCAGTATTCGCCAGAATGTCAACGTTGACCCATGCCGTGCCGTTCCATTGCAAAACTTCACCTGACGCAGCAGACGTGATTGTGACGTTTCCAACATCGTTGAGCGTGTTGATCTCAGGAATCGACGCATTCACCCATGCAGTACCGTTGTACTTCAGGAACTCACCGTCAGCCTCTGAGGTGAGCGTGACGTTGGTGATATTTCCAAGCGTGTGTGCCGTGTTGGCGTAGTTCGTTCCGTCATACAGAAGGATGTCACCGGTGGTCTCGCTAGATGTAGACACACCACCGGCGTTCTGAATCGTCAACGGATACGGAACCCAGTTGCTTCCATCAAAGTACGCAATATCACCTGTTGAAGGTGCGAGCGAGACCATGTCGACATCCGAAAGGTCATCAAAGGCAAGGGTAGTGTTGACCCATGCGGATCCGTTCCATTCAAGAATGTCGCCGGTTGTGGCACTGGTGATGGTTACGTCATCAATTTGATTGACGGATGCGATGGTGTCGTTAACCCAAGCGCTACCGTTCCACACCAGAAGATCATTTGTGGTGGTGCTACTTAGACTGACATCTCCGACATCACTCAGGTTGGTGAGACCATCATTGACCCACGCAGTGCCGTTCCATTTGAGTAGATCGCCAGACGATGCGGTGGTGATTGTGACATTGCCCAAACCATTGAGGTTGTGGTTCGAGATATCGGAAACGGTGCCGGTAACATTGCCAGTCACGTTGCCGGTCAAGTTGCCGGTCACATCGCCAGTCACGTCGCCAGTGACGTCGCCAGTGACATTGCCAGTCACATTGCCAGTCAAAGCGGCTGAGACACTATTGAAAGTTACATCTGATGTAGTGAGAAGATCCTGACCAACATTGGATGTTTCGATCGACGTTACGCGGCCATAAGCATCAGTAGTAATCGAAGAAACAAAGTCGGAAGTGTTGGAACCCGTAGTGCTGCCAACAGTGACGCTGCCGAGATCAAGGGTGTCTGCGTTAACAACGATTCGACCCGAGTCAGCGGTTCCAATGTTGAGAGTATTCCCAGTTTGGCTCAGTCCATCACCAGCAGTAAAGGCCTGAGTTCCAGTGAACTGAGTGAACGCAATCGAGTCAGTTCCAATTGTGTGAGGATCATTGGTGGAGGTGACGACAAAACCTTGACGTGCGTTTGTCGATCCCGAAAGGACGAAGATTGCTTCGCCGGGCTGCACGCCACCGGGCTGGGTGCCGTCAAAATCTTCTGCACGGGTCAAAACCCACGCAGCAGAACCTAAGGCACCCTGAGCAGTCACATCGTAAACGCCATTTTCGTATGCGTTCGACTGGTTCTTGACAAGAACTCTGTCGCCAGTGGAGGCATTAGTACCGTCAATGACGAGGCGGACTTGGCTTCCCGCTGTCAGAGTGGCACCTTCCCCAGAGGTTCCGTTGCTGTACGTCGGTGAATCCGGAAGAGTCGTAGCAGTCGCAAGTTTTGCCGCCTCATGCCAGTCGATTCCAGCAGCAAGATTGTCAACATATGACTTTGTTGCTGCGTGAGTCGCCTGCGTTGGAGCAGCCCCAAGCGTGACAGTGTTGAATGTGACGTCAGCGTTCGTTGCTACGTCCTGACCGATGGAAACGGTTGGCGTGTCGCCTTCACCGGTTGTCGATGACAGCGAAACACCTGTTCCAGCAACAAGATTCTGGACATAATCGCCGGTTGTATCGGTTCCGAGAGCAACTGAGTTTGCCTGAATTGTGGCGGAGATGTTTACGTCCCCGGTTCCGTCAAAAGAAACAGACCCAACGACATCTCCAGACAACTCAATCGTGCGAGCAGTTTCCAGAGCAGTCGCCGTGTCGGCGTTACCAACGAGATCTCCACGGAAGTTGGCGGCTTGCATGTCGGCAAGGTTGAACGAGGCATGACCGGTATTTACGTCGCCGTCCACCTCGGGGGTGTAACCGTCGAAAACCTTCCAGTAGCCATCAGATGTATCACGGAAGAAACCAGTATGGGCGTAGGTGCCGTCGTTGTAGTTACCCGCGAATCCCAAGTCGATGTTGACGGGGGACGCAGTGCCGGACCACGTGTCGCCGGAAGTGTGACCGGTCGTGGCAACAAACTCGATACTGATACCGTCAGACAGGGCAGTTGGTGAGGTGCTGACGTCAACACCAGTTGCTTCGGTTGTCGAGAAGTTGTCGGTCGACCATTCGAACGTGTCAACGCCACCGGTACCTGTTCCGACACCATCGATTCGGACGTAGTAGGTAGTGCTAGAAGTGCCCGAGAAGTGGCCAACAAGCGTTCCGTCGTTGAGGCCCGAACCAGAGAATGAGGTGGTCTGAATCGTGTTGCCGCCGTTGAGGTAGATCCACGAGTCATCGACAGCAAGGTTGTTGACCGAAACGGTTGACTGTGTTCCGAGAATGCTGAGGTTTCCAGCAACAGTCAGGTTTCCGTCAATTCGGGCATCTTCCCGAACGCGGATATCGTCGAAAACTTCCGAAACGATATTGAGTCGATAGCAGCCCGGGTTCGAGGCGAGAAGAACTTCTGCGATTTCGACCGCGTAGTTCGGGTAGGTCGGCGGGTTGGTTGTTAGTCCACCCGGAGTTGCAGCCGACAAGTGGAGTCGATCGCCAACGGAGTACGACGAGAGGTCGATGCCGAGAAGAATTCCGTCGATGATGATGAAACCATGGGCGCCGTTAGCGATGGTCGCCTTGGTAATACCGGCAACGTTGATTTTGTCAGGATCGCTCGCATCGGCAAGGGCGATAGTTGGAATAGCAGAATTTTCCCCGGTGTAGTAAACAACCGACCCGGCGGCAATGCTGGCCCCCGAGTTGTTGTATACGTACAGGGCGCGCTCCTGACCGAGCGCAATATCGACACCGGTCTGGCTGGTGTCCATGCGGAGAGCATCGTTTGTGGAGTCGTACCAAACGCGGCTTTCCGCGTGGGTCGGCCTCGACATGGGTGTGTACGACGAAACATCCCAATCGATGTAGTCGGTGTCGAGATGGTTCGGAGTGTCGTTAGCGCGACCCGCACCAAGAATGAGGATTTCGCCAGTGGTTGTGTCCTGACGAACCACACGACCGATCGCCTGAATCTTGTCGTCCTCGCCAGTCGGCCGTGTCGAGGTTAGGCCGCCACCGTCGGCAACATACAAAACTGTGTTAACGCTGTAAGCGTTAGTGTTCATGCTTTCGATGACACCCAGAATTACCGCATGACCTTCAGCGTTATTTTCCAATTCGGCTGTGGTAATACCCAACGCTGGCATGGTCGAGGCGGTAGCCGCATCAGACGGTGAAACCTCGGTGGCTCCACTCGCCCCAACAGATCCCGTAGCGTAAACCGGAGTACCCTTAGCAATCGTTGAACCACTGGTGTTCTTGACATGCAGATACACAGGGCCAGCCAACTGGCCGTGAATATGTGAAGCATCAAGCAGACTATTGACAGTTACATCTTCGAACGTGACGTTTGCCGTCGAGTCGAGCGTGATTGTCGGGGTGGCACCTTCACCAGAGTTGTTGGTCAGGGTGACACCGTTACCCGCGACAAGACTTTGTACGTAGTCCCCGGTCGTATCGGTCCCCAGAGCAATACTGTTGGCTTGGATTGTCGTTGTGATGTCGACGTTGGCCGTGCCATCAAAGGAGACTGATCCAGCAACATCCCCGCTAAGGGAGATTGTTCGAGCAGTTTCAAGTGCAGTTGCCGTGTCCGCATTGCCGGTCACATCACCAGTGACGTCTGCTGTTACGGTGTTGAAAGTTACGTCACTTGTGGTTTCTACTGCCTGACCAATGGCGACAGTTGGGGTTGATCCTTCACCAGAGTTGTTTGAGAGCGTTACACCGGTTCCGGCAGTGAGATTTTCTACGTAATCACCAACGGTGTCGGTACCCAAATTGATTTGGTCATTGACCCAAGCGGAGCCATTCCACTTTAAGAAATCACCGGTGGTAGCCGATGTGATTGTAACGTCCGAACGACCTGTAGTAAGGGTCAAATCTGGGGTTGTTTGCACCCAAGTCGAAGTGGAAGAATCATAAAGAATGATGTCGCCATTTGATGGGTTGCCGACACTGACATTGGCGATCTGGTTGAATTCGGTTGGGAAGGGGTAGTACGTCGTACCATCGTTTGTCCATTCCCATGCGTCAGAAGTTTCGTTCCAACGCAGGAGAACATTTGCTGATGTTCCACGCTCAATCTCAATTCCGGCATTTGTTGATGGTGCTCCGGTGACATTGGAATTAAGTGTGACAATATTGTCTTCAACCGCAAGGGTTTCAGTGTTAAGTGTCGTGGTGGTTCCGTTAACAGTAAGGTCGCCATCGACGGTGACATCATTAAACGTGACGTCACTTGTGGTTTCGACTGCCTGACCAATTGCAACGGTGGGCGTATTACCTTCACCCGTTCCGCCAGTGATAGTTACACCCGTGCCAGCGGTGACGCCCTCCGTGTAATTACCCGTGGTGTCGGTGCCAAGAGCAACTGAATCAGCCTGAATCGTTGCGGCAATATCAACGTTGGCAGTTCCGTCAAATGACACTGAGCCAACAACGTCTCCGCTCAACGAAATGGTTCGCGCTGTTTCAAGAGAGGTGGCAGTGTCTGCGTTGCCGGTCAGGTCTCCAGTGAGTCCGTTGCTTGTCGACAGCCCGCCAGAAAGTGAAATGTCGGTTCCATCGCTGCTGATTGTCGCTCCACCGAGGTCAATCGAGGAGCCCGACAAGTAGATGTCGCGGAAGCGCGCCGAACTTGAACCCAAGTCGTAAGAAACGTCAGCATCAGGAAGAATGTTTCCGCCAACAGTGATTCCGGCATCGGTTGTAACCGTGTTGAAAGTGACGTCATCCGTGGTTCCAACGGACTGGCCAATTGCGATCGTTGGCGTAGCGCCTTCACCAGAGTTGTTGGTAAGAGTGACGCCAGTTCCAGCGGTGAGGCTCTCAACGTAGTCGCCTACCGAGTCCGTGCCGAGATTGACGGCATCGTTAATCCACGCGGATCCGTTCCAGCGGAGGAAGTCGCCATCCGCAGCAGAGGTGATTGTGACATCACTAATGTCATTCAATACACCGGCGTTAAGAGTATTGAGGTATCCAAGGCTGGTCCAAGCGGTCGAACCATCGCCGACTTTCATCTTGGCCGTATCGGACTCGTAACCTACTTCACCGTTAGCAAGGGTGGGGTTGGCCGAGGTCCAAGAAGCAGCCGTGCCTCTCCGGAACTGGATTACGACATTTGCGCTCATTTACACTCCACCTGCGTCAATAGATACATGAGCCCGGAGCCAAGTGGTTGGTGAGCCACCATCAGCCGAAATCACATCTTGCCATGAATAATTGTAGTCTGTAGCGTCGTTCTTCGTTAGCACCTGTCCGGTAGCCCCTCCCGCAGGAAGAGCGTAAAAGGTGCTTGCCTCCCACTGGGCGGTTGAAGAGTTGTACTGGAGAACCTGTCCGTCGGTTGGGCTTGATGCATCAACGTCAGATAGTGAGTTCAGATCAATGGCGCCAGTCGCGCTTACCCACTGATTTCCGGTTCGGACGTACAGAATTCCGTCGTCGGTGTCGAACCACATGTCACCGTCGGCGATATTGTTGGTCGGCGCAGAGGTTGAAAGTTCGACACTTGCGCTGCCAGCCTTGACCCAAGCGCCTTGGCTGCGAAGGTACAGGCGGTCCTCGTCGACATCGATGGCCATAGCGCCATCCGGGAGACTGGTGGTCGGCGGCCCGCTAGTAGTTAAAGTAATTACACCGTTTGATGCATACAGGGTGTCATCAGTTTTGAGTGTGGTGGCATCCGACCTATAAAGGTTTACATCACCAGCACCCGAACCATCACCCCAAGTGAGCCGTCCGCCTGCATCAATCCTCAGCCGAGCATTTGAATCACCGCTGACACGCGCGGAAATTGCTTCGTCTCCCGCATTGGCGAATTCGACGCCCCTTACGGGCGTGCCTACAAATCGTGTCATGGTGAATCAGCCTCAACTGTTTCGTTGTTAGTGCCCCTCAAGGCAGAATTTTTTAGCCGCTGATGACCACCCGATATGCGCCAGAAGCAGGCGCAACCGAGAAGGAAACATCAACTTGGTTGGCGTTCGTCCGCACAACATCAGTAATCACAGTGTCATAGGTATTGCTGTCGTATACCTGAACGGTGACGTCGCGAGTGCCAAAGTTGTGAACGATCGAGAAAGTGGTGTCAGTCGCATTACCGACAGTTTGGGCTGAAACCCGCGCCAAAGTCGGGGTGCTTGTGGTAAGGCCCGTCGCCGATGTCGCGGCGAGATTGTCGCGAGCGTCAGCCTCCGTACTGGCGTTCGTGCCACCATTTGCGATTGGAAGCAGGCCGCTGACACCGTTGCCAGATGCACTCGTGAGATCAATCGTGTCAGTCGACAGAACACCTGAGGTAAACGTGATTCCAGTGCCCGCAATGTTGGAGTCAAGAGCAAGACCATCAGCGGTAGTTGTCAACCCGTCATAATTGGTGTCAATCTTGATTTGAAGATCGTCGGAAGCAATTTCGATGCCACCGTCACTCGCAACATTTACGTTAAGAACATCACCAGTTTTTGATAGGCCGTCACCAGCAAGAATCGTTCCAGCCACCGAGAAGAGCGCAAATTCAAGCCCTGTCGTGCCGAGCGTAATTGTGCCATTGTTCGTGAGAACCCAACCGGCATCGGCATTGATCGTGCCTTCTTCAACGAAGGTGAACATTCCGGGAGTGACCTCATCGGCGCTGTCTGCGTCAGTTGCTCGAACCGCTGCTCCAGATGCTTGAACGATATAAATGCCGTTTTCGGAAGCAGAAGTCTGATCTTTGACAAGGACGCGATCCCCAGCGACCAGAGTCACACCATCTATAGTGTCTCCAGCCTCAAGGTCGGTAGTGATACTTAGGTTGGTGGTTGTTGCTGCACGGACCGAGGCCTTAACGTCAAGACCGGTGCGAGCCGCGTCAACGTATGCCTTGTTGGCGGCGTCCAGATCGTTTACCGGAGCGGAAACCTGAAGTCGTCCACCAGAATCGCGCAGGGCAATTGTCGAGCCAGTGTTTTGTGAGGTCTTGTTATCAAGGGCCTGCTTATCGGTGCCATTCAGCAGTCCGGATGCGCCAGAGGGGACTGAGTCAGCGATCGAGAAGGTGACTGAACCGTTGGATTCCGTAATGGTGAGAGCGGTCGTCAGAGACGAGAGTGCGTGGAGTGCTTTACGCCAGCCGGTGCCGTCATAGACTTTGAGTACCTTTTCGGTACTGTTGTAGATCAGTCGACCCTCAAAGTTGTTTGTAGTGGGGTCAGCGGAGAGGCTCTCGAAGCGACCATTGAGCAACTGATTCTGATTGAGGTCGAGATTCGTTACAAATTTTTGCGCCATTGATGACTCCCGTTACGTGAGATAGGCAAAGCCAGAAAAAGGAGCCGTAAACTCCAACCGAACTTCACTGTTACTTACATATGATACATCACCAAAAACGACTGTATCGGCAGAATCAACAACCATCACGGACGGTTTCCCACCCAAAGTGTGATTAATTGTCCACGTTTGGGATGGCGATCCTTGAGTGTGCACGTGACGTCTGGTGTTGGTCCCACCAGCACTGAGCCGCACCTCGATAATTGTTGGGGCTTCTTCGTCAACCGTAACCTGATTGGGAGAGTCCTGATAGACGTAAACCTGATTTGGAACTGAGTTGCTCAACGTGTCACCTCCAAGGACAATGTAAATGTCCCCTTCAAGACACGACTCACAACGCCAGCACCAGAAATAATTTCCAAGTCGTACACACCGTCAGATGTCAACGATGCAGTCGTCGAATCATCCATTGACAAAACGATGCGACCTTTTACGCCTGCCGGTTCAATCGAAATACGCCCATTTTCAGTAGTTAACTCAACCTGAAACGACGTCGATTCAGTTGTGCGACGTACCTGCATACGGGCCGTATAGTTCTCGAGATCCATCTCCTGATACGTGGTACCAGTAGGATCGGTAGGATCTGGTTCCTTCAGAACTATGTCACGGGTAAAAGTAGCCCCTTGTTCGCATGTAATGTTGTATACACCTGCAATCATGGGCGCCTCTTCCCTCTAAACCTACTTAATTGTAGATCAGAGACCCGGTTAAACCGGGTAAATTCGCGCCGATCAGAGAACGGAAGCCGAATTTTTGTTCGGTCCAACCTTCTTCAGGCCCATGCTCATGGCAATCGAGAGCGCAACAGCGACAACGCCGGCTTTCAGATTGTCGGAACTAGCGAGGCCGTCGAAGTCGGCTCCCGTGGCCATCCAAACGCCGAGATACGCCTGAACGAAAGTTTTCGCAGCGCGCTCAACAGAGTCTTTGATAAAGTTCATGTTCATTTTGACCTCCCGGTCGTGTGTGCGGTGTGCACCTATATTATACCAAACAAGGAGGTCAGTTGATGACTTCCATGTACAACAGGACCTGCCCGGTTCGGTTTTCTTGAGCATCAACCTCGGCTTTCGTAGCAACCCTCTGCCAACCTGAACCATCATAGAAATGTGGCCGCTTCAAGTCGGTATTGCCGTCCGATTCATGCTCAATGTACGTCATTGTCCCTGAATCTCGAAACGATCCAAGGCCAGAATCGGCAGCGGAAATCGTGTCAAAGTACATGACCGACTGTTGCATCAAATACTCATTCATTTGCGTGGCAGTCAGCACCGTTTCGGGCTGAAACTCCATGAAACCTGAACCAGACATAATCTCTCCTTATACCCAATACTACACGTTTTCGGCGCCGAAGCCGCCAAGTTCAAAAAGGTCCAAACGGCCAACACCAACGTTGTTCAATGTCAAATAGATTGCGTCCTGAACGGCATGCGAGAACACGAAACCCATCGGGCGAGCAAGTTCAGCAATATTCAACACAGTCATAGAAGAATTCGTGACTGGATCAACATCTGGTGTTTCAGACTCAACTGTTCTAATATGGATACGCCAATCGATACCACGATAATTAGGGCTAAGAGCAACAGTTTTATCTCCGGACAACACCTGCTGGACAGTAGAAACAATCGCGTCACGAGAACCCGATGCCCAACCGAACGAAGCATCTGACATCTGATAAATCGCGAATGCTTCAGCCTCTGTCGTATTGAAATGCGAACTAGACGTGACGGTCGTTGGCAATGCCAGCGCTGGCCCATCCACAGCATACACATACCCAGTAAAAATTTCTGGCGAGGTAGTGGTGAAACTGTCCCATTGTGGTGAACCCGGATAACCATAGATCCGTTCAACACTGGAATAACCGATCCACGTCAAATCACCAGTCGCCACACCTTGCCGCGCGAGACTACCGCCATAACCAAGAATGGCGATAGGACATTCAGGGTCTGAGGAGTTTAATCGCTGATCCCAATAAGTTCCCGAATACTTGTATTTAAACCAATCGATGCCGTCGTAAACATAAAAGATGTCACCTCTCCTCATATCTGAAAGAGTTCCGACGATACCGGGATCAACATCAAAGGAACCCGCAATCATGTTGATGACCTGTATGAACTTAGACGGTCCAATATAGTCAGCGTGGATTGAACTATAGGCATTTGTGTTGGGTCTCTTCAGGGAAATACCCATCTGCTCGAGGGTCAAGCCTGCCTGATACTCCGTTCGCCGACTTCGGCCTGCCATCCCGACACCGTAATGACTCCAAGATAGATAATTGAAAGAGTACCAAATGCTGTTGTCAACGCTGCCGTCGCTGTTGGGAGTTATCGCAGGCTTATAACCGGAATAAAACGCGTGGATCCAACCTGATTCTCGAACACCCAAACTTTTTAGGTTTGATTCATACAATGTGGGCCGCCCATTGTAAATCCAAAGGTTTGGACCGAGGTCTTCAACGTGACTGAACATGCCTGCTGTTATCATGTTTCCGTCGTAACTCATACGTACAGTCGAGCCTAAACGAGTTTGAAAACTGGTGGACTGCGGAGACATTCTGTGCGGGCCGGCAAGAATAATGTCTTGCCCTCCACCAGCAATTGATGACTCATAAACTTTGTAATCGAAGGCCGGGGTTTGACCTGCTTCCATAACCTCCCAACTTGCAGAGGATGAATTCCACCTAAACGCTTGCAAGAAACCGGAGTCAGCCGCGTTGATCAGAACATCGTCATGGTACAAGCCCAACAGTCCACCCGGGCATCCAATTACAACAGATTGACCGTCCCCACTAATATCACACGATGTAAAATTTCCCCAAAAGTTAACCGTCTCATAACCAGAACCGAGGTAAAACTCATTCAGTGCGCCGCCAAAAGCGCTGTCATATGTCGACGACATATCCCAAGTTGTAGGGAAAACGATCTCCTGAGGAGTCAAGGCGTAAAGGTCGGGTGTTTCCATCCACGAACCGCGCTGCTTCCATACGCCGGCAGACTGTCGGTCAAACACCGCCATGCGGTAAGTGAAAGAAGTAGACGATCCTAAACCTTCGTGCGAAGCCGCCCTCGCCGCAATCAAATCCTGTCTAGAGACACCGCCAGAAATAACAATGCTGGTTCCATCCTCATTCAGACGGGCACACGGTCTCCATAAAGACCAAGAATCACTATTGTCATAGTTGAAAGTAAGAAGGTCATCGAAAGAGAAATCTTGAACCCATCGCTGACCATCCCAAACAAAAATGTACACGTTCCTCATCGAAGTTACGCTCAGCACCGAACCATCAGGTGTGATATCGATATACGTGCCGAACCCACCATTCTCCATATCCCAATTGTCCAATTGCGATGCCACAGATGGAGGCGTAACTGTTTCTCCGTCCACATAAATGGGATCACCACGTTGCACATATTCCAAAGCATCAGGGTCCCAGTCAAAAACGTAAACACATCCTTGATCGTGGCCCCAAAACAATCCGTACTGATAGTCCGTTACGGTTGTTTCTTCAGGATTCCAGTTAACTGCTGATGCGAACACAGTATTGCCGTCATCAGTAATCGCAACATCGTAACCAAACTTAGTGAACAGTCGATCACTGGGACTCTCAATGATTCTGAAAGCCAATCCATGATCATAATCAGTTGTCTCACTCGGAGGAGAACCAGACCAACTCTTTCGTGGCCAGTCTTCTGGCCAGAGAGTGTCATTGACTGATTTCACCCAGTCAATTACGACAACATTGCTCTTTTGTATGTATTGTTGCAACGTTCGATCTTGCGTCGTATACGGTTGACCATAAATCGAAAACTCGCCATATGAAGTTGTGTAAGCCGAATGCGAGTAATTAGTAACCCTATCTGGGTCATTAAACACGGCAAGTTGCAGTTGTCGAGCGGATGCGTCAAACCAAGGCATTAAAGCGTACTTGCCTTGGTTCGTCACATAGGATGCTGTCTGAGCGTCTTGGTGGGCGCCGCGAATAAATAAACTTGTCGGATCGTATTGACTATTGCCGCCACCGTAGTTTGCGTCCGGAGTAGTGCGGGTGGTCCGAGCACCTGTATTGCCGTCAACGATGACAGCGCCAGCCATTTGTTGAAACGCAAACAGCGCCTTCTTGTCAGACATTGACCAATGCATGCGATCAGGGCCATCAGAATATTTATGGAACCTTATAAGGATCCAAACAAGTGGGGAGAACAGTGTATCTACTGCCACACGCAAAGAAACTGGAATTGAATACAGTTCACCGTCAATGGAATCTTCAACTTCTAAAATCACGTCGTTAAAGACGTAGAGGCCGTTAGCCAACCCGGCAGGTATTTGAGTAGTGCGGAAAGAAAGAGAAAAATGTTGCAACGGGTCATAGCCAGACGGCCGATTACTAGCCCCATCATTGCCCCAATCGATTGAAAAATGATCGTCGTTGTAAACACCTTCATAATTATCAGATGTCAATAACGGGAGCACCTGTTCAAGAACAGCCCAATTATCGCTGGATGTTGCGTCATTAATATCCACCGCACTGTTGTACATGTCAATAATGCCCACGACACCGTCAGCGGCTGGATCGGTCATATCTTGATTTGCTACAACCTGCAAATAATTTTGCTGTTCTGATCGAATGTTCGCAATAAGCGGATGGCCCGTGAATTGCGCCAACCATGACCGGACAGACGGATCATGATACTCGGCATCAGTCAAAGTGCTTCGAGTAATCTGTTCCAAACCGGTGAATGACGGCGACAATTCGCCCAACTCGTAATCAAACCAGTTTGCGTAAGTTGATACCGTGTCATTCATCGTTGTGGACAGAACGTCGATCAACTTAAACAACGGGTTATCTGGGTCTTCCTGCTGACTATCAATATCCCAGTAAAAAGAAGGCATGAACTTGCGTGCGTTTTGCACAACCTGATTTTGGTAGAACGCGTTGTCATCAATCAGGGCGGGAATAGTGAAGTAGATCGGTTCTCCATTATGTTCCGTGATACTCATCTGAACACGAACAAACGATTCCACAGTTATATCGTCAGGGACGAAATGATTGGAACGAATCTGAGAAAATCGACCAATATCAGTATTTGTTATGTGTGGTGTGGGCGATGGCTGATTTGATTCAGCAATGACCGTTGAAACATAAAGAGAACCACTTCCTCGTAACTGAGCGTGGAACATGAGGTCGAAGTCCGCGCTGTTGGCCGCAGGAATTGGAACGTAGTCGATGTAGACGTTTACAGTTCCAGTTGAGTTATTTGGCTGAATTTTGTATGCAAAAAAGTTTGGGACTAGCCGGTCGCTTTCCGCATCTGAAAGTACGGCAGAACCACCCGAGAATTGCCATGAAGGTGTGACGTCCTGTATTTTCCTAAGCGATCCACTGCTATCTGTGGCCTTGAGGGCGGTATCGTTATCGAGAAAATTTACTGTAGTTGCCATGTTAACTCGAAGCAGTCAGATTAACAGTGATGTTACTTGATGCGGAATTAGGTATGAGCCCTTTCCTCAGGAATGTGACGTTACCGCTTGTCTCTGTTGCGATGTTTCCTGCCGCGACGTTGCCTGCGATATCCCCAATTACAACGTCTTCGACATACAAAACGCCGGGCATCGAACGCGCAACATTGGAGACTTCCGCAACACGAATTGATTCGATGTCACCATTGAATCCCGCAGGACTTAAATATTTTTGAACCTCTTGCTGAACTGTTTCTCGTACAACATCAGCAGAATAAGTCACGTCATAAATGATATTGATTGTGCATGAAACTTCGATAGGTGTGTAGTTGTAAACCCCGATATAAAGTCCTGCAATTGACCGATTAGTCACATCTAATTGAATGTCGTAAAGTTCCGCATTAGTGAGCGTTCGATCGATTCCATAAACAAAAACTGACGCATATCCCGGTGCGTTAGGAGCAACAAAATCTAAACCACCACCTGCATCGCCGTTGGTTAGATCATAAACCTTGGCTTGGGAAACATTGGAATATTGCGTCACGATATGTGATCGCATTTGTTCAGTTGTTGCGAATGATGCTGACAAAGCCCGAATAGCCGTCGTGCATCTCGCCAAGTAGGTGATGTCTGTTTCGGCATTCGTTCCATTGGAAAAATCAGCGAGAGCACTAACATCACCAAGTTCAGGGATAACAGTTTGACAAACAAACTCCGCTCCTTCAGGAACCAAAGGATGAATTCCAGTCAGAGTCGAAAGCACTTCAACTTCAACATAATGCAGAGGATCTGTCTCCGTTTGATTTGCGCCTCTCAGAATTGCAATTGCATCAGTGTTTTCATAAGTGAACGATTGATCATCACCCGCAACACTGATTGTGTAACTGAAGGTTGTTCCTGCTGGGATATAAACATCTACAAACTCGCCAGCAAACAAACGCAATGTGACAGAAGCCCTAGTGCCCTCATCGCGGTATACCCCAAGTATGCGGGCAACACCTTCCATAATTCTCGGCGGTAGGCGATTGATCGCTGCCGTATTTAGCGTTGTCATGTATGACATTGCTTGGAAAATTGCATCGTCAACCGTTCCTTGACGCAAGGTAAAATCAGGAAGAGTTAAGCGGGCAAGTTCGATTGCGCCAAAGTAAACGTCAACCGGATTAACATCGTAGGGAGTGAGATCTACGTACTCCGAAAAATCTGATGGCATACGTCATCGTCTCCTGAACGAAAAGTTGACAATGTTTTCACCCTCGTCGTTGATTGCTGATTCAACTGATTCAATTTCAACCTCAGGCACAAAACGTGAAGCGTGCAAGACAAATGCACCTTTTTCGACACCGTTAAATGTTGGATCCCAGATACCAAAATCGGGAGTCAAGGGGAGCGACTGTGGCTCCGTCAAGGTGCAAATAGACAACAACTGCTTGTAATAGTCGTCAGTACCATCGACATCTCTCACAAGGCCATTGGCATCAAATTGTAAAGGGAACTTCATTGCGTCCATAATTACCACCGTAACAATTCTATCAATGATAACCCTGAAGGGTGCTTACCTGCGATTGAAGGGTACTTACCTGCGATTGCAGGGTGCTTACCTGCGACTGAAGGGTGCTTACCTGCGACTCCAGAGCGTCTATTCGATTATCCAGCGATGCAGCGTAGGTTTGCAGTGCAAATACGTCATACGACCTATCCAACGCGCCAATTACAACAAGATTGTTTTTATTATGGTCAATAAACGCGCAAAGGACCCGCTCATTGACCTTCAGTGGTTGCTTCGGTGTAGAAAACACAACCGAACAATCCGTGATAGTGATACCAAGCATGGGAACCTTAACTGCGACACGACGCGTAGATCCGACATGCGTGACAGTGCCGATATAAATACCGCCACCCGGTTCCGGATGGGAGGCACCACTAGCAGCAGAAACAAAACCAGCCATCAGTTTCCAAACCTTTCCATGTAATCAAACACGGACTCGAATTTCTGTCCAACAGCAAGTTGATTAATTTCTTTATCTTCACGCTCTGGTGAGCGAAATTCGATACTGACCGGGTCATTACCCAAATGCGAGTAACTCACATTACTAATAATATACGGCCCCTGCATTGTCGGATAATTTGTCACATGCACCGTCATTCCAGCACGCAATTTTGACCCAGAAGACCGTTCCAACTCAGCAGAACCTTGCACGGCAAGAGGGTCGTTGTCTGAGCGGCGAAGACTTGGCATTGAAACAAGTTTGAATGTGTCATCCGACCTGCTTGGATAACGGATGGGGCAAACATTCATTTCCGTAGCATTTTGCATATAGGGAATAACTTCCTCTTTTGGAATATTTTGGAAGTCTGAACCCCATCTACCCAGTAAATATTTTTGAGAACAGAAAAACAAAACGCCTTCCGACTCAAACACGACAAACTTCGCATCAGAGGCCAGTCGCGAAAGAACATCCCAAGTCGAGTCAGCGGCACGATCGTTAGTTGCCTTATTTATCTTTTGTGTTTTTGAAGTAGATTCTGCAACGCAATCAAGACCATAATCATGGGCAACGTTAATAACCCAGTTGTGTCCGGTTCCCTTGATGCTTGAAGGATTTTTGTCACGGCGCATCTGCTGTACAGCCTTGTTTCTCAATTCCAGCGTCCATACTGGTTCGCTTGCCGGGCCGGAAGCACAAGCAGCAGAAGCAATTTCGAGTGACATGAATTGATGTGCGGCGAGCGTTTCTGCCGCTCCGACACCGTAACCATCCATAAGTTTGAGATCTGTGAGTGTGGATGTTTTAAAATAGACATCGCGACCAATAGCAAAATAGTTCGCTCGAGCAAGTTCGAAATTTGGGTCGTGAACACGAACAGTGAGTTGTGTCGCGAGATCGATTCCCATTTCAACTTGAATGTCGAGAATCGCATCCCGAATATCGCTTTTACCATCTATCAGTGTTGGGTCATCCCAAACAAGGTCGGTTCGTCGGTCGACGAACTCGGCAGTACCACTAGACGTCCAATAATCGCTGTAAACATCACTCATACCGGAGTAGCCAGACCGCTAATCAAATTTACATCAAAATTCTTCCCTGCTCCATCAACACCGGAACTGAACAACGGAGCAGAGCCTTGGTCGCTGCTGGTGGGTTTCTTGATTGCCGGCACAGGAATAGAGAACTTCGGCATTGAAAATTTTACAACTGTCAATTTTTCGATCGGGATTTCCCTTAACGTCAAACGAATTGTTGCCGCTGTGATTTCGCGACTTTGAGAATTCATTGACCGCCGCAGTGATGTCACCTGCATGTCGGTAATAACGAACTCCATCGGCTTCCCCGTCTCGGCAGCACGTTTCAACTGGATACGGAACATGTCATCCAAGTTAAACACTGAAACAGGGGCACGTCGTTGCGACATGCGACGCAATGTATCGATGCGTGCTTGAACACTATTGAAGATGCCATCAGGCACAGTGGCACCGCCTTGTTCAACTCGATCCTCAGCGACTGTAAATTCCATTTCGGCTTGCATGAGGCTCCAGCCAGCCCATTCAACAAGTGGATAGTTCCCCTGACGATCAATATCCACCCATTCTGAACCCAGACCAGAATAACTAATAGTATTCGGAACATAAGGGAAGTAGAAAATATCTTGACGCGACTCTGAACGTTTCCCACCCGAAACCGTAGTGTCGGTAACGTATTCAGTGTAAGTCTGAATAATTTGGGGTCGTAGATCCGGCGCTTTGTCGGGGGGAGCAGAGTAACCAAAAGGCGCTTTAATAGTCACTTTTCTCGTAGCGGGCGTAGGCGCAATGGCATCCCGTGCAGGACTATTCGATGGACCAGTCTGCCTAGAACCCGAAGGACTACTCGCGTTGCCGCTCTGACGTTTTACTGACTCGCCAGTAATCGACTGAGACGGGTCAAAATACCAACGAATATACGCATCTGTATATCCAGCGTTCTTCAATGCTTCTTCCGCTTTACCCTTCAAAGACGCAATTGCGCCATGTAGCGCATAACTGCTAGAGAAATCCGACGATTCAAGAGAACTGATTTGTCGGCGCACACCGTTTGTAATACGATCCATTTCAGAACGCGTGTTACTAAGTTGATCAGACAGACGATCATCAGATGAAGTTGCTATCGCATACGGGGTCATGCTTGGAGACGAAAGATTCGCACCATTTGAAGTTGTTGACGAAGCGTACGCCTGTTCTCTCTGAACTTGAGCAATCCATGCATCTTTTTGAAACGTCGTTTTGACCTTATATTGCGGGTTGTATCCGTAGATTTTTGAACCAACCTTGTAATGAGACGCAGACGAGCCCGCTGGCCAAACCCATTTAGCGTAGGTTTTAGTGTAATTACTAATGCTGTACGGGTTATCAGGGTGTCCGGGCCCTAAAGTTTTCGTGTACGTTTCACTCTTCGCTTTGCCCCACAGGCGTTGAACGTAATAGGTGTTTCCGACTTTCTGTAAACCCCAGTAAGATTCAACCCGATACATAGTGTCTTGGTAACACAACGTGCCGGTTTCGTTCCGAACCGTATAAGCAATATTTACAGGCCAGTTTTCGCCACTCATCGCCGCTCCCTATCAGACTGCTCGCGTGCTTTAATTCGAGACATCACAGTGTCAGCAATAAGTTGCGGATCTGCTCCAGAACCATTCACGTTAATCGTGTAGTTGTACGTCATATTTCCAGCAGTAGACCCCATGGTGGCCGGCGAGGAAGAGTCACCGGTGTTCGGTACCGCATGCAAATGACGAGAACCAGCGGAACCATGGAACTCCGCAAAACCGCCGCCGTTTTCAATCATTTGTTTGTACTGACCGAGGTTGTCTCCGATCAGGTCGAGAGCACCGCCCTTAATGTGGTCAGAACTTGGGCTTCCGAGATTGAAATTGCGCCAACCAGATGTCACAATTTGTTTGCCGTTAATCATCGATGACAGCGAACGGTGTGCCGCCATGGTGCGACCAAATCGTCCAGAAGCAGTGTCACCCCTCGGCGAGGAAGTATCCGAAGAACCTCCTGTGCTTGGAGGTGTCGTCGTCGTCGGGTCTGTCTCAATACCCAAGTCGGCGAGAGCATCATTCATCGCTTTCGTCAACCTACCCAACTGCGAAATGAATTCATCAGTCTGACCTTCAAGGCTCTTGCCCGTATCCTCAATCTCGTTAATCATGATGTCAAGACCATACGATTTGAGAATGGCTTCAATTTCAGACTGCGACTTACCCTCAAAAATGTCGCCCGTGATACCCTCAGCCAATCTTCGAACACCAGCCGATCCCAAAGCCGAATAGCGGCCTTCAAAGTTGGTTCCTTGAGCAACGGAGAATCCTGCATTTCTCAATACGCTCTGAATTTGCTCGGTAACCATACTGTTATCAGCAATACTTCCTGTACCAATGGTATCGAGGAACTGAGCAATAGGCCCAAAACTGCGAAGAGCACCCTCCATTCCCTCCAGAGTTCTGCCTTGACCAAACGCTGCGCCGCCACGACCAAACTGTCTCGTGAACTCCTGATTGGCACGGAAAACGTCGCCGCCATACAACGACACCAACGAGTCGTAAATCGCTGTGAGTTGCTCTCCGATATCTGCTGATGTGAGAGAGCCCTCGGAATTCATCTCAACCAGAGCGCGAGCCGCCTCGTCCATAATCAACGGTGCGTTCTCTGCCTCAATTGACTTATTTAGTTGCGCAAAAACATCGGACGCTTCGTCAGCCATAGCGCCTTGCAACTGCTGATATGACTGAATCATGTTTTGCGTCAAGGAAGCAATCATGTCCGACGTTTTCGCTGTAGCGTCATACAGATTGGTACCAGTTTCATGAGCGAGACTAATAATTTGGTCTTCAGTCATATGAAGCGCATCTCGCAGACCGCTCATCCGGTCGTTATATGTTGAATCTGCGAAATCAATCGCATCAACAAATGCCTCAACCTGCGGAGTCAGTTTTTCTAACGCCTCTTTAGGTTTTTCCATCATCTCGGCTAATTGTTCCGTCGAGATTTCAAGACCAAGCGCTCGACGGTTATCGTAAATATTTTGGATTTGCTCTTTTCGATATGCGTCATCTATATTGGCACCACGACGATTCAAGAGAAGACCCATGCCGGCTGCTCCAAGGGGGCCACCCAGCAGATAACCGCCACCCATCAGAGCCGCACCTTTTAAGCCCCCGACGCCACCCATGCTCTTTCGATTCGGGTCACCCTTAATAGCCTGTCGTGAACTGGCAGCAACCTTTCGCAACTCATCAACATTGAAGACCGAACCAAGATTGCCACTCACCGCAGCAAGTTCTTTAGCCGTTGAACCCTTCAAACCCGCGAGTGCCTCAGAGAACATCGACGATCCGATTTCCTCACCGGCTTCCCGTGCCGCATCTTTCTTCGCATTGTTTTTATTCCAAAACGACTTGACGCCACCCACAACACCACCGGCAATGGCACCAATAATCGCTCCATGAATACCGAACTGTGCGCCCATCGCGGCACCACCGGCGGCACCACCCAAAGTTCCGACAACAGAATTCTCTGCCGTAAGAGCAGTTCCCAAACCGGCGACACCGAGACCCATCAACGGATTAAATCCAGCAACCATCGAACCCAACGCCATTGCACCCTGAGTTTCCTCAGGCATAAATTGGCTCGCAATACCTAAGCCAGCCATGGTACCCATGCGGGCCGTGCCGGAATTATTGAAACGACCCACGCCCTCCATGAAACGCTGCCTCGTCGGAGTTCCCGTTCGCCACGAACGTGGACCATACTGGCCGGAGAAACGTTGCAGGGCGCTCGGCCCAGCCCATACTGGGCTTCCAGCCATGTACCCGCTCGCACCCGGAGTACCAAGGCCACGATTGTATTGCTGTGCGGCACGCAACCCCGACATACCGCCGTTGCGGTACGCGCTATAGAGGCTTTGACGCTGAGCCGCTGTCCCTGCAACAGGAGGAGGCAACATTCCCCCGCTCGTTTGGCTACGCATCCCGTTTGCCGGACCCGGATACAACTGTCCGCCAGCAGTACCACCGGTAACATTAACAACACCAGCATTAACATTCATGGTCCCAGTGTTCTTCGGGACAAAACCACCTTTGGTGTTTTTCATGGAACGGAACATGATGCCCGCACCCATCAGCAACCCGAACGCACCGAAACCATCACCCATGCCACCGAAAATGCTGGCAGATGCTTTGAAAACCTGACCAAGTGCACTGACGATCTGTTTTACGCCCTCAAGGATTTTATTGACAAACGGAAGTGCTTTGAAGAACAACTCACGTGACACATCCATGATTTCGCCGAACTTGGCGAGGATTGCCCCAACCTTGGTGCCAAATTCTTCAAGGTTTTCCCTATTGTCTTGAATCATCTCATTGAGAGATCCGAACCCTTCACGGAATCTATCAATGACAGGCATAAAGATGTTTTTCAACATCTGCTCTAAAACTCGTGCGCCTTCAATTAACGGCCGGAGCGACTCCTTAATATTATTCCAGCCTTTAGTAAACCTTTCCCAACGGTCAGCCATCCGTTGCATCATTCCGGTTGCTCGAGGCAAGTAGTCGCGAATCAACATGACAAAAATGTCGGAAAGTTTCTCGGCGAAACCACCCACACTGTCAATAAATGGTCCGTTGCCGAAACGGATCAATTCGCCTTGGACTCTACGGAATGCGTTCTCGAAAGTATTAAGAACTTCTCGGGTGACTTCCTTCAGGGGTTTCAAAAACTGTTGACCGAAGTCAGCGAAGTTATTTTGGATCTCAGTGAAACCACCCTTAAGCACACTAACCAACGTGCTATTCACAGCCCCAAACTGGCCTTCAACACCGCCAAGAACAGCAAGGTTTCCTGAAAGAATTGCCTCTTTCAATTCTTCAGCCGTATTGATGCCCTGCTTTTTCGCTTCCTCCATGGCTTTTTTCATCTCAGGCCCGAGCGCTTCAGCCGCTTTAGTAATTTCACCAAACGACTTCTTCGGATCCTGCAACAAACCAATAAACTCGCCGGCGGCTTTTACGCCTTGCTCGAGTGGCTGGCCAGCAGAAGCAAAATCCATCAAACCTTTAAGGAGATTTTGTGATCCACGAGTGAAGGTGGAATTCTTAGACACCGCAGCATATGCGGCATTCAAATTCTTCAGACCAACAGAAGCAAGTGCGGTATCGGTATGCAAGCCGCGCATCACGACTCGTACCTGATTCAGGTTGCTACCGAACTCACCAAACCCTGAATTGCGTCCCTTGTAGGCATGCATTGCTGCTGTTTGTTCACGCATGGCGGCAGCAACGGCAGCAATTGCGACAGCGGCAGCAGCGGCACCGGCGGCAACAACATTAAGCATTGCATGATACGCCCTACCTAACAGGTTGCCAGCCTTAAAAAGGGCATGAACGCCAATCATTGCAGCACCCATCAGCGCAAATTCGGCGACTGTTGCTTTCAACATGAGGCCCAGTCCCTTAAGGGAGACCTTGCCAAACATCGCAACCATTTTGTCTACGGAGTCAAAATGTCTCTTCCACGATTTGGTGATGTTCGTGAGCCGCTTATTTACAGCGTCGTTGTAACCCTTGGAAAAAGCATTCAACTTAGCCTGAGTTGCTGTGGCAGCAGCACCGATCTGAAGAAGACCATTACGAACTTTTCGGAGTTGGCGTTCCCCAATTGCCCCAATTTTAATTCGTAGTGATGCTTGTTCCATTGGGCTGAACCCCTACAACTAAGACCGATTTTGTCGTGCTTTTCGCTCCTGTTCCTCACGGTCGCGCTCTATAACTTTAGCACAGGCCATAAGTAGTACCCATTCGTCATCGTCAAGGGCGAGCAAATCCAAAGGATTTGTTCCCCATAACTCTCCTAGTCGAGCCGAAGAAATCACATAGGAATCTTCGGTTAATTCATCTAGGAGTCCTTCGTAGGGTCCACAGCATCTACGGTCTCCCCATATCCAGCGGCCTCAAGGATAGCGAGTGCCGCAGCCTCTACGTGGGGATCAGTGTGGAAAAAAGCCATAACGGCGTCTGGTACAGGACGGGTACAGTCCGTAGATGCAAGTATATCAGCGGAGGCAAAGTTGAGTGGGAAGCCATTCTCATCGAATACTTCTTCCTCATCCATTTCAATGCCGATAGTCGTGTGCCCGACCACGTAAGCAGCAAACTTGGTTGGGTCCATTCCGTTACGAGTGTCCTCGCCAGCGTTGCGACGCCAAGCCTTCATCTGCTTCTGCGTGATGTTCGGACTGATCTTCAGGGCAACACCCGGACGATCAGGAACTTCCAAGATGACTTCAGGTCGCGTTACCTTCGCTGAAATCTTCTCTTTCAACCTGTCGAGAGGTGATTCAACCTTGCTTGAGCCAGCCGCCTTTGCCGGAGCCGGATCATCAGGGGTGTCGTTGTCAATATACAGTGAGTCGCTCATGGTTCGTCAACCTAGCACAGTCAGCGCGATTTTGGCGCAACAATGCAACGCGGCCCACCCCATTTCGGGATGAGCCGCAAAGCCGTAAAACCTAGGTTTTATCGAGTTTTTATCAGGATGCAGAGTTCACATTCTGAATAGCAAACGTCAGAGCGAAAGTCGCCGGAGCGCCAGATGACGAGTCACCCTCAGGCTCCGTGATTCCGACAAGCAGAGCGTTCGAGTAGACGCGGTCGGTGCCGATCACCTCGATGTCGCAGTCGTACGTTTTCACGTTGACGTTGTAGTACGCCTGACCGACGAGCGGACGCAACTGGGCCAACTTGCGGGCAAGACCGGCGGCTCCGTCACTCTCGGTGTAGTCATCGTCGTAATGAGCGGTGAGCGTAATGTCACCAATCTCGAACGGCGCGCAAAGAACCGTAGGGAACTTCGCTCCACCTTCATAGATTTTCTCAACCGACGCCGTGATCTCACCGCCGGACACCTGAGCGAAACGAAAGCCCTCCCACTTGGGGTGGTTCGTATCAACTGGTGCGATATCGGCGAGGATCTGTCGCTGTGAAGTTTTGGCCATCTGTCATTCTCCCTTGGTCAGACAACCGAGTTGGTCAGGTTGCTCTTAACGATGTCGACTTCGATCTTGTCGCCGACACTCGACACGCGGATACCGACCTTGGCCTTGATAAGACCATCAGCCAACTGGGTAACAGGGTTGAGCGACGTATCGCACTTAACCGTGTATCCATAGTCGATCCGCTTGCCGTTTGCGTCGAACGCCTCATAAAGGGCGCCGGCGAGACGAAGAGGTTCAAGCACAGCGATGAGTTTCGCCTCAACGCTGGCAAAAATGTTGTTACGTCCGTCGATGACGCTGAAGAGAAGATCTTCAAGCGTGCGATTGGCCTCGACAACCACGTGGTTGACAAGATCCTGCGCCGTCATGTAACGGAAGTTGCTGGTGTCCGACGAGAGCGAACGAGCGCCATAGATGCGAATCGTGTTATTGATCGTGCGAATGGCGTTCACGTGTGCTTCGTCCAGTGCATCTCCCGCCGACTTGTCGAGAGCAAACTCGATTCCGTTGACGTAGCGTGCGTTCGAGATGATGCCTGCGCCGGGCTGCTGAGGTCCAACCTGATTGTGTGCGCGGGAGCGAACACCGGCAGCGTAGCCAAGCGGTGGAATCAGACGGTTGATGCCCGGAGTGGAAGTTGGAACATAAACCCACGGGTAAAACACCGCAGCATGCTCACCATTAGCAGCACCGAGCGCTTCCGACCTGCCGTTAGCACCAGCAGTCACTGCGGTGGTACCAGCCGGATAGTGATGGATGCTCATACGGTTGTTGGTGTTCGCGTGGGCGATAAGCGCGTCACGGACGACAGCGGAAGTTGTCTCTGGGCACCCAACAACGCCAGTTCCAAAAGAATTGAGGAACAAGTCGAGAGCAGCCGAGTACTGGTTGTCACCGGGGGCTCCACCGTCGCTCACCACTGAATTGTCAGCGTTCGTGGTCGGGAACGCAGTTGAAGCAACTGGAGCGGGCATCAACGTGCCGGTGATTTCCGCCGTCACATATCGAGAAGCAATAGCGCTCGTGTTGATGCGTCCGACCATCTGAGCAAGCGACAAACAGTCACCAGTGTTGTACACCATGGTGCCTTCCCAATAAAGGCGAAGAGCCGAACTGTTTGCAGCAACACCGATGACGACTTCGTAATTGAGATCGTCTACCCATGTTCCCGGACCGTTGGCGGTAAGTTGCAATGCCGAATCAGCGTTGACATCATCGAGTTCGATGTACGAAGTGACTGGGTTGGCGCCAGTGACTCGAGCGACGTAACACTGGGTGCCGCCCTCCTCGAAGAATGCTTTAACGGTGTCATGCAGGTAGCCGTTTGAGACGTATCCGCCGTAGAGGGCCTCGTACTCTTCCATGCTGTTGACTTTTGAGGCCTGATCGGCAGGACCACGCTCGGTGATACCTGCAAAAAAAGCCTGTGACGATTCGCGAGTGGTGTTCCCGGTAGGGCCACTTCGCACTGCTGTTGAAATTACGACTCCCGGCATAGGATTCTTCCCTTTTCTTGCGTCGGACGGTCACTTGTAAGTGTAATCACAATTGTACAGAACACTTATTCGTTTCCTTGCAACTGCTTTGTATAGGATATCAGACCTCATCTTCCGATGAGTTGACATTTTCGGGTTCTTCCACCTTCTCCTCGACTTCGGGCGCTGCCTCTTCAGCGGTCTCCTCTTTGGGAGATTCTGCTGATTCATCGGACACCACTTCCTCGACGGGATCAGTTTTGGTTTTGGAGGGAGATTTCTTTGGCTTTGAAGGAGCATCCACACTGGTTTCGTCGATAGCGACGTCGCCGCGCTCAACAGCGGCCTTCAGGGTTGCGTCCTGCTTTTTAAGGCGACCCCAAGAACGTGCTGGCATGACCTGACCTTCATCGTTGATCATTACGCTGTAGGAGCGAAGGCTGTGGACACCAACTCCACCGTCCACTTTGGCCATCGCTGCTTCTGAGCGTGTGCAAACTTCGAAATGATTTCCAGACATGTGTAGAGTATACCTCACTTACCTTTTAGAAGACGTCCAGTTTTACCGAACGACGCCAATGTTTTCAAGAACTTTTTTTCCAGACCGTCTACGATTCTCGGGTTATCTTTTGACACGAGCCAGATTTCGTGTCGTTTCGTTTTGCATGAATGGTCACAGATTTCAAAGTTGTCTATACCGCTGCAAGCGACGACAACTTTGTCCTTTGTGTCATAGCCAAACGCATAAACATCAGACACGCCGTTATTCAATTTAATACAACAACCACAATTACTCATAACTCAATGCTTTCCGTAGATCCCATTCCTCTAATAACCGTTTCGATATCGAACTCACCGACCTCACCCAAAGGCTCGCGCATCACAATCTCATTAATTGACAAGTCGTAACCCAAATACGAGCCAGCAAGCATTCGATCACCCTTCAATACAGTGAGGTCCGAGAACTGCTCCTGAATTGTTCCCTCATCAACGAGAACTTGGAAAGTTTCCCGAGGATCGGTTGCCCTCAAACATGGGCGGTCAAGCAACGCTGAACGCACGACCGTAGTCAGACGGTCTCTCATGGTCGTGGCCTCTTCAGACCCAGCATCACGTACCCAAATGTATGTTCGCATCTGATACGTGACCCGATACTCGGGATGACTCCGATCAAAACCAATTCGCTCAAAGTTCGATGTCGAGATAGCCACCGTAATCAGGGTCGGCCACGAATCCAAAGCAATTGGTTCGTAAGTCAAATACTTGCGGGGATCAGGCAGTAGATAGTCATCTAAATTCCATCCGTTACGATACGAAACCAATCGAGTCGGAAGATCGAACTTGAGATACTCGTTTACATACTGTTTGGCGAAATGTGCGCCATGCATCAAATCAATTGCCATAAACCATCACCCGTCCACGTCGCCGTCTTTAATGTATTTAGCGGTTTTCTCTGCCCACTCGCGAGAGAAATTCATCGGCTCATACACAACTTCACGTTTCGGCATCTTCGTAGTGCCGTACTGATGGAATTTAGCATACTTAATACCATTACCAAAAGTAGCCTCTTTATCTCGAATCTCACTATCTGTACCACGCAGTTCACTGAGGCTTCGAAACAAGCGTCCACTCTGAACCATGGGCGGAGCACCGGGAAAATGAACAGATTTCCAAGATGCATACTCTGCATCGAGAGGCCGCCAACCGCCAGCAGCCAAGCCGTTGTCAAGGAAGTTTTGACGCCAGTCTCGCTGAAGTTGACGCCTCATGGCACGAAACACCGGTTTGAAATTATCTGCGCGATGCATCATCCCGCGAAGGTCAGAACGAGTGCCGTCGTCCTCCCACTCAACATCAAAAAGAAGTGCCACGGCTATGACACCTGAACGCGTCGATACCTCTTGACCGCCATCAATTCTTTTTCAAGAAAACCGGTTTCCATCGGCGCAACATTTCGTGGTTCCAAATCCTTGACACCGACAACGTCGTCATGCATGTTTTGCATTTCACGAGTGGCAGCACGCAAAATCATCAACTTGAACATTTTGATGTCGTTGCCCGCCAAACCAGCGTCGTATGTGACTTCAACAATGTCATCCGCCCAACCACGGAAAAGATCCATCCCGTATCTGCGAACAACAAAATCACGATCCTCAGTCAAAGTTTCCCATTCCTGAAAACGTGGCTTCAACCTGACCTGAGAAACGGAGACAACCGGTGAATTGCGCAAATAAATCGTTGCAGGTGGCTGGGCATAAGTGATCGGATTCATCGTTGTATCTAGTGATGTGTTGTAGAAAAACGACGACATCGGAACGCCAACATGGTTTGCTGGAAGTTTGTATTCCTCGGTAAAAGTTCCAACCTCGATAGGTCGATTTAAGTACGCCTCGAGTTCGCTTTGCAATCCACCAAGCACCATTTCAGCGGCGTCCTCTTGACGCAGCGAAAAGGATATATCCATGTAATTTTTGAGATCAGCGATAGAAACAAGCACCAAGGCCCCCTTCGAATTAGCCTCGGCGACGACGGCCGCGTTCGCGAATAATGTCACGAATCGTTTCGTCACGACGCCTGCGACCAACAAGACGACCGACGCCCTGCGCACCAGATCTAATCAAACGACGAAGAGTGCCCGGCCTACGGACGGTCTCATCTCCTGTTCTACCGGGTACAGCCATGTCAATCTCCTTAAGGTGATGACATAAGTGTAGCACCAGAACACGTGCGTTTTTAAGAAAAATACTAGCGATCTGGGCCCGGAGGTGGTTCAACTAGAGCGCCACCGGCGTCAACTGTTCCCGCAGGAGCCTCAACCGGAACCCACGCACGAGAATACTGATGGTTTTTTACGTTTCGGCTTTTCAGAATCGTTCCATCTAGCATCAACTCGAGTTCATCGCCGCGCATCGACCACTGGCGATTGAAATCTTCTGCCTTAAACACACCAGAGCGTTTCAGGGTGCGGACAATGTTTGACAACTTTTTAGCAACGATGCTTCCACGGCCTCGATTGAGTTGAATATGAAGCGCCATTGCCTCAACCTCAGATATGTCTAAAGAACGCACGGGAACAACGTCAAACTTCTCTCGCAGGTGTTTATTCCCTTGAATCAACATGACCCTCTGAGACCCATCAATGATTTGTTTCGTTGAAGAACGAATAACTATTGGAGTTAGCAGTCCGTAATCTCCAAGCGAGGAGGCCAAGGTCAGCAGATCCGGCCGAAGAATATGGGTGGCGTTCCATGTTGGAACAACAAGTTCATCAATTTCCATGTACTCAAGCATCATTATCCTCGCTCAACTTTTCCAGTGCTTTACGGCGAAGAGTATCCGCCCTTGTTTTTGGCCCAACAGGTGACGCCGCCAACGTGGTCAACTCGTTCAACAGCAAGTTGCGAATCAGCCAGTTCAGTGGATATGAATACGGATCGGCAGCGTGCTTCTTCCTGAATTCAGCAACGAAGGCTCTCGCCCTAGTTTGCTTCGTCGGGCCTATCATGAAAGTGCCCACTACGTCTTTGACGCCGTCCCAACCACGAGACGCAAACTTTTCAATGACCTGTTCGATGTCATACTCTGGCCACCATCTACGTTGAGCATCGATGTATGGGAAGCATTCGTAGAGCCTGTCGTAGAACTCCGGTTCTGTCGCAACAAGATCCCCAATACGTCGAATGGCAACGGAGTGTAAGGGAATACCAACCCGCGTGTTTGATCCTGTAAGTGCGGCAAGATCATAATATTCGCAATACGGTGCACCATGTTCCTCAGAGATGAATTTGAATACATCATCGGTATTCCAGTCATAGATGACCTTCGCGAATTTAAGTGGAACACCGCTCTTCAGTCGGTACGGCTTCACAATGTAGTTCTCGTGGAGTTTCTGAACACATGACCTGTAACGAATCATGGATTCCGATGCTCGAACACCGGTAATAAAAGCGGTCGAACCCTTTTTCCCCTGCATGGTGTAATAGTCAACAGATTCCGGAAGGCTTTTGCTGTGATCTAGGCCAAACGAGTAACCGGTAATCGCATCATCCGGCATCTCGCGAACAAGACGACCCTCTGAGCGTCGTTGATCACCCCACAAAATGACAGACTGCCGGCGACCCAAAACCCAAACCTCAGCACCATAAGGCAGGCAATACCACTCCATGTCGACCCAGTCAAAATTCTTGACCATGTTGACATAGTCAATGACTACGGGTGAGACCATTTCCTCGTCACGAAAAATAACTTTCACAGGGCCGAGGCCACGCTCTTCGTGAATTTCTTTGGCCAAATACAAGACTGCTGTTGAGTCTTTTCCCCCAGAAAATTGGACGCAAACGGTATCGAACGAATCATAGATATGGCGAATTCGTTCACGCGCAGCATCGACAACGCTGATGTCTAGAAACATCCTCTGACGTGTCACAACTTGCCTCGCTTGATCTTGCCTCGCTTGATGTCGTATGCGAGTTTGGTTTGAGTTGGCTTGGTAAACGGCGCAGGGTGCCTGAAAATACCAAGGTACAGGGCTTCCCATCGTTCCTGTGTTTCAATTCGAATCCAGTTCCCCCTAATCAGAGGTGAGGGATAAGGTGCTCGCCCAAGCATCTCGTTGATCTCAACAACTGTGTATCCCTTGTCGCGGATTCGCTGTGCGATTTTTTTGCTGTAAGAGGAACGCACCAGTTGCTTGGGGCCGAAATTGTCTGGTCGAACCCGCAAGATCTTGCTTTCCGTTTCTCGCCAAACCATCTTGGATTTCCCGGAACGGATTTTTTTGAGCGTTGCTTCATGTATGCCTGACCGTATTGCAACAGCGTTGATGCTAACCCCATGTTCCTTCAGGTAAAGCAAATGTCGTTGAGCAACGCCCGGATCAACCGAACGACTCGGCGGCTCAGGCCCAATCCCCTGCTTGAATCGTCGATGCAGACGCATACGCTCACGATTGTAGGTTCTGTGTGCGATTACGCATGCCTCACACTTGCAACCCCTTGAATACCCGGCGTGCTCTCCGTGGCGTATCGGTTTGCTCATGGGGAAACTCTACCGTGGGCCTCCCAAGCGTCAAACGTCACCGGCATTTTTTCTTTGAATGAATACTCAATCGCGCCGGCATAATCCCGGATTTCCCTTTGAGCGGTAGAATCCGTACGCAAAGAGAGGAAGTTCATAAGCGCCCTAGCGTTTACAGTCCAGTAAAACTCCGTGAATGTTGACACCGGGAGTACCGTTCTGGCAATTTCCTTCGCAACTCCCCGCTCAAGCAAATAGTTGTATGTTCTAAACGCCGCCTGATTCGACTGATTGATCACCTCGGAGACCTGCTCAGCCAACTCGTCATCAAGAGGTTCAAAAGTATAACTCCCCGGTTTACCCGTCTGCTTTCGACAATATTCTCCGACAGGCACATACCCAGCATTGTCCAAGCGGGTATACCGACCAGAAATTTCATTGAACGAACCAATGCGGTGCCGGAACCATTCGCGGGCGACAAAAATTGGACACTTGACGTGGAACCGAAATGAGTTGTGCTCGAAAGGCGTCCCATGACGCTCCCTCATCAGAAAATTAATGAGCCCCTCATCAGCATCACCCATGACCTCTCGCCTATCCCCAAAAGAAACTCTGGCGGCATTGACAACAGACAGATCATCAGCCATCGAATCGTCAAGTCGAACAAAACCATGTTCATGAATCATCTTAGACCTCCGAATGCGCGTCGATAAAGGACATAATTTTCTCTGCCGTTGTAGACCCGTCGTAGCCGGGGTCATTCCGCAACCACCGAATAAAGTCATACCATCGACGTTGCTGCTCCGGATCGTCGAATACCAAGGTGTATTGAACGACAGCCTGAGGCGCAGAACCCGGTGACGCTACGGTCGAACCCTGAATTGCAACTTGCTTATGATCGACGTCACCACCGGCCACAATTTGACGCTCGCCGTCAGCGTTCTCTTCGACAATAGGATTGTAAGTTGGCTTTGTGTCAACTATGACTGGCGGAACATAAGACGAAGAACCGACCGTCGGATCGTTGGCGTTAAATGATGCTTCCTCGTATGCGGCGATTTCAAACTCGTCCCATCCAAGTCCATCGAAAAGGTCCTGATAGTTGTTCTCTGCCATCATTTCCATGAGTTCAAAAACCGCAGCGTTATCGCTTTGGCCTAGTTCAACAGTTCGGTTGTCAGCAAGAGCGAAGGCAATTGCTTTATCCATGTCACCATCCATGCGCACTGCCGCAACCTGAGTCCATCCCAGTCGTCGTGCTGCTTCAACTTGGTGATTCCCAGCGATTACCGTGAATGTTCCATCATCACCATTTGGAGTGATGACAATTGGACGCACTTGTCCGAATTCACGATACGACGCCATGATTGCCTCAACGTTACCTTTTCGAGGATTACTAGGCAGTGGCGTCAAAACGCTGAGGTCGATAGCAAGATCGGCAATTGCTTTATCAATATTGTTACTCACCACTAATCACCTCAATAACATCGATGTGAGCATTTTCCATGAACAAACGCACTCTAGCCCAATCTTCATACGCTGAATCGGAATAACAAACCACCCTGACAATTCCACTGGAGGCAATTTGTTTGGCGCACCCGTAACAGGGTGGTCCGTTTACAATCAGGGTGCCACCAATCCTTTGACTGGGGTCAGACCACAACAGCGCATTTGCTTCGGCATGTTGAGCGATGCAGTTGTCGTAAACCGCGCCATTGGCCGATCCCTCCGTATAGCGTGGACAATGACCGTCGACACAATGACCAATTCCCGGCGGGGAGCCGTTATAACCCACTCCAGCGACACGGCCATTGGGCATTAGAACAACAGCGAAATACTGACGTTTAGCGCAAGTGGAAAACCTGCCGGCCAGATCAACGCACGACTCAAGCCAGTTCTTCTCGCGCCTTGATATTGTCACGGCCCAACCTGAACACGCACATTTGCATTCAGTGTCCGCATGGCATCAATTGACGTTCTAAGTGACAACAACTTTTCCCGCTTCGATTTCACAAGCGCTTCAGCAATCTTGAAATCGTATTGCTCATCCGCCATCTTGTAATCAGCCCAAGACTCACGTTCCTTAATTGAGCCCTTAGCGCTGAGATATTCTTTAGCCCAATTTGATTTATATAAGGCTTCTTTCTTCGCCGAATCTTCCGCTAATACTTCGAAGGCCTCCGTCTCATCTTCGAGATCAGCGATCAAACGAAGCAACTCGTCTTCGATTTCAACCTGACTAATAGGGCTGTTTCTACGGTTCATTTCTCCACTCTATTTTTTCTAATGCGGCCAAATGTGATTCTGGCCAACTGTAAGATGACTCACCCAAATGCGCTAAAACCATCTGACGCAAAATCCATGCGTCACACATATCGTCAGATCCAGAACCAGACCACACGATTCCGGTTCTCGCAGAAATTGAACTTACAACTTCGGTTTTCGAAGCATTCCCTTTTCCGGTGGCGAACTTCGCTCGTGAAGTGGGTGGTATTTCCACGTAAGGAATACCATGCTCATAAAAATCGACACGCAAAACTCCACCAAGTTCACCCAAAGCATGAGCGTGAGAATTTCTTGAAGAAAAGGAATATCCCTCGATCGCTATCAGATCTATCGAGTGCGCCCGCACAAGAGCGTTGACAAAATTACGTATCTGAATTAGACGTTCAGGACCTTTTGTCTTCGGCTGAAAAACCATCGTTTCATCGTCAGACATGCAAACACCAGTCGATGTCAGCGATGGATCAACACCAAGGACGTTCATTTCTCCCAGCCGTGTTTCGCTAAACCCAACTCGAATGCCAACTGCGGATAATTGCCAATTCGAACATGACATTCTCGACAGACTGCAATGCAGTTGGACTCATCAAGAATCGAACCGCCCTGACTTCTGCGAACAAGTTCGTGAATGTCTACACTCCCCCTACGAGTGTAAGCAATGACTCCATCGTGCCTCGCAAAAACCGGACACGCTTGACAGTATCTGTGATCGTCCAACATTTTTGCGACAAGTTTGCGTCGCTCAACATATTCTGCTTCACGTTTCTTGCTACGCACTTTCAATGGCGAACCACGCTTCAGACCACCAGACCTCTTCAAAGGGGTCCGCTTCATCGGTTTGCCACGCTTCACAACAACGCAGCATCCACGTTGTCGAACTCCCAGCGATTATCGAGGGTAGCCCACAGTGCTTTGTCGACCTCAGTTTCTTCCATGTTGTACTCCTGCAACATGGTCCGATGCATCTTGATAGCGCGACGATAAAAATCTGCGGTTTCCCAAGGGCTTTCCTCGATGACCTGACCGTTTTCAATCATCGCATTAACTTGGTTCAAGCGTCTTTGAACAAAGAACCTAAATCGCTCAACCTTGTTTCGCTTAGATTTGTATGCCGACTCAGCGGTCTTCAATAATTTTGCACCATCACGGCCAAGCGCTTTGTACCTAGATGCATCGGCTTCAGAGTCAGCATCAATATCGTCAATCTGTCCGTTCAAGTTTTCAACAAGTACCTGAAGGGCCCGTCTCCACTTGTCCCAGTTCTCTTGCTTCATTAATGTCTGTCTTTGATCTGGCGACAGTTTATTTTTGACTTCTTCAGCCACCATTTGTGCAAAAATTTCGTCCGGAATCACCACTACCTCCAAGCAGGGCAAATTGTTTTGTAGGCGCACCAATCGCAAAGCCGTGAGGTGCGAGTTTCGAATTGATGTGTCTCACACGCCTCATCAATAAGACGCTTCGTGATAGTTACATACTCAATTGTATCGCTTCTATCCTGATCAGTGAATGGAACTTTATATTTAGTCCCATCCTTCAAATACAACAGTTCGAGTTGATCAGGTTCACATACTCCGAGTTCACCAATCAGCGTCCCATAAATCCGCAGTTGCAAAAATTTGTCATCGACCCATCGCTTTGCAGGAGTTTTTCCGGTTTTGTAATCGGAAATAACATTTGTGTCACCGATGGTTAAACGGTCGATGAAACCCTTCAATGTCACACCATTAATCTGGCCATTCAACTCGTACTCAATGTGGGTTGCGTCAACTTGCTTAGGGTTCTCGACATTGAAGATGTTCTCCAGACACCACCACGAGTTCCAGCGGAACATTCTGATGACATCTGGATCAGTACCAATCCAAGGCGTTACGCGTTCGAGCCATTCACTGTTCTCCCACGTGCTCGCAGCAAGTGACTTTAGGTTCGCTAAATTCCTATCGTCGGATGGGAGCACGTAGAAGTATTCCAATGTTTCATGCACAAAGTTACCCATCAGCGTCGCCTGCGTTGGCTCGTCTGGGATCATGTCGATTTTTGAGAACCGAAACTTCTGCGGACACTGATTGAACGTGCCCATTGATGATGGCGATAAATGCGGTGGGGGGACTAGAACATCACTACTCGCCATTAGGCTCAACCCATTCCCCGCCCATCATAATGCGAACGCACTCACCGATTAGAAACTCCAGATCGACAGCCGACGCGGTTTCCAAAGTGGGCTTAGGGGCGCCGTCGGCATACTCCGACCATACCTGTCCAAGTTCAGCCTTCTGATCGGCATTCAATTCCTTAGTGTGGCTAATGAAAGAAGTCCACAGTGCGATGATTTCTTCACTAACGACAGGCTTGGAAGCCTCCTCGTCAATGGCCAAAGCCTCGTCGGTTCGTGCGAGGTAGAGGCCGATACCGAACTGTTGAGCGGCCTTCTTGAGAGCGTCCGAAACGGCGCCCTTGAACTCGTCACCAAGATCAACAATGTCTCCGTTCTTGGTGCGCTTAATCTTCTGACCGCCAATGCCATCCTTCCAGACCAACGTGCCGTCAATGGTGGTTTCGATGCGAACATGGGCGACAATGAAGTCAGGATCAAGTTGGTCTCGGGCGCACGAGATGATCTGGCTACTCCACTTTTCTACACCAAACACCTTGTTCATTCGAGTGATGACTTCACTGACGGGAATGTAAGTCAGGTTCGCACCACCCTTTTTAAGGGTCCGTTCAACCTCTCGGGGAAACGGTTCGTACAGGTCATTCAATTCCATTACTTCGCCTTTCCAATATTGCCCTTGCGGACAATGACGCTGGTTTTTGCTTCTGACTCGCAGTAGTTGTCAGGGTTGATTCCAATTTCATTCAACTTTGATGCACGCCAATACGAAGGCTGAACAAAGTCCAACATACGCATGGCGACATCCTCCGAAGACATGACAACCTCGCCGGTATCCATGTCAATCGATGATTGAACGATTCTACGCACGACGTCGTTTGCAATGTCCTTGTGACGCCACTTTGTGCGAGACGATGACATCTTGCGTTCGATTTCAGCACCGTCACGCAACTTGATGAATTCATTGTTTCGCATCAGGACGCCCATTCGTGCTTCGACAGAAGAATAGACGTACGAGAGATCCGTCTTGAGAAGATTCAGTTCGAGCATCAAATTTGCGGCATCTTCCACATTGACCTCATCGGACAAATATTCCGCGAGTGCATCATCGAGATCCGCGATTTGACGCCGAAGATCAGCAATCAAGTTAGTAATCATTGTTCCCCTTTAATAAGTGTGGGTGGTTGTTGTTATACGACGATAGCAACTCTTTTTCGCTGTGGCAACCCCAAACCTGTTAAATGTGTGAACGCCCCCACAGCAGAGTCGACTTGGTCATCATGTGGCGCGGCCTCCGGGAACGCCGATAACTCATCAAGCCATTCTGTTAACCATGGGGCGCGTACACATCTGACGTTGCCGTTGGCAACAGCAGCAGCAAATGGCCGTGCGCGCGTAACCTTGTCTCCAGTCGAACGGATTCCAGCAAAATCATAGCCAGACAGCACATATCGAGCATACTGATCGACAAGGGCCTTCCCTGATGAACCCGGCTCTTGCTCCATGCGAATCGCAACATGCCTTCCGTCTTCGTACGCCGTTTGAGCGATCAGTTGTTCAACCTTCTCGCCCTTGACCCTTGCTTTCTTTACATCAAGGATGTATGCGATGCCCTGATCGAACAGCATCAACGTACCCACAGTCCAGTCAGGGTCCGGGTTGGACTGTGATGGTTCGGTGGCAGCCAAGTCCCAGAATCGAACAGCCCGGGCAGCAGATGAAATCTCAGGAACCTCATGCTGATCGAGAAGAACAACATTTTCACGTTCAAAAAGACTGCCAAGCGTAGTTGACCACCAATCACCTTCTTCGAGCCGGCGTCGCTCAACAGGGTCAAGCGCTTGAAGGGTCTGTCTGTAGGAAGCAGCGTCGATACCCGGGTTGTCCGTCAACTTCGACGGAACGAAAATCCGGTTGTGTTCGAGACCTTCAACAATGAATCGTTGCCGCACCCAGTTGGGCGCCGGGTTGGAAGCAGCCCTCATCCGTAGTGGCACCTTGGACAGGGGGCCGTTTGCTGGACGACGCAAACGCGAGAACATGTAGCGGTAGTCCGATTCGCGAATCTCGGTGACCTCGTCCATTCCGATAAATTGAAATTCAGCACCCTTATAACGCAAATAGTCCTGCTGATTGTTCAAATACCCGAAAGATATGCGTGCGCCAGACGGGAAAACTGCCGTGTAGTTATTGGCGTTCCACCGAACGTCATCTTCGGCAGCAATCCAAGATTGGAAACGGTCCATGATTGCTCCGGGCAAAGCAAGGTCAGCGTAGGTGCGCCTAAACAGGATTGCGCTATACCCGGGCACATCGACATATTGAAGTGCCGACATCAAAAGGGCCGAACTTTTACCGCCACCGGCCGCTCCGCCAAACAGGGCCTCGAGAGCGTACGTACGCAAAAAGACCTTTTGCGTCAACGATGCGGACTCTGGACAGTACAGCGCTTCCTTCGGCTGCAAATAATCTAAAACCTTTTGCCAATCTTCCACTGAGAGACCTTTCGCGCTATTACCAGAATAGACGACAACGTTGCGCTATGTTGTGAGTATGGCCGAGCAGATAAAAACGAAGTGGCGACGCATGCGTGAAAAAGTCAACCGCGTTAATGTTGCCAACCTTCTGATGCTATTATTTATAGTGTTTACCAGTATTGGTGTCGCTCTTGTCGCCCCTTCGGCGGGATGGGGTTTCATTGCTGCTGGTGTAACAAGCGGCATATTCGGCTATCTGCTGGGACTTGAATAAGCATGGCATGGAACTCCTTTGAAAAGAAGTCACTCAACAACATTGAGTCGAAAGCCGCACGGGTGTCGGTCGGTGCGCCCATTGCCAACAACCCCAGTTACGCCGGAAAAGGTTACCGAGACCCTTGGGACATTGAACGTGCGTACAAAGAGGGGATGCAGAAAGTTGTCTGGGTATCGCGATGCATCGACGCGATTGCCGGCAACCAAGCGCGACTACCAGTAATTCTTCGGCAAAACAATGATCCCGAAGGAAAGATCGTTACCAAAAAGAATCTTGGAAACGGCAGCATTCTCGACATCCTGAACACGAAGGCGAACGAAGGCGAAAACTCCTTCATCTTCCGTTACAGGCTTTCCGCCCAACTTCTGATGAGCACACGAGGTGCTTTCATTGAGAAGATTAGGGGGCGCGATGGTCGAATTATCGGGCTGAACTTGCTTCCCCCTCAGTACACGTCACCAATTCCTGACCCGAGGCGCTTCGTTGCTGGCTATGAAGTGCTCATGCCTAACGGCGAGAAAATCATCATGAAGCCAGATGATGTCATTTGGATTCGCCGTCCGCACCCCATTGACCCATACCTGTCGATGACTCCAATGGAATCAGCAGGTATCGCGATCGAAATCGAAAACCTTGCGAAACTTTATAACCGCAACTATCTCATCAACGATGGCCGACCGGGTGGTCTCCTTGTTCTCAAGGGAGAAATCGACGAGGATGATAAAGATGAACTACGTAATCGTTTCCGAGGAAATCTTGGACGCACCGGCGCAACAACGGTAATCGCCGCTGATGATGGTGTTGACTACGTCGACACCTCGTCGAGCCCCCGCGATGCTGCTTACATTCAGATGCGGCAAATCACGAAAGAAGAGATTCTCGCCTCCTTCGGCGTGCCTGAATCGGTCATCGGTAATGCTGCGGGTCGAACATTCTCGAATGCTGCCGAGGAAATCCGAGTTTTCTGGATTGAGACGATGATGCCTCACTTGGAGCATCTTGCTCGAGGGCTGGACGAAGCAGACGAGAAGCATTATGTCGACTTCGACACCTCTGAAGTTCCGATCCTTGTGATTTACAAGCAGGAGCGGGAAAGATACCTGCTCGATGAACTCCAGCAAGGTCTCATCACCCCAAATGAATACCGCGAGGCAACCGGTCGGAAAAAGGTGGAATCAGAACTTGCCGATTCCATGTTGATGAATCCCAACCTCACGCCTGTCGGAAACACAGAAAAACCGATGCCCGGGCCAGAAGCGCAAATGGGTGGAGGGGCCCCCGGAATGCCGGGAGCGATGCCGGGAGCGATGCCCGGACAACCGGGAGAAACGCCAGCGGCAATGCCGCCGCAGCAGCCGGGCGCCGCACCGCTTGATCCAAACACCATGCAGGGCGCTATGGCGGCTGAGCAGGCTCCGATGGAAACAACTAACGTTGAGCCACCGGAAGGACAGTTGGCGGATCCGGCGTTCGGTAATGTGAATACCAAATCTGACATAGATGCCGATCTTGAGCGTTGGACTCAAATCCTTGAGCGGTCACTTGAAAGGCTTGTTGAGCGACAGCAGCGAGTTGTGCTTGAAAAAGTAAGTGGTCAGAAAGCGCGAAAAGCACTTGCCGAGGGAACAATCGATCCGGACAGCGTAATGCCATTAGACGTCTGGACGAAGCAGTTGGAAGAAGACATTCTTCCTGTCTTGAACTCAATTATGAAGGACGGGCAGGGTTTTGATGTGAAGTCGGAAAATAACGACGACATGGTTGTTCATGCCAACGCTGCACTCAGTCGCATTAAAACTGTGGTTTCTGATACCCGCACGTTTTTGGATATTGAGATCAATAAGTGTATGGCCATTCCAGACGGTGAATTGCGCCTGAAAGTGCTTCGTTCTGCGCTTACAGGGCATTTTGCCTATCTGATGGGCAAGAAGGTTAACGAGATTGCGACCGCAGAGGCTCGCAGGGCTTGGAAATTGGCCAAGTAGCAGTTTACGTAAATAACTCGCAGTTTACGTAAACCCTTTATTTTGCTCGTATTAGTTGCATTACGTCAACTACGCTTCGTTTATTATATTTAGTGTCGAAGGAGCGAAAAATGCCCACTAACGAACTTACCGATCTCGAAATCAAAGCAGCGCCAGCCGGCCAGATGACCGTAAATCAGGCAAAAGGCATCGTCGAGGCTTTCGTTGCAGGAATTGGCAACAAAGACTCTGTGGGCGATATTTGCGCCTCGGGAGCGTTCAACGCGAGCCTTAAGCGCCGCAAGCCACGCGTGGTGTGGGGACACAACTGGAATGACCCAATCGGTAAAGTGCTTGAAATCTATGAGGTTCCGGCTACCGACCCCCGCCTTCCGGAAAAGATGAAACGTGCCGGAATCGGTGGACTTTACGCAAAAGTTCAGTTCAACCTCAACAGTGAAAAAGGACGCGAAGCGTTCGCAAATGTCCAATTTTTCGGTTTAGAGCAAGAATGGTCAATCGGATACAAAACGCTCGACGCCATTTTCGATCCCGCCAAGCAAGCGAATGTTCTCAAAGAAGTCGAACTTTACGAAGTCAGCCCAGTTCTTCATGGCGCAAACCAGTTGACGGGAACAATTTCCGTAAAAGCAGCGAAGCAGAAACTGCGCGACCCCAAGGGTGGGCTGACCGCCGCTGGGCGACGTCACTTCAACCAGACCGAAGGATCGAACCTCAAGCCGGGCGTTAAAGGTCCTGCTGATACGCCGCAAAAAATGCGTCGGAAAGGCTCGTTTCTGACTCGCTTCTTCACAAACCCATCCGGGCCAATGAAAAAGCCGGACGGCAAGCCGACTCGCCTCGCACTTTCAGCGGCTGCATGGGGCGAACCAGTTCCACAAAACCGCAGTGACGCAGCCAAACTCGCCGCAAAAGGACGTCGACTCCTTGAACGCTACGAGAATGCGAAGAAAAAAGATGCTGATTGGGACGAGGAGCAAATCGACTATACGGTCTTTGAGAACTTCTTCGCCGAGGATAACCCCGAGTTCAAAACGCTCGAAACTGACGAGGGATTCTCTATTAACGATATTGAAATCGACGAGGTCGACGAAAAGGGCCACTACATGATGCGTATGGTTCCACGCAGAGCCCCAGAAAGCCCCCGCCGTGACATTTTCGCAGAAGGCGAAGCGCAATCCCTCAATGCGGAGAAGCGAAACGCCCTTGAAATGGAAATTGCTTCACGAACCCAGATGCCGATCAAACTCATTGAGGCGACGGAAAACTTGGCTGTCTTTGCTAAGAGTAAGCCAGATGGTACTAAGAAGTTTTACCGCCTTCCATACCACTGGGACACTGAAACCCAGCAATACATGTTTGGCAAGCCAGAGCGCGTCGAGCCAGCGATGATGTGGCGCCCACGGAAGCCACGCGTCGTCGTCCCATCACAAATGCCGTCAATGCCGGTTGAAGTAAAGCCTCAAGGTGAAGGGCGAGGCGAGTACAACAACCCTGTAACCGTGAAGTTTGAAGAAGATGAGAAAAGCGCAATCGATCAAATGATGGAGTGGCTTGATGAATCTGAAGATGTCGAAATGAAGGAAGATGCTGTTCGCTTCATCATCGAATGCGACATGGAAGATGCCTTCAACGTGAAATCTGCATTCGACCCAATCTTCGATTACTACAAAGTTGACGTCGAAGTTACTGAAGATGGAATTGAAGTTCTGTCAGAGGCTTCTGACGACTTCTTGAATGCCATTGCGGTTGCTTCCAAATCGATCTTCGGGGAGACCGAAAAAAAAGTCTGAGGGGTCGCGCTCAAAGTTTCGACCCCAACGCTGTAGATGGTGACGAGGACGGTCTCGTTCAGGAGGGCACCCCCTTCGAGCGTCCAGCCACACCCAATGTCGCTCGCGCCCTTAGGAGCGCCACAAGTTCCGCCGGATTCGACGGGATGAAACGCGACGATATGGCGAAAATGCGTTCAGAAGAATTCAACGAGGCGGTACAGAAACAGTTCGAAAAAGCAAAGGAACTGAGGGCCGAACTGTACGAGAAATATCCAAAACTGGATGCGATGCTTGCAGCGCAGCAGATTGCGACCGTCACTTCAGTTCGCACCGGTCAGGACATCCGTGAAGAAGATGTCATGGAAGAACTTCAAGATCTGCTGAAGATCGATAGCGACGAAATCGACGACCTAGCAGACATCATCGCCAGTACACGATTCAGCCAAGACCTCCTCGAAGCGGACGAAGCGCAAATGTCAATTTCTCGCGCTCGAGATTTCGTTGAGGAAACAACTGAGGACATGGGGAACATCTCGCTCGCAATCACCGACATGGAAGAAGACGTAGAAACCGCTCTTGACCGAATCAAGAAAGAACTTGACGGCATGGAGATTTCTACAGGGCAATTCAAAGATCTTGCTGAATCCGATGACCGTGCCGACGCAACCCGCAGGCTACTCACTGATTTGATTGACGACCGAGAAGAACTTGAGCAACAGATTCCTCAAATGGGCTACCTTCTTGAAGATTACGACGAGGTCAAGGAGATGCGCGATCAACTCAAAGACCTCGTAGATGAACTCGAAGAACTTTCAAGTGGACCTGTTGAATCTAGGGAGCGGGGACGAGATCTGCTTAAGCAAGGTTTCCTGAACGCTGACTCACTAAACACGGGGTACGACGAAGACAAGTTTCGTGAGATGCTTGGAAAGTTCCGCAAGACAAAGACTTACGAGCGTGCCACCGAAGGGATGACAATCGTCCGCAAGCGCAGTATTCCAAAATCTGAACCCGTTGCTGACAGCGACGCCGCAAGGGACATTCATGGACTTGGAAAGCGCAGCATCATCAACATCCCGGAAACGGGCGTTCAGGTCATGCTCAACGATGATCAACGTGGCGATGCTCGTCGCACCATCGCTGGTCTCAGGTCATCAACACAAAATCCTGATGCTTTCGAGAAGATGGACGAGTGGCTTTCCGGTAAATCGCCCAATATTTCGCGAGATCAGCATGAGGAGATTTTCAACGAGTTCGCAGATGCCGCCAACCGGGATTTGGATCTTGGAGACCTCCGACACGTCCGTGACGCGATCAACTTGGCGGCAATGTCTGAAGATGGAAAATGGAAAACGCCAAAGGCTGAGGGTGGATTCGATGGAAGACCAAAACCCGCTGGTCTGACTAAGCGCCAAAGAGCAGATTTGTTGGAGTGGGGGCAAAACGACGCAGATGACATGCTGCGTAGACGCTTCGTTGGTCTGAAAGAAGATGATGTGTCCCCCAAGGGGTGGATGATGCTCCGCAACGATTTTGGCGGTGGCATGCGTTCAGCAACTGGCGGTGGAAGCATCAATGAAACGCGTGACACCGGCAAGCGAGCACAGCGAGGTAGGCCGGTTGGCGCTGGTGATGAGAAGAAATTCAAGGGCAAACCGTTCTCGGAAGTAAAACCTGACAATTGGGATCAGTTGACTGCCGATGAGAGGTTTGACGAACTTCTTACGAATTTGCACCCTTCTAAGACCGGTCTTCGAGAAGTTGACTTCAACCGTTTGAGAAAAGAACTGGTGCTGGAGTCTCTCCGCTCAGATCAGGAAAGCGAGCGTGCTCGACGTCGGGCTCAGCGTCGGGAAGCGCTGGCGAACGTCAGGGTAAGCAAACCAACTGAGCGCCCTGCTGCTCGACCTGCTCCAGTTGCTACAACCGCTGAACAAGCCAAGAAGCAGCGTCAGCAGGAAGTCACGAAAATCGGCAACCGAGTTGCCCGTATTTCGTCAAATATTGACAAGCAGTTCGAGAGAGACGAAGAACGTGGTTTGGACCCCAACGATGAGTCCCATAGAGATATTTGGGCGTCACTTACCGACATTTTGGAAGATAGCGATGAGTTAACCCTGTCTCAAGCAGAATCCATCGCTGCAACCCTTGACGACTACCTAGAAGAAGCATCCGGAGCAGATCTTACTGCAACCGAATCAAACAGTGTCCAAAATGCTCAGGTTCTTCGCGCAGATATGGGCGATCTGATTGACAGATATAGGCTTGACCCGAATATCAGCAAGGGTGACAGTTCAGCGGCGGTCCGAATTGGCGGCGAAGGTGAAGAAGATGTCGCCACCACCGGCCGCTCCGCCGCACGATTCCTTTCCGAAGGCGGAATGCGATCATTTACCTCATACAAGCCTTCCCCAACCGTCCAAGAATACGCAGAAGCACGCAGAAGCCAAGGGCTACGCAGTCAACAGGCTGGACGAACCGTAATCAATGAGGAAGCGACATTCTTCAAGGCAATCGAAGATTCTCTGGCAAAAGAAATCAGAGAAGCACGTAACGCCAACGATTCACGAACGGTTAAGGGGCTTGAACTACTTCAGCGAATTATGCGTCGTCAAGATTCAGGCAAAGTCTCGGATCGTCGAACCAACGCCGGCGCACTTTGGGTGACGGCAGACGAAGCCGATGAGATTTTGGACGCGATGATGTTTGCCCTTGACCGACAAATGGAAACAGGCGGATCTAGGGTGGACCTGTATGCACAATTTGTCGAAATTATCTCGGCTGCCGCAATGGGGACATTCATCAGCAAGACGACCTCGGAGGTTTCGTCACGAACCCAAGCACGAACGAACAGTCAAGGACGACAAGTAAATATCCCGAATCAGTAGAACGTCAATAAGTACTCCACAGAATAAGCCAATTTTGGGGTACAATTTGACAAACGGTCCTCACGAAAAAACAGTTTAAATACCTCTGCATGGTCACAGGCAAACAGGCTATGATGCCATGTAGTGGTTGTAGCATCTCTAAGAGATGTTTACTGAATAACATGCAGTACAAGGAGCCTACCAACATGGAACAAGAAGAGAAAGCAGTCATCAAGATCGATGCCGAGGGCAAGATGATGAACTGCGCCAAAGGCCATGGTGGAGACGACTGCGGCTACAAAACTGGCGCGAAGATGTGCGGCAAGTGTGGAGCCATGGCAGTTGAAGTAAAAGATGACGATGCCGACTCCGAAGATCTCGAGGCCAAGTCCTACGATGAAATCGACGAAGACGACGAAATTATCGAAAAGGCACTCGCCGCCGTTGCTACCGATGAAGACGAGGACGAGGACGAGGAAGAGTCCGACGAGGAATCGGATGATGACGCCGAGATGAAGGCTGTTGGCAACGCTCCACAGATGGATGAAGAAGAAGACGAAGAAGACGAAGACGAAGAAGAGGACGACGTTGCCCCCGCAGAGGCCGCCCCAGCCGAAGAGGCCACTCCTGCCGATGATGAGCCCACCCCTGATTCTGATGCCGAGATGGAAGAAGAAGAAGACGAAGACGAGGAAGAGGACGACGAAGAGGAAAAAGGCTGGATGGGTGACGCTCGCAAGCGCCGCCTCCAGACCATGGGGCGCAAATCTGCCGACCTTGGTCAGACCGGCTTCCTCTGCGCCGTCGAGCGCAAGGTGTACCCGGGAAGCGCATCCGTCTGTGACGACTGCCCGGGTGGATGTATCGCCGAAAAAGGCATGCCCGGTCTCATCGAAATCGAAGGCAAGGCCGAAGCAGAGTTCAACGGTACCGTCATTGATTCCGGATACTCGCAGGACAGCGACATCTACGTCATTGACCTTGAAGTTAAGGACGGACACGCCATCGAAGTGTTCATGGAGGGATCCACTGGCGAAACCCTCGGCTTCCATCGTCTCGACGACTCTGTGTTTGAGCAGAAATCGCTGACCGCTGACACCGAACTAATCGATTTCAACGTCGCTGCCGAAATTGCCGTCAAATCAATCGAAGGGGTTGAAGGCATCGTTACCGCTGTGGAGCCTGACACCTTCGAAGGCTTTGACGTTTACGCAGTAGAGGTCGACGGTATTGATGGCAAGTCATATGACGTATTCGTCGCTCTAGACGGAGAAGTGCTTGGTTTCGACACTTACGAACCGGACGAGGCGGAAGAGATTGAAGCCGAAGCGGCAGAAATCGCCCTCAAGCGTGCGTTTAATGAATCCCAGCGAGAGGAAATGGCCAAAGAAGGTCTTGCGCTTCCTGATGGTTCTTTCCCAATTTCCAATGTTGACGATCTGCGCAACGCAATCATGGCCCATGGCCGCGCCGTCGACAAGGAGAAAGCCAAGAAGCACATCATTAAGCGCGCCCGAGAAATGGGTAAGGAAGAGATGATTCCTGCTGCTTGGACATCCGCCAAGAAAGAAGACGCCGAGGTGAACGACATCAACGACGCAAGTTTCATGCGTTCGCTGGTCGAGTTTGAAATGCTCATGAACGAGGACGACAGCAACGACGGGAACTCCTGAAGGCTGGGAAAGAGTGGCCCACTATGGCCAACATCCGGGCCGAACGAGTAATACTTTCTGATCGCGTCAACACCTATCGACGTGATTACGAAACCATTGGTGCTCTCTTTCGGATAAAGAGTGCGGTACTTGCTTCCCAAGAGAGCCTTGACCCAAACATCTCTGTAAAAGCGTTAAATCAGGATCTTCCCAAAAAAGATAAAAAAGATTCTGAGAAGCGCACTTCTGGTACGGGAGTTGAAGAACAACTCCCCGAACTTCGCTATGCGCCTAACGGCAAACGTGGCCGTGGCGACGTACTCAAACTGCATGTAACCCCACGCGACCTCACAACTGGCAACGAACCAAACTTTGGTTGGATTCCTGCTCCTGAGAAAAAATCCGAAGAGGAAACACGCAAACAAATGCGTGAACTGTTGGATTGGAAGAAGCGCCGACCCAAAGTTCGCGTCAGGAGTTTTCGTGCTGACCCAAGAACAGGTCAACGAGTAGAGGATTCCGGTGTCGATGTCGAAGTAAAAGGACTCGGCAGAAAACTGAACCAGATTGTTCCCGGAGGGAATTTGTCCTCACGTGCGGCTGGGGCAGTTGGAGTACTAACTGACGCAAACGGGAAATTCCGATGCCCGCCCGGAACCCCGGCAGCCAACCAGTTCACCGATGAATTTGGTACAAACTGTTTCAAACCAGCACTCTCCTCGCGTCGACTCATTGGAGCGATGCGTCGGTGGTTCGACAAATATGTTGAACTCGGAGAACAAATCCAACTGCTTGAAAGCATGGGCATATACGGTGTCGGGCCAGACGACCTAACCCCTCAATACAGGCAAAACATCCGAAACATGGTTCGGGCTGCTGGAAGTGTTGCGCCAAAAGAACGCGTCCAAGAAGTTCAATCCCGAATGGACACCGCAATTGATGCCCTCCAAACACGACTTGGAACGACTCGCGACACCACAGACAATGCCGACATGTGGACCGCGCTGGCAACGCTGGCCGCCGATGAATGGCAAGACCTTGACTTCTCAGGGATTTTTTCCGGACCGGAAGGCTGGGGTTCGTGGAACAAAAACATGCTTGCCGACCCAAAGGGTCGCACTCCTCAAGCAGCAGCAGATCACACTGCCGACGTTCGTAGCCAATACATCTCAATGTTTGACAACTGGGTGTCGGACGGCCCAATGCGCCAAAGGTACCGAGATGGAGACCCCGAAGCCAGAGCCCTCATTGACGAAATGGTTACCCGCCATCTGGCAGCAGAGCGTGGCTTCTTAAAGGCGATTCTTCAGGAGTATCAAGAATCCCCGGAAATCATGCGTCAAGTAAAGACGCTAGGCCGAACGCAAATCCGTGATGGCGAGGCGTTTGATGACTATTGGCGAGTAGATGGAGAATGCAGCCCGGCAGGTTTCCACCCCAGAGATGGGTTCGCTCTGAATATTGACTTCAACGCGGCAGCAGTGGCTCTGAAACCAGCAATCCAAAACGGACTAGCAAATTACACTTCTGACGGCCGCATCCTCTTATTCGATATCGACCCCAACGATGTGTCTCGCTCATTCACTTCGGAAGCCGAACAGTGGGCCGAAATCGGAAACCTGATGCAGAACACCGTCGATCTTGAACGGTGGCGAAATGTTTACGCTCAAGACCTTTCTACCGCACGCCACGGCTCAATCGAAGCAAAGGGTGTGCATATCGCAAAACATGAACTTGGTCACGCCCGCCAGTACCAGTTCATTAAAAATGCCGTCTTGGACACCCACGCCAAAACAGGCTCCACCTACTTAGTCAACTCAACTTCAGGTCAAATTGAACGGCTCGACGTTTCTCCCGATCAGTGGACTAACCAGCAATGGGTTGATGTGGTGACGAGTCAGGTTCAACGTCTTATCCCAGAAAAGTACCTCGCCGATGGCTTCCCACCGACGTCGCTTGAGACGTTCGAAGGAACAATGCTTCACATCATGGCGGGAAGGTATTACCAAGACGAAGTTCAAAATTTCTTCAACTTGAATGATGATGCCAAACGAGGACAGTCGGCATTGATGATGCTCGAAGGCATGACAGAATTGCGCGCGCTTCGAGATATGGGTGTCCTCATGGATCCAGAACTCGACCGGCTCGTGTCATGGATGGACGACGTTGACCCCAGAACACCGGAACGCCCTGATCCGCAAGGAGTTATCTGGCCGCCGCCGACAAGTTCAGCAATGCAAGTGTTCCAGCCGGATCCCAATGGAACGTGGGACACAATTAGCCGCACCCCGATTGAAGATCCAAACCCGTTCATTCCTGACCTTGGCGGAAAACAGGAACATATCGATGCCATCAATTCACGCATCTCAAGTCTCAATCGCAGTCTTCCCGACGCCGAAAGAGACCTTTTTGATCCAAGAAGCGAAGTCGTCGAAATCCAGAACGGCAATGACGTTGTCGAACAACTGAGAAGTGGCAAAACCGCTCTCGACATTGAAAACCTGACGGTTAAGAAACAGCAAATCATTGACCGCGAAGTACTTGCTGAGGACATCGCAGCAACAGGAGAAATCGACGATGTTGGGGATCTCGAGGTCGGCGATGCCATCCGATTCAAAGGATTCAAAACACTTGATCGCCGCATGGATGCTGATCAAGAACAAGACCTTTCGGCTGACGAAGGAAAACGGAAAGTCAACTTTGTTCTACCTAAGGGAACAAAAGGCATCGAAAAACAAAACCCGGCGAACAACGAGCCCGATCAGGTTGAGATTCCCGGCGGAGAATACGAAGTCCGTTCTGTTAACCCAGATGGAACTGTCACGCTAGTTCCCCGCAGCCAAGATGATGCCGACACCGTTGCTCGTCGCCTCATCGACAGTCTTGATGGAAGTTCCGACATAGACGACGTTCGCGATGCTGTAAGAACAGTTCAGAAACGGGCGCAGAAGTACGTCCAGAAAAAGGAAAAGATTCGTCGAGCCACGCGATCCAGCGACCCGGCCACCGCACAACGTATGGAGCGGCGCAATGCGGCGATTGTCGAAGAAATTCGGCAACGTGGAGCAAACCCATTCCGCGTAACCGACAGAGATATCGAACGCATCTGGGGCTCTGTAAGACCCGGTGAACGTCCACCATTCACCCGTGCCCAAGCAGAAGAGGCTTACGGACGTGCGCTCGAAACTATCGAAGATCTCCGTGGCCGACCAACAACTGGGCGATTTGGTCGAGCATTGGAAGCAACTGATGAAGTCAGAGAATTCCTAGAGACCGCCCGCCAAAGCGAAATCGGTGCGCGTATTGAACGCGCTGTAATGGAGTACCACAACGGTTTCGATTCACGCCCACGATACCGGACCGACATGGACGGCCTTCAGAGCATCATTGACACAGGGGACTCACGTGGCCTCATCCCGCCACGCGGTTCTCAGTGGGATCCGTTCCTTGATGCTGAAGATGCCATGCAAGGGTTCACTCCAGATGATGGAATTCGTCCACTCTTCGGCAATCTGCTGCACGCTGACGATGACAGCGCCATTCAACGCTACTTGGACAACATCAAGGGTTACGCCGCTATTCGAGACTCGGAGTTCTTCGATCGGGTAACTGAGTCGCCACTCGGCAAAGTCCTAACCGGAGATGTCGAATTGGTTCTTCGTGCCGATGTCGCTCGCCGAACCGGATACGGAATTGGTGATGCACGAGGTCAAATCGCGTTTGGCGTCATGATTCACGACGACGATCCAGCGCGTGTCCGTCAAGCACTCCTGACACGTCGATTTGGCGGACCTATTGACGACACCGCAACCACAGGCGCAGCATTGGACTTCTTGCACGCAGACCTGACCGGTGACTACTCGGGAATCAGAACCCCGATGGACACCCTTTCCCTTGACGCTGGCCTCAGCGTAGACGTCAGAGATCGAACTATCCGTGGACGAGTAGACGCAGATGCATTTATCGCAGGCGGATTCAACGGCGAAGAACTAGAAAATGTTCGAATCGGTAGTGCTTCACTGAACTACAAACGTCAATTCCTAGCACCAGCAGAAGTCGGCGCGAACAACAGCGAACTCCGCAAGAGGCTCGGTCTTGCCGGTCTCTCTAAAACTGAAGTAGACACCGTGTTTGAGTTCGCTCAAAGCGGCCGCCTCGACCTCGAATCAGCCGACTTGCTACGAATGAACAAAGCAGCACGGGAACAGGCAGACCGTTTCGCAAGAGTCGGTATCAGCACAACTTTCACCAACGATAAGGGCATTAACGTCCTTGATGGTGCTTCGGTATCGGTAGAAACACCGGGTATTGGCCGCATCGAAGCATCCAAGCGTGCCGACGACATCCTGCGTGTACGCCTTGAGGGAGAAATCGCCGAGCGCGCAGAAGACATTGCCAAACAAATTCGATCTGGTGTTGGTCTTCGTTCAGCAACCTCTTCACCACGCCGAGACGCCCCAATCAATGTCGTTGACCCCTTTAGTGATGACCCATTTGGCGGTGTGGTTGACCGAGCACGGACTGTTGTCACCGACCGTATTCGCGACGAAGTAAGCGAAAGAGCAACGGCGCTTGCAACAGAGAAGATTGGCCGTCTGGGAGCCAAACTTTCCCGTCGTCAAGTTCAGAATCGCGGCATACAAAGAGTTGGCATGAACGTTCTTCAATCGGACCGAGCAGAAAATTTGCTTCGTCGGGCCGGACTTGAGACAGACGACATTGAGAACATCCGCTTTGTCGGTGAACTTGCTGCTGCCTTCGGAACTTCCGGACCGGCCGGCGTCGGATTGGTTCTCGCTCGACGCGGAAGCCGTGAAGGAATCGATTTTGGTGTTCGCAAAGCACGCGAACAAGGTTGGATCACCGACAGCCAAGCCAACGCAATCTTGCGCGCCGCAGACACCGTTGCACCAGAAGGACTTCCTGATGCGGTGACGAACGCAATTGGTGAACAAGCGCAGCGAGCCATCAACTCAGACGCAGCCGATCGTGCTAGGGAAATCGCAAGCGCCGCCGCTGAACGTGTGCGTGAACTTGACCTTGGTGATCGTGTTGGGGACATTTTTGATAGGGGTCGCACGGCCGATACTCCTGCTCTTCCGTCCACACCCAACGACCCATTCTCCGCGAATGATCCGTTCGCACCTATCTCCGGTGGAGGGCTTCGCTCTCAAACTGGGCGTTCGATTCTCGCACAGTCGAAACCAATTTTTGACATTGAATCTGATGACGACATCAACAAATTGGCCGACGAACTGCGAACCCTTACGCAACCAGATTCAAGAAACCCTAATAACCACGTGAGCATCATGGCAGAAGAGTTGCGAGACATTATTGGCGATATAGAAACTCCTGATCTTCTCACTGGTGAACCACGCAAATATGCGGAAGACATCACTGACAGCATTCCTTCATATATTGCCAACAGAGTACGCGAGCAACTGGGCGATATGCCGCTTTCTGACGAACAGAAGCAACGCGTTGGGGAACTGCTCGCGGCATCCGAGCAGATGCGAGAACTTGACGCCTTCCGGTTTGACATCATGCAACGGAGGACACCTGATCAAGTCACTGATACGAATGACCCATTTGGTGGTCCACCACCAAGAAGGCCAAGCGCACCACCACCAAGAAGGCCTACAGCAAACGACCCATTCTCTGACGGTCCAGAAGAAGTTCCAGAAACGCCGCCTCAGTACACCGCTGCGCAAGCACGCGAACGTCTCGATGAGATCCTTGCAGATTCAACGATTTTTACAACCGAATTCAATCAGCGCCAATCAACTATCACCGAGCGAGAAAATCGTCGATCCGAAGTGGAAACACGCAGGCAAGAACTTGAGTCAGTAATCAATGAACTGGCTAGATACGAAATGGTTACCGCTGACCGTCTGACAGAAGAAATTGATAGAACTGCACCAGTTGGAAAAGCCACAACCACACAAGCGGCCAAAATCGATCCCAGACAACACGCCCCACAGCAAGGCATTGTTCGTGACCCCAAAGAGGTCCAGCGAATCGCAGAACAGACTGTCGCTCCCGCTGCCGACCTCACCTTGCCAGAACACCGTGATGAGTTGCGCACGCTCCTGCTCGAGAACGAAAACATCACCAAATGGCTTGGCCTCATTCAGGAACGAACCCCCATCATCAAGGAGGGGATCGGCAACTGGATGAATGATGTTTACGCCCTTAACCCACCCCCCGCAGACTGGGACGTCAATGAAATATGGCGAGAGTCCGGAGGCTTGGTCGGAGCGCGACTTACCGAAGCGCTCATTAGAAGCAGAGGTTATGACGCGCCAGCAATGACTGTAAATGAAGCAGAAATGGATCTTCTTCTAGCCACCCGTGGACTTATGCCGATCTCACGTGGTGCTACCAACAACATGCAACGCGCAACCCTTGATTCGTCAGAAGAATTCCTCACCGGAGGCGGCATTGACGGTGCTGGGCTCTATTTCGCTATCGAAGGAACAAGCCCCACCCGACTGGGTGGCGGACATCACGAGGCCGACGGCTACATCGAAGGCGTATCAGATGCTTCTGTTATCCGTGGCGCGCTAAACCCCGGCGCGAAAGTAATGCAAATTTCTGCTGCAACACGAATGGCTGAAGAATACCGGTTGGAAACTCTAGGTGAGGATGTTGGTGCAGGAGGGGAAGCGAACCCTCTGATCGCCCTGAGGCGCAGCCTCGTGAACGACCCATCTCAGGCCGATTTGTTGGAAGCGTTAGATTCGGCGATTGTTGATTCAACCGACCCAGCAAAGTTTGACGGAGGATCAGTTAACGGACGGACAGTAATTCCGTTGCTCTTGGGCTATGACGCTACAATTTCCGAGACACGAGATGATAACCGCGTTGTCATTCTGAACCGCTCGGCAGCAATCCTGCAAGACACAACGTATACGGGTCAAGAGTGGGCTGAGGCAAAACCATGGGATCGCCTCTTGGAACGCGCCAAAGTGCTTGGTGCCGACATGGACATTCCTATCGGCCTATCACCGGAAGAAAGAACACAGTGGGTTCTTGAGAAGTTGGAAACAGAATTTGGAGCGATCAGTGGATAGCAAACGAGTCACCACCGGAGATGACGGCATCCGTTTTCAGCCTAGCCAGACGTACTTGAAGTACATGGAAACCAGCGCTGTTCGTGAACTGCTTGATAAAGACCCCGACGTTGAACCGTACCTCCAGCAGATCTTTACTGCGCTGCCACAAGTCAGTGAAGTAATCGATCTTTACAAAAACACCTACATCATGGCGCTGCGTGAGGTTGAAGAATGAGAGCAGTACTAATTGGTCAAGTTAGAAAAAACCCGGTCTACTACGACCTAGACGGAAAAGAAACTGACGCGTTCGTTGTCGATAAAGAAAACAACGTTGTTCCGGTCAACGTTATCTCCCTCATTGGCAAAGGCCTCATAGAACCCATCAACGACTCCGACTTCACTGACTTCTTTTGGAATGGTTCCAAAGAGAGCAGCAAAAGATGGGAAAACATTTTTATCCATCGCGTTCAAGATGTGCCAGACAAACTGTTGCGTGGAGTTCAAATGCTTACCACTCCACCAAAAAAGAAGAATCCGGCGCGATCGAAAGCCGTTGAGGAAAAAGCGCTGAGAGCAGATGCCTACAAAGCGCTTGTTGAGAGCGAGCAGCACGAGAAAGCACTGGGTCGAAGTCTAAATCGATTCGGTGGAAGGGCTACTGCGGGTGTTCGTGGATTCGTTCGTAATGCCCGATGGGACCCTGACGCATTGGATGCTGACGGTGATGGTTGGGTTCAGGAAGGAACACAGTTCGCTCGTCGGATAACCGGTGCTAATGTGACGAAACCGAATAAGCCTTCTCCACCCGAAGTCAACGTTGAGCACTATCGCGCGCTTAGAAGTCAACAAAGGCGCAATTATCAGAACTATCTAAGCGGATCGATCAGTGAACGACTTGCAAAACGTAAAGCGCGATTCTACATCGACCGCATGGAGAAAGTTGACCAAATGATCGAAAGCCGTTTCTCTGACGGCAAGCGAATCAAGACCGTTGGCGATATGCGTAAAGCGTTTGAACGTGCTCATCCGGGTTTCATTACAGGTGACAGCACTGCCGAATACTTGAATAGCGCAGATCCTGATGAGGAACTAAAAGACACGGTTAGGGAACATGGCTACATGTTTCTTTTGGCACTTATGTCGAATCCGGACCTAACGAAAGCAAACTGGAAATTCACTAAAGTTGATCCATCCGAAGAGTTTTCTGGCGCCGCTGCTTTCAAAGGGCCGAACAAAATCGACAGACTTGGAAAAGCACGAGATTTGCCTCGAAACCGAAAAATGCTTATCGAGATCTCCTACAAAGATGAATTTCCCGAAGCGAAATTTAGAGATGCGCAACAAATGGATGCTCGTTTACGTTTGCAACTTGAGAACACCAAGATTATTGCGTCCATATTGAGGTCTGATTTGCCAGACGATGAGAAGCAGGAGTTTGTTCGTCGTTTTCATGCTCGCTCAACAGCATTCCACGAAATGACACATGGAAGCATGTATTTTAAAGCGTTCACAGATTCATTGGCGTCAGTCGGTTTACAGCCTGACGAAAAAACCGACGCCGATGCGATCTTGGATGAGGTGTATACAGCAATATCAGATTTAGCACCAGAAAAAGCATCCCTTCTTGCCGATCAATTCTGGGCAGAAACTATTGCCATGCCAGTTGCATTAGTCAACCGTGTCTTGAATTATCTTATGCTTCGTTCCAGTATGGATCCAAGAGCGAAATCAACCATGCTTGATGCGATCAATGCGGATCTCACGGATGGTCAACCCAATGCCCCTGAACCATTGCGTGTCTCAAAGAAACTCTCCGCGTTTCTTAATGACAAGCAAATCCCGAAAAATCTTGCTAAGCCAAACGATCCACAAGATACAACCTTCGAAGAAGGTGACGCTTTATCAATCAACTCGACTATGAACATACTTGCGCATCTGGTCAACGACTTGGGTTCTGGAAATGGTTACCAGAATAGGCTTCCGTGGGCTGGACGGAAGGCAGTTAACTTTGGTAAGAGCGAAGATGACATTGCCCTGAATTGGCCGCTCCTCTTGGAACATGGAATTCCAAATACAGACCTTGATTCAGAAGATGTAAAAACATTGCTTATGGCAAATATTCGCATTGGAGAAGTAATCTCGGAAGTGCTTCAATCAGGTAATCCAGACAGCATCAGGAATTTTGCTGCTATTGCGGCAAGTAACCAAACACAAATTGCTCCCGCTGTTTGGTTGGGCCTTACTGGGAATATCGCAAATCAAAGCATGCGTGAAGCATACGTTCAATCCAGTATTCGAGGGGGAGTATCGCAACTTTGGGAAAGCGTTAAAGCAAGCGGCACGGACCGTGATCGAGGAAGAATCATTGACACCCTCGCCTTACTCTTGGGCGTATGGGACGACCTGACCCCACAGCAACGCGATCTTGCTAAGAACTATGCCGCAATGTCGGGTGGCGGTCTTTATGCTTCGTACGCTGGATATATCACTAACTTCACGCAGTTGGGTCGAGTTTTCGATGGACTCAACTATGAACTGCTCGCCGAACTTGGCCCCTTAGCCCTATTCGGCAATGTGGCAGAAATGGCGGATGAACAGGCTGGCGGGATTCGCGAACTTGACCCATCTGAACCAACATATGAAGCATTGCAGAAATTGATTTCGTGGCTGTGGCCCGAACTCCCCTTCGCGTTAAACGGTAAAGAGAAGGCAAAGTCATGAATCAGAAAGAATGGAACAAAAAACTCGAGAAAACTACCGGTTTTCCAATCAGTGAAATGTTCACTGCGCTATCCAGTGATCAACTGATTGGGAAGATTCGGGAGGCTGAAGATGGAAAGGATCCATTCGCTGACAAAAGAATGGAAAAATTTGAGCAATTTCTTGATGTCCATTCAAATAAGCGCGTAAACCCAAACAATCCTTTTAGGGACGATCGAGATCGTGAAATTTGGTCAACGATCGAGTTCCGGACAGTTCTCTTGCCTCCAAAAGAACGAAATAAGCGGATTCCAACCTATTTCGGACCGAATCGAGTACAACTAGAAGTTTCCTAGCATCATCATTATCTATTCTAAACTGGATACACCATGGATGAAATCGAAGTCAAAGGCCCACAAGATGTAATCCTCGACCTTCCACAGGAACGAGTCACGGCGATTACTGGCGGCAGGGGACCGCGTCGCGGCAACCTTGAGAGGTTGTTGCGCTATTGGCGTCCCATCATGAAAAAGCCGGGTGGATTCAGAAGGTGTCGTGTAATTCTTGCGGACCACCCAGAACTTTACCCACTCGAACGAATCTGTGCTTGGCTGCACCATGAGACAACCGGTCTTTGGCCCAATGAGGGATGTCACCATCCCGGAATGAAAAACTGTAGAGGAAAACTCAAGAAGCGGAACTGGTCTGATGCCGACTGGAGCAAGAGGATGGCTCGACGCTTCAAAAAGAACAAGAAATCTATCTTTGATCATCAAGTTGATGACATGTTCTACGGTGATTTTATTGAACGTAAAGAACTTGAAACAGATTTCGACTATAATCAAGTAGTTACCGAAACAGATTTCAAGCATGCGATGTCCGTTTTGTCAGACTTCATGGACATGGAACCTGATTTCGTCTCGTATATCAGAGATTACGAAAACTGGGAAATCGTCGGAGACGACGAAAACGGCGATGAAATTTCGGCAACATTCGTGAAAACCGAAGATTGCGGATGTGACTGATGGCCACTTCATACATTTACGAAAAAGAAGTTGATTGTGAAGCGTGTCCAAGTGTTCGCGTGAAAAGAACGATCATCGCCAAACTCGAACAGAAAGAAAACGTTCGTTACCTCCGGCAAACTCGCGCAAATCGTGAAGAACTCGTGCAATTTAAAGCACTTTCTAAACGAAACGGGAATATTCGCCAGTATGACGTCAAACGAGTTGGCGCAATCGGGTCAAGTAGCCGTCTGGGGCAAGCAGCCCAAGCAATCGGAACCATTGCCACCCCCGGAAATATTTCCCCTTACCGCAGCCCAATCAGGTCAGGAATTGCTCGTGCCCTGACTCCCGGCAAACCCGGTGGTATGCGTGGTGTACGTCGCCGGGGACGAACCTCTAGGTGTCCAGAAGGATTCCAGTACGGTGGTCGTTTTACTGACAATGAATTCTCGACATGTGGGCAACAGTTGTTCGATGTTCCATCTCCCCTTGGCGCAACAATTCGCGCAATTCGTGAGCAGCAAAGAGCCGCCGCTCGAGGACCAGCCCAACCGCGAACTGCCGCTACGCCAATTGCCTCACAAGGAACAGTGAATCGTGACCGTGCCGTTCGTGCGGCACAAATTCCGCGCGTGTCAGCCACCACGAAGAAAACCGATCGCGATAAGAGCACCGCTGAAGTAATCAAAACGATGGGCAAGCCAGACATCAACGCCACTCGCCTCGTCCGACGTGACGGATATGTTCTCGAGCCAGTCGTGACACCCCGAGTTCTTCGAACCATCCCAGACAACCGAGACATGGTTGATGCAACATTTATTCTGACTGCCAAGAATCGCGCAGACCTTGGCGACCAAGAACTTGGGCTTCTTTCAAATACAGGCGTAACCAACGTCACGTATGTTTTTCAAGACGGATCTTACGTTCAGATTCGAAAAGTTCGTTCATTGACCCGTGGTGAGCGACGCAAGTTGGGTCGCACCGTGAACGCGGCGATGAAAGTTGATAACGAAAGTGACCCTCTTGCACGCCTGAAATACGTTTCAGATGAGACCGGTGATGGCATCGATCTCGTTGAGAGCCTACGAGGCGGTCGCACGATTCAAAAAATCCTTTCCGGGAAAGGCAAAGTTTCGAGATCGAAAGATTCAGAAACTGTCGATCCGCTTGGAGACGCCGCAAAAACAGTTCGAGACGGAGGAGACATCTCCTCTATCCGCCCAACAATCCTGCAAGAAGCGATTGGTAAAACGAATCTCTTCAAAAAGACAGGTACTGACAAGTACAAGGCTGCCGATGGCAGGGTTTACACACTGCGCACTTCGGGCAAGTCAGGCGAACACATTACGCAAGCCATGTCATCCGCAGTCCAAGACCACCTCGGACTCAACGGTGTTGATATCGCATTTGTCGGTAAGGGATCATCGAAGCGCAAGTACTTGTCCATGACCCCGGAATCCGAGATCGTCGACGGTGCGCTTTCCAAAGAGAAGTCATTCAATGACCTCGATGTGGACGACGTGGCAAAACTTTTCGTATCTGACATGGTTATGGATATAGAAAGTCGCGCCAGCAACACGGTTGCGATCTTCGACAAGGGGGATGAGTCGTCGCTCATTGCGACATTTGCCCAAAGTGAACTCGTGGATCTTTCGGATGCCAAAATTCGTGAACGTACCCAGAAAAAGATTCGCGACATGAAAGCATTGCAACCCGACAGCATTTACAGTAAATACTATAAGAGTTTGAAGGCTGAACAGCGCCGACAAATGCAAGAAGAGATCGACAAACTCATTGCGAAAGCACGCGAATTTAACTTCACCAAATTCCGCGACAAACTCTACGCAGATGGAGAACTCTCCTCAGCGGAGAAGACACACTTGAACATTATTGCTAAAATTATTAAGACACGTATTGATGTACTTACCGACAGTAGGGAAGTTTTGATGCGTGTTCTCGGAGGTCAGAAGTGAAACAGTACGCTTTAGTAAAGGACATGGTTAACGGCTCGTCTTACTATGGCGTTGTCATCCGTGAAAATGGGCTTACCGAATGCAAAGGTGTTTCAGGTGTAGGCGAAAAGTGGGCGGAATCTTACAACAACGCCGAAACTAAGTCCCTTGACGATGGTCTTCCCTATGGTGTGAAAATCGGAGAATTCCATGCGTTGACTCAAAGCGAGGAAATCCTTGTCGAACACATGCTTGACGGCAACACTGTTCGTTTCCCAGACAGAACTCAACTGAAGCAACTGTCTTTCCACAAAACAGACGCTAATTCAAGCCTTCCTGCCGTTTCAAACACGCCGCTTTCAGCATTTTTGATGGATGACCTGCAAACCGCAGTTGACTACAAGATTCGCGCTTTCCTCTCCGACTCTGCGAGAGCGTCAGTGATGCTGAAGTCACGTCTTGAAAGATACGGCATCAGCGACACAACTGTCGGCTTCAAGTCTGCAAGCAATAACAGTTTCCTGAATGAAGACATGTCCAGTGTGGCTCGTGGACATGGCAATCTTCGACGTGCGCTGTTGGATATCAGAGACGCAAAATCAACCTTCCTAGAAAATCATCCGGGATATCAGGTTGGAATCGAGGAAAAAGCAATCGGGCGTAGCCTCGGTCGAGGTGCGCGCATTGGCAGACGTGCGGCTCGCGCCTTCAAGCCATACGACCCGAACGCAATCGATGGCGACATGGACGGAATTGTTCAAGAAGGAACACCTTGGGAACGTCCAGCAGTCAGAGTTGGTGGACGTGGCGTTCGCTTAACCCCAACGCAGCAGCGGGCAAGAAGCGAAATTGCTCCAGATGTCGGGATGCGTAGCCGGACGGGTGATGGAGAAAGCATTCAGGACAGGCTTACAGCGGCGCGTAACAGTCGACAGCAAAAACTTGCCGATCGCATGCGTGAAATGGGTTTCGACGATGACAATCAAAAAGAAATCAATGACTGGCTGAGAACCTTTAACCCGGAAGATTTCGAATATACCGACATTGATGATCTCGAGATTGAAGGTCTGACCTCGCGCCGTGGCTCATCCAGCCCTACCGGCAGCATTTTTGGTCAGCGCCGTTACTCAAGCGAGGATTGGATCGAAGGCCAACTCGATGAGGGGCCGCTTGCTGGTTCTTTCTTTGAACTTCGAACCGCACGCGATTACACCGAAAGCAACTTTAATGATCCGGGTGAAACGCTCGGTGGTAATGATGAGTTGACTGTTTACACGCCTGATGGTGTCGTTCTCAGTTTCGAAAACGAAACATGGGAAGACTCTTTGGACCTTATCAATGTCCGCGCACCGGGCGGTGATGGCCTTCGGTCAAGAAGTCGACGCGGGGATGACGAGGACTACCCTCGTATCGACCCCGATCTCATCAACAGGTTGCGAAATGAACGATTTGTTCCCGAGACAAGTCGTTCTGGTCGTGCACGTCAAAACCGCATCATTAACACCCCGAACGCTGATGGTGGTCCACCACGTCGTGCAGTCCGGGAGCGCTCTGGCCGAGTTGTCCCAGAACCACCGGCACGTGATCGGAGCGGACTGCGCAGCAGGACCGGTGACACCGCCAACAGAAATGCCGAATTGACCGGTGTAGGAACAACCGTCCCCAAAGCCATGAAGGCAAACAGGAAGTTCTTCCAAACACTTGCTGCCAACGGATTCGTTTGGGACGACAAGCCTGACACCAGTGGCAGAGTTAGGATTTTCCTACCCGACCGCATGTCCGACTGGACACTTGACCAGCCCGACAGCGTCCGTAATCAGTGGGGCAAATTCAAACCAGCCCGCGAAAATCAGGCAGCCGGCTTCATTCACGTACACCCCGGCAAGGACACGCCACAACGTCCTGAAAACATGGCGAAACGTTTCCTGCGCACCATTTTTGGCGACACCGCATGGGACGACATGGAAGCAAACGCCAAGAAACCCGGCGATAAGCGCGGCACTGGTCGAATCGGAGTAATTCCTTCAACTAGCACCGGCGCGACTGGATTGCGTTCCGCAACGTCTCGTGCTCGCACTCGTACTGCCTCAACGGAAAGAGTAGCAACGCCCACCACAACCGGACGAAGCCTCCGCTCGGGCCAACTGCGCAAACTTGGAAAGCCCGGTGTCGCAAGAGGTGAAAGCGACGGAAAAATCTGGGAACAATTGGATGACAACCAACGCGATTTGTTCAAGCAATTTGCACAGGCGCGTGAAGTTCAGTTGATGCGGAATCTCACTCAGGATGCGAGAATGCGAAAGTTCCGCAACAAGATGATAGATGATGGCGATTTCGACGAAATCGACGAGGACGGCAACGTTGTGCGGAATTACAACAAACCGCTTGCTCGAAACATCATCCCATTGGCGCAACGAGAAATTGACGATCTGCTTCGCGATGAAAAAATCACGGAGGAAACCCACGTAAAGTGGCAGAAAACTTTGGACGACATCAAGACGTTGCGCAACATGAAGGAAAGCGACAACTACGAAGCGCTGGAGCACCTGCATCCGGCAAGTCGTGCCAAGATCATCAAGGACGCTCGGGGTGAAGATTCAAGCATTCCGGGTGTTCGTGCACTGAAGGCTGATGGTCCGTCAACGTTCTTCGGTGATCAAGCCCGTACAGCCAGTGGTCGTAGCGCCGGTAAGAATCGGAAACCGAAAAGGAAGCGGCCTTTCGCTGACCGCATTATCACACCGAATGTTGAACGACTACAGCGTCGGGCGGCTCGTCGTCAACGAGCACAAGCGATTCGTCGGGGAGGCCTTGTTCGCGGTCAAGAGGCTGACGTTTCTGCAACGCAAAATGCTCGACGCAAACTGGCTCGTCAACTTCGTCGAGCACGACGCAGATTTAAAGGAGAACGCGACGAAAGAGCGATCCGTAAAATCTTTGACGAAAAGAAGAAAAATCACCCATTGGCCCGTACAAAAGAAGGCGCTCCAGAAGTCAATGACAAGTACGTTGATTACCTTGCCTTCGTCGGATCAAATATTGATAAACGTCAAAAAGGTGAACTCTCATCAGACGTTCGCGACAGCGTCCTTCGAGACCTTTGGCAAAACGGAGGATTCAACCAACGCCCCGAACTCATTTCTGCGGACGAGATGCAGGCCCTCAGCGATGCGGGTTGGCAGGTTCTACACCGAGGAGTTGACAGACTGGGAACTCAAGCACAAGCAAACACAGATTCGTACAAGGAAGACTTGGACCGTTTCACGCCCGGCGAAACTAATCTACGAGCACATGGCGTTGGCGAATACTGGGCTGCTCCGGGGAGTGGGCACTGGGGAGGTTACGGTTCTGGCATGCTTGCCTTCATTGACCCAGAAGGCAAAAGGATCCAGAGGAATAAACTCAAGGGATTATCAGATGAATCTTGGCCAGCAATGAAGGAAATCCAAGATCTCATCGATGAACTAGGTGATGGAGTTGCACAAGGTGAAGACCCTGCAAACTTCGTTGATCAAGTAATGGAACGACTCCGCTCCAATGGTCTCGAAGGTCTCCTCGAAAAAGATAATGAAATCATCCAAGTGGCTCGCCAATTGCTCGACAGGTACAAGGGCATGACCCCGAATGACACAAAGCGTGAAAATACGTGGAATGCCATTCAATATATGCTCGGCCAATCGAGGCAGGCGCAATGGTCAGGCGGAGAGGGATATTGGGCTCCAATCCTCGGCTACGACTACGTCACCTCAAACGAGGGCGTGTTCCTTGTTCACAACCGAGGCAGTGTTGCTGTGCTTGACGTCGCCGAACCGCTCAGCGGCGGAGCAGCAAAGACAATTGTAGATGGCCTCAATGAAGGGTAAACTATTGACATGAGTGATACAACTAACGAATGGGGCGAAGATCTGCAAGAGGTAGAGCGTCGACAGCAATTCACCGACCGGTTTAACGAGTTGATGGACTTGACCGACTACCCGCCATTTTCAATCAATCTTGAAAAACACAACGAGTATCGCGAAGAAGTCATGGCCTACAGCGTGAAAATCTCTGAACAAATTCGTGAAAGCGACGCAATCGAAGATCGACCATTCTCAACACTTATGGCGAAATGGGAAGATGACCTTGACGAGGCCAAACTCTACAAACAGCGTTATGGTAGGGATTTTGTTGGCGCCCAGAAAGCGGCCGCAAAGAATGACGGCATCTCCATGCGTGACGTAAAGCCCATCGGACCACCATCAGCATATAAAGACTGATGAATAAAGGGGCCGCCGGGAAAGCGCGAGCACTCCGACGCGCTAAAGAATTGGGATGCACTGGTGCACACAAACATCCTGACGGCGGCTGGATGGCATGCTCCACCCATGAAGAGTACGAGCGTTTAGAAGCCGAAGAAGAGTCCGAGCAAGAAGAAAAATCCGTTCTTTCTCGTGTTCGTGAATTCCAAAGTGTTCGCGAACGAAAAGGCAAACGCCGCAAAAAGAAAAATAAAAAGAACTGGGAAAAACTCGGTGAACGTGGCGTTGTTTCAATCGACACAATCACTGGCGGCGGGCTCGTTTCGGGCGCTGTCGCTGGAAAAGTTGCATCAGCAATCCCCCGTGACGGAGAAGAAGATGTTTTTACCGACATCAACTCAGCACGTCGAAGGGCGCGACAACTGGGATGTATCGGAGTTGCACGACGTCGTTCCACTGGCGGTCAAGTCGTATGGACTCCGTGTTCAAACATCACCGACTATGCGCGACGCACAGGAAGCACCGCCCTTGGCCGTCGATACATAGAACGAATGCGACGGCAAGAAGCGCGTCGAATCGTTGAAGAAGAACGCAAGCGCGGTCGCTACAAGCGTAAAATTTCCCTATTTGAAGAACTTCACGGGAAAGCGCTCGGCAGGAAAATCCGTCAGGCTGCTGCTGTTTTCGATGCCAATGCCACGGATGGTGACAACGACGGGATGGTGCAAGATGGCACCGCTTTTGCTAGACCAGCAATCCCCAAGGGTGTCGGTAAGTCGAAAACATGGAAAGACCTCATTGAGATGGAGCCCGGTTGGATGTCCGAGGCACCAAAAAACATTCAAAGAGCAGCGTCGCAGGAAGCGAGAGAAAAACACCGGAAATTACGTGTTTCTGGGCTTCGTTCGCAGCAAACCGGGTCCGGTGGTCGTGCTCAAGTGAGTCGAATCATGCAACAAGTCATGCCAGAGCATCGTGGAAAAGAGGATAGAACCCTCTATTTCATTGGCGGAACAACTGGTGCGGGGAAGTCAACTCTCACCCGAAATGACAGATTTGGGATACCGGGGCCTGATGCTGCTGCACATATTGACCCTGATGAGATTAAGGCCGGTTTGGTTGGCTGGGATAATGGCCGTGGTGCTGGTGCCGTTCACGATTCTTCACGACGAGTTACCGATCACGCCATGAAAGCAGCGGCTGAGGAAAAAACCGATATGGTCGTTCAGGGTACTGGCAAGAGGACTGAGCACCTTCAAATGGCTCGTCAAAATGGATATGCAACTGTTGGGCACTTTGTTCATATTCCCGGTGACGAAGCAGATCGCCGGATTGTTCAGCGAAATGCTGACAATAGGCAGAATGGTGGAGCGATAATCCCGGAATGGTTTGGGAGCCAGATTGGTCGTGAACTACAGCCGATTGTTCCTCGTCAAATTACATCCGGATTATTTGATGAATTCTTCTTGTGGGATAACAGCGGAGACACACCCGTTCTGATTGCTAAGCGCACCAAAGACGGAAATTACAACATCAATGATATTGATGCTTTCAATGATTTCTTTAGTCCGACCGGAGCCGAGTACGTCAAGAACTACTGGGATAGTAAGTCAAGTAGTTAACTAGATAAGGGCCTTATGTAATGCCCTTAAAAAAATAGTGTTATTTGCCTTATTTGGGGCTAGTGATGTTGTACCTTATAGGTAAGGGCGCGTGCTTACGTAGGCCTTGTAAACCATCCATCACGTAATTCTTCCAAGGAGAAGACCCATCATGGCAGATTCAAGCCGCATTACGGAGTTGCAGACCGCGCTCCAGAGCAAGATGGACGAGAACAAGGCCATTGCCGACTCGTTCAAAATTGAGGACGGCGTCGTCGTCGTCGAAAATGACCAGAAGTCCGCGTTCGACGCGAACATGAAGGACATCAAGGAGATCAAGTCACTGATCGCCGGCCTTCAGGACTTCAGCGAAGTTCAGTCGTGGAGTGCAGAGTCGGTTGAGTCCGTCGCTGCTGCCGCTGCTGCTGGCGAGGGCCTCCGCGAGGCTCGCGCTCAGTTCAAGTCGATCGGTGAGGAATTCCTCGCTTCCGACGAGTTCAAGAGCCTTCAGGGTGGCCGTAACGGCGCGAACATGCCGTCGCCATTCCAGTACTCTGGCTCGCTGACCACCAGCGGTTACGGCGTTAAGGACATCTACTCGGCGATGCCTTCCGGCACCCCGGGTCAGTTTGGTTCGATCCAGCGCGATCCGATTGTGATCCCGCCGCAGCGCACCAAGCGCGTCCGCGACCTGTTCCCGACCCGCACCACTTCGGCTGCGATCATCGAGTACTTCCGCATGACCGGATTCACCAACAACGCGGCGACCGTCGCTGAGCGTGGTGGCACCCCCGAGACGTTCGCTGCGAAGCCGCAGTCGACGATGACCTTTGAGGGCGCTCAGGCTCCCGTTCGCACCATCGCTCACTGGGAGGCCGCTCACCGTAACGTCCTCGCCGACGAGCCGCAGTTGCGTTCGATCATCGACAACGAGTTGATGTACGGCCTCCGTCTTCAGGAAGACGCTCAGATCCTCTCTGGTGACGGAACTGGTGAGAACCTCACTGGTGTTCTCAACACCACTGGTATCCAGACCTACGACTGGTCCGACGGTGCGCTCAGCCCGGTTCCGGACACGAAGGCTGACGCGATTCGTCGCGCCGCCACGCTTTCGTTCCTCGCCTACTACGAGCCGACCGGCGTCGTTCTTCACCCGAACGACTGGGAGGACATCGAGTTGACGAAGGACAGCAACGGTCAGTACCTCGTCGCGGTTTCGGTCGCGATGGGTGGCGAGCCGCGCGTCTGGCGTCTCCCGGTCGTCGAGACCCCCGCTATCACCGAGGGCACCGCTCTCGTCGGTGCGTTCGGTACCGGCGCCCAGTTGTACGACCGCGAGCAGGCGAACATCCGGATCTCCGAGCAGCACTCGGACTTCTTCGTTCGCAACGCGATCGTGGTGCTCGCCGAGCAGCGTCTGGCCCTCGCGGTCAAGCGTCCGGAGGCCTTCGTGAAGGTTTCCTTCGACGGCGCTCCCGAGGCTCCCTGATCCTCGGATCAACAACTAACGGCCTAGAGCCGTAGGAACGTCCCCCGGGTTAGTCCCCGGGGGATTTTCCTTTATATGTACAATGTTTAATATGGCAAAGAACAGCAACGCCGACAACGATTATTGGGATGAATACAAACGGATTGGTCGAGACTTCAGGGGTGGACCAGAAGACCTCGAGGAACTTGTTGTTGATGAACATCGGCACGTGCGTATCCATCGCCGTAGAAAAGAAAAGATGACCGACGAATGATGACTCTGTACACCTATCGGGCACGGCTTGACCGTGTTGTTGACGGAGACACCGTCGACCTAACCATTGACCTTGGATTTGATATCCACCACAAAGTCCGTTGTCGTCTTTATGGAATCAACACTCCCGAGAGCCGAACAAAAGACCTTGCTGAAAAAGAAAAAGGTCTTGCCGCTAAAGCCTACGTGGAAGACTGGTTTAATTGGAATAAAGAGTGTTTTGTTCAAACCATGAAGGATGGCAAAGGCAAGTATGGTCGCCTTCTCGCCAATATCTACCCAGACGAAAAGTGTGAGTTCTCTCTTAACGAACAGTTAGTTGACTCCGGTCACGCTGTCGAATACTTTGGTGGAGCACGATAATCATGTCGGATTCGCCCGGATGGTGGGTGAATTCTAACGACCATTACTGGAACCTAGATGGGACCCCAGCAAAGGCAATGCTCATCAAACGGCTACGAGAAAACGTAAAAATCGTCTCACTTATGCCATGGACATCCGATGTTTACGGATGTTACCCATGTGATGTTTACTGGGTGGACAGAGAAACATGTTGGGTCTGTGGTGACGAGGGTTTGCTCCTCGCCAACGCACAGACCAAAATCAACATGGTGAAGGACGCCCACAGGGGCAACACCATCACTTGATTGGACATGCGCCCGTAGCGCAGTCATCCATAACGACGTCCTCCGAGAAGATTGACTGCACCAAGGGAACCGAGAAGTCAATCTTTTCCAACATCTTCTTGTACTCATCTTCAGTACATTCCTCGTAAGGCGGAAGCGGGAAGTTGTGATCCGAGTGCAGAAGGAACGAGACAGACTTGACACCGTCGGTGTAATTCTTCGACAGCCACTCACGGATGTCGTCAAGTTCTTCAATTCGATAGTAGACGGTTACGGACACAGCGTTGTCTGCCCAGACGGTCTGCATCTTCTTAACCCATTCCAACTGGTCAATAGCAGTCATGTCAGCAGCAAGTACTGAACCCTCTGGCGATTCACATGGGAACTCAACAACATAGCGAGTGCGATCTTCGCGTCCATCGATGCCCACGTCCCACTTGACTGGGTAGCCGCGCCGACGGCAAGCATCAACCAACGGATCTGAAGAGCCAAATCGAACACGACGAATGTAATGACGAGCATACGCAGGATGAACACCCGGAGTCACACCCGGTAGCAGAGCCAACGTTCCAGAAGGCTGAACAGTAGTCAGACGAATCGACTTCGGGAAACCATGCTCCGCCGAATACTTCTCATCGAGACCTTCCAGATACTCGTACACCGGATCGAGCCACGAAATCTGCTTTTCCGATGCCTGAAGAATGCCCGTCACCGACTGACCAAGACGAGCGTTCTTCGAAACGATCTTCGTAGTCTTCTCGTAAGGATATGACAGACGCGTGATCTGCTTCTGAGTCATGTAGAGCAGTTCTGAAATTTCCCGGAACTGAGCAAGCGACTCGATATTTGGAAGGAAGATCGTCGAAAGGTTGCACGACTCCCCGTCGCCAAGAGCAATTTCAGCACACGGGTTATAACCCTCAATGCTCGGGTCTGCCTTCTTGTGTCCCAGACGACCAAACTTGCGTGCCAACTTTCGGTTGACAAGACCGTATGGTTCCCCTGAGCCGTCGTAACCCTTCCACACCTCGGGCACAATTTCTTCCCACGCGTCAGCGTAAATCGAGTTGTTGGAGTTTGCGCGCCATGCGGGCACGTTGCCGGCAGACCAGTTCTTTGCCCGAAGGAAGAGAACATCATCCGGGTCTCCGATCGCGATTTGAGCGGAACGTCGCGATGAACCAGAAACCACAATACGCCCAATGATGTTGCAAATGTCGAGGACATCAACGGAACGCAACTTCTTGCCAACGCGAGCATCCATGACCTTGCAGATATCCTCGATGCCGTCGATCAACGCACCCGGACCTGATGCCGTGCCACCAAACGTCTTGAGTGGTGCACCGTACTCGCGGATGAGAATCGTTGAATACGAGAACGACTTGCCCGTGTAGAAGTACGACTTCAAAACGGAATGAACCAGACGCGACCACCCCTGACGCGAGTCGGGGACAATGATGTCGGCGTCATTCGTCTTCTCATGAGAGATAGCAACACCCGACTTGACCTTTGGCAACTCGTGAATTTTTGCGCGTTCCACCGAGAACCCGACGCCACCACCGAGCATGAGGTGATCGAACAGGAATTCGAAGTCCTCAACCTTTTCAATGTTGACGAAGTAACAGTTATTCAGGGAAGCAGCGTTGAACTGCTGAACCAACGGGGTACCCAACTGCCACAACGCACGACCCGAAAATGAACACCGCAAATTGAACATGTGATCGAACAATGTCTCGGCCTGCTTCTTGGTGTAAGGAACACCGATCTCTCCAGCGCCCTCAATGACTCGAGCGATTGTTTCTGGCCAAGTTTCAATCGTTCCGTCATCTTTCGGACGGCTGTAGGTACGCAGATAGACAATCTCGCCCATTCCATTAAAGCCCCACGGAGGTGTTTTTTGGGCGTACGAATCTAGGAACGACTGTTCAAGCAGGGTCATTTGGGGCCTCTTTCGAAGTATTTTGTGCGGTTATGACGGGTAGTAAATCCCCGTTTGTCGATTGTATCTGACCGACAAATACTGAAAGCGTTAAGCCAATCCGAGATTTCTTGCTTCTTCGAGAGGAATGTGTTTTCCTGCCGGATATTTAAGGACTTTAGCGACGGTGAACGGAGTAATTTTTTTCTCCTCCCACACATCTTCCTCGAGCAGAAAGGTTTGAGACTCAACCAAGGATTCGATCTGGTTGTATCCGGCCACATGTTCTGGTGGCTGAAGATCTCCTTTGCAGTCACCAGTAGGGTGGCCACATACCGGACATGGCTCCCTGCTTGCAGCAGAAAAGCCAACTTCCAGACCATCAATGCGGATCACTCCGTCATTTCGTCCGAAAGAGTTGTATCCGATCATCCCTTAATTGTACCCCTCATAGCGTTAGAACTCTTGGACATTGAAGCCAGCGGCATTCAGCATCGTGATTGGATCCTCACCGAGGGTTTCGTCTTCATCCGAACACGGCCCCCTGAGAGTTGCTGCGATCATAGCGGGGATGATTGCCTCGCGCAACACCGAAGCGGCACCTTGCGTGTATGCGACATTATCTTCCCACCAGATGTGTTCTTTATTAATATAACTATATGGCGCACTTATTAACATTACATTAGGAGAATCATCTACGCCGAGTGAAACGTGAGTCACAGTCACGCATTCCCTTACGTTTTTATTGCCATCGGCAAATAATGCGGCAAGATTCTTCCCCGCCGTCATCTCCGGAGTTTGAGAATGAAATCCTTCGGCCACAAACGTAACCTCGTCACAACCCCAAAAATACCTCATTGCGTGTAAAGCGCCAAGACACATCTCGAATCGTTCTTGCAAATCCTTCTTCATGAATTCACGAGTTAATTGGACAACAAGAGCAAGTTCGTCTCCTACCCACCCAAAGAAATTGAATGGGATATCCTTACCAACACCCTCATCAGCAATGAGAACTTCTTTCGCGATCTGGGCAGAAGTCAGCGAAAGCGCAACCTTGGAATATATGTCTGGATATTGGTCCACGACTGGCTACAATAGTCCACGCACGCCAAAATCAAGGGAGAAATCAATGGCAAGCAAGAAACCGGCAAAGAAAACCCCAGCGAAAAAGGCACCCGCCAAGAAAACGGCGCCAGCCTCAGGAAAGAAGACCGCTGCTGCTAAGAAATCCGCAGCAAAGAAGGCACCTGCAAAGAAAGCACCTGCAAAGAAAGCACCTGCCAATGCAGCACCGAGGAAGCGCGCTCAGGCAACTGGCCCATACGCTGGGAACAACACTGAAGCAAAACAGTTCACGGAAGCACCAGCACCTGCTCCTGCTCCGGTTGAGACCACAGCCGAAAAGATTGATATTGTCGTCGAGAAGCCATCTTGGCGCTCGCGTCTCGTGGCGGTCTTCAAAAAATAACCGCGTAGGGCAGGCCTGATGGCACTCGAAGTTCGAGACAATTTCATCAATCCAGAGTTATTCGAAGCAGTTCGCCTCGATGAAGGTTTCTTTCCGCCAGAAATGGAAGGAATCAACATTGGCGAATACCTGAACGAATTTCATGACGAAGAATGTGACTGCTACGCCCCATACATGTTTTGGGATGGATGGCATAATTCGCCCGCAGACACAACTCGCAAAAAAGTAATTCAAGAAATTTGGTCGACCCCGGGCTTGCTCCCATGCGACATTGATGACGTCGTCGGCTTCGAATACTGGACACGAACGTTTCTACCCGGACAATTTTTGGCTGTGCACTGCGATGAAGACACGTTCTTGTACCAGAAATCGCAAATATTTCGTGGCCCCATCATCGGATGTGTTTGGTATGGGCCATCCGAAGCAACAGGCGGATTTCTTGAACTTCACGACAATATCCTCAAAGAAGGAAGAGGCGTTTTAGAACGCAATTTACTTGACCCGATGATGTCACCCATTGAAGAACGTGAGCGAATTAAGTACCAGCCGAATCGCCTAGTCGTATTCGACGCCGGTCACCGCCTACATGAAACAACGAAGACACTTTCAGGAAAACGTCAGGTCATGGTAATCAATGTTTGGCTCAAAGATAAACCTCCGACTGCTCTAGAGACTGGTGAGTTCTTTTACGAATAAAAAAATTATGCAACTCGAACGAATATCGCTTATTGAACTTGGTGTTTGGGTAGGAAAAATTGATGAGGTCAACCCAAAACAAATCTCGTCGGATATCCATAATTACGCTCAAACCATCGATCAGGAATGCCCTGATTACGGCGTAATTTCGCGCGGGTTCGTTCAATTTGAAGATTTGGTAATGCCGATCACACCGGAAGTTACAAAACTGGAAACAGCCGTAAAAGCGCGCCTCCATCATCTAACAGGCAGAGACTACGAGATCCACGATATGTGGGCTGTTGACCTCGAATACAATCAGAGTGTCATCGCCCACTCACACCACTCCAATCTTCACGTACATCCCCACGAGTACTACAGCGTCACTTATTATCCGCAAGTGCCCGAGGGCTCCGCAGAACTCGTTTTCAACTACGACTACTGCAACATGATGAGCGGCACCGCAAGTGTGAAACCGGAAGTCGGAACGTGTGTCATTTTCAACTCATACATCCAACACATGACGTCTCGCAACAAATCCGATACGTCTCGTCTCGTTGTAAGCATGAACCTCGGGCCCGTTGACCCAACGGTTGACCCAAATGCTGATTGGTCCGTGTACTGGAACAGGCCTGTAATCGAAAATCCCGAGCCGCATAAATGACAACAGAACATCGCCGCTCACCTCGCAAAAAAGTTACAAACATCGAACGGGTTGGCGCATGGGGAAAAGTGCGGTACCTGCATCATCTCGAGTGCGGCCATGTCGAGTCGCGCCCAAGAGCGTCGTCGGCCCCACGCCTCGGCTGTGTGATGTGCTTGCGCATCTCCGAAAAAGAAGCGGAACTCGAAGATTTACTAATAGTTAACGAGAATCCTGTTGACATTGGACACGATGCAGGCCAAGATGAAATACGACTCGCAAAGACAGCCAGCATCATCGCCAAAAGATTCGGTGTGCCAGTCGAAGCAGTCGACATACACGTTGCAATTGGGCCAGAAGGCACACTCGTCTACAACGGTGGACTGGTGTTCCTCTCTGGGGAAGACATATTCCGGTTAGTGGGAGAACGATGAACAGTAAGGTTGAGCCGGTACCAGCCGGCGCCGGTGCATGCTACGAAATGCCAGTGTCTTGGTGGTTTCCGCATTTTGATCCAAGACGAAATGGTTCAATCGCAGTGATGCGACAGAACCGTGAAAAAGCGATCGAAATCTGCAATTCATGCGAATACAAAGAACAGTGTCTTGAGTGGAGCCTGCATCACGAACCTCTAGGCGTGTGGGGAGGTATGCCAGAATACCCACGAGCGGTTCTTCGAGCGAAGCGTGGTATCGAATGCTCGAACAATGCGTTTATCTCTGTTCCCGGAAAAGGGGTACGTAACGTATCTGCGGTGAAAGGCTGATGTATGGCCACACCGAAACTCTCCTGTCGAAACTAGACGGCGTCGTAAAATCTGCGAACGGATGGGAAGCACGATGCCCATGCCGTCAAGATGACCGCAACCCATCACTTTCCGTTAAAGAAAATTCCGATGGAAAAATCGTCATGTTCTGTCACAGGAACAACGGATGTGGTGCCGCTGAAATCTGCTCGGCTATCGGTTTGCAACTTTCAGATTTAATGCCACCATCTGACAAGACGCAAACTGCATCAATCGATTATCCAAAACAGGAACGTCCAAAACTAAAGTTCGTCGCAAAATACGAATACCGCGACGCCGACGGAACCCTGCTTTTTGAGAAAGTTCGATACACCGAACCCGATGGCAAAAAGACTTTCCGCCAACGCAAGCCCGACGGATCTGGGGGCTGGACATACAGCCTTGGAGACACCCCAAAGGTGTTATATAACCTGCCCGCCGTCTTAGAGGCAAAAGCAAACGGAGAACCAATCTTTCTCGTGGAAGGAGAGAAAGATGCAGACGCTCTCATCTCAATGGGTGCTTGTGCCACAACTATGCCCGGAGGGGCAGGTAAATGGCTCGACATACACACTGAGGCTCTCGCTGGAGCAATCGTGGACGTTATCGTCGACAACGACGAGCCCGGACGCCGACATGCACACCTTGTCGCAGGCATCCTCACTCAAGCCGGTTCGGACGTAGCGATTTGGCGAAGCCAAACTCAAAAAGACATTTACGACCACCTGCAAGCGGGTGGGTCAACCACCGACCTCGAACAGATCCCATACGAAACCCTGATCTCTGAGTTTGCTGGCCAAACAATCGAGCCAGAAGAACAGGAAGAAGACGGTGACGAGCCAGAACTTGTCGAGCACACTCCGCAAGAAAAAGCAATCCTCGACATCGCCCATCTGCTCACGTCAGATAAAAACCCAAAACACATTCTTCTAAAAATCGCTGACATCGCCTTATCACAAGGCCAAGAGTTCTCGCAGCCAGATCCGGGCCGACTGGTGAACTGGGATGACTTCGTCATGGAGGAAACTGACGATTCGTATGAATGGCTCCTACCCGGACTATTGGAAAAACAAGAACGAGTAATGGTCGTAGCCGCTGAAGGTGTTGGCAAAACCATGCTTGCCCGTCAAGTGGCGATCTGCTCAGGATACGGAGTTCACCCATTCACTTTTCAACGCATGCCACGTGTACGCACGCTCACCGTTGACCTAGAGAACCCTGAGCGAATCATCAAACGAACGTCCGACAAAATCGTCGGAGCAGCAAAGTCAATGGGTTACGAACGCAAAGGTGACAACCATCTTGTTATCAAGCCGGACGGCCTGAACCTGCTATCGGTGCAAGACCGAATGATCTTGGAACAACACATCGAGGCAGTCGAGCCAGAAATCCTAGTAATGGGACCCCTCTACAAAGCATTTCTCGACCCCGGTACTAAAACTTCTGAAGCGGTTGCAATCGAAGTCGCAAAATATCTCGACCGCATACGGTCAACCTACAACTGTGCGCTCTGGTTGGAACACCACGCTCCACTTGGAGCATCACAAACCTCTCGCGAGTTACGTCCGTTTGGATCCGCTGTCTGGTCACGTTGGCCAGAGTTTGGACTCGCGTTACAGCCAGACCCCGTTCGCCCTCACGATTTTGTTTACGACGTAAATCATTTCCGTGGTGCTCGAGACCTTCGCGCATGGCCCACGCAAATGACACGCGGCAAGAAGTTTCCGTTCGAAGTATTGGAGTTTATGAAAGTATGAAACTGGTTGATCTACACCCGTGGGAGTATGACCATGCGCTGAGTGTTGCTGCTCGCCGGTGTGCTGCCAACTGGGGTAAACAAGATGCTCCGCATTACCACCGCAAGAACATGGAGGACGACCGGACTGCTCAAGCAGCGGCTTGCGTCTGCGAGTTGGCTGTCGCAAAAGCAACGAACCGCTATTGGTCTGGACATGTTTGGCACAAGAGCGAACATCACTTGTATCGGGATCTCGCCGATGTAGGTGAAAACATTGAAGTCCGACGTATCCGCACCCGCATGTCTGCCGCTGTAAGGCGACACCAGTTGGGAAAAGGTTTAGTATTATTTGTAGCAAGGCCTGTATTGCCAGAAATGACACAAGTCGAAATATTTGGCTGGAAAAAATATGACGAGGCATGGGAAATCGGCGAACCGGCCTCATATGACCCCGACAACACCCGCGTAATCGGAGTTGAACATTTGGAACAATTATGAGCGACGACAGTGGAAAAGCCCTATCACGAGAATTCTTAGCCGAACGTGACCTGCGCATCTTCAAAATGAGGCAGGCCGGCGTGACGACAACTGAAATTGCGCGACGCTTCAATGTCAGCACATCAGTTGTGTCGAAAGCGGTCGGTCGTCAACTCGAAAAAATGAACCGGGAAGCCATGATGGCTTACCCTGAAGTTTTGCGAATGGAACTGGAACGCTTAGATGCGCTACAAGCCGCAATATGGCCGATGACACAACATCGACGAGTGACCCTTGACGATGGGCAAGAAGTTTCAGTTGAACCTGACATGAAAGCAATTCAGCAGGTGCTGAGCATCATGGATCGTCGCTCAAAACTTCTTGGAATGGACCAGAACAACCTCACCGTTCAAATGGACATTTCCACAGACACCGCGACCCCGATCCGAGTTTCCATGGCAAGCGAAACCGACACGGGTGCCGCACCAGTCGACGCATTTGACCCTAAAGAAGAAGCCCGCCAACTACTAGAACTCATGGGCAGATCCGGCGTCCTCCCAGACGCAGAAGTGCAGCAAATGTTAGGAACAGGGACAGAAGAGGAACAAGACATCGAGGAAGCCGAGATCGTCGAAGTTATCCGAGATGTTGAAGTGCTAGAAAATTACAGAGGCAACGATGAGTCAGATTGACGGACTAGAACAACTTTACATTTTCCCGAACTTCCTAGACGAGGACGAAATCAACCTCTGGAACAATCGGCTCCGCGCAGAAACATTCTGGAAAGAAATTCCAGCGAGTGACCACGAACACTCAACTCAAAGAAACCACATTTCCATCGACGGCGACAATATGCGCAACGACCTTTCATTGCTTCAAGACAATGAGGTCCTAGTATCAAAAATCAACGCCAAGGTCGAACAAATTTTTGGGGAACATTTTCTCACGCCCACAACCCTTTACTATCGGAAGTGGGTTGCCGGAATGACACAAGGGCTGCACCATGACGCATGCTACGAGTATGGGGCAGGTCTAGATTGGCGCACAAACAGCGAAGCAAAAGAATCGGCTTTCCCTATTGCTTTTCACGACGTAGCAACCGTCCTCTACTACAACGACGATTTTGAAGGCGGAGAAATCTTTTTCCACCGGCCAAATATCTCATTGAAGCCGGAACGCGGAATGCTCATCATGATGCCATGCACCGACAGATACATTCATGGAGTAAATGAGATCACCTCTGGCGAACGATACATTTCCGCCCACTTCTGGACACGTGCAAAAACGATCGCAATGTGTCTGGGTCACGATAAAACCCGCATAAATGAATGGATATACAAGTACTCCGACTGTGATAAGGTTGACCGCCTACTCAGTGACATGCGGCGACACTAGAAAGATGTAGTATCTAGACATGAGCGAAGAATCAACAGAAATTGAAATCACCTCCATCGAGGATCTGCCCTCAGTCGACTCCGAACAGTTGGCCGAAGTCACCTCATCTCCATCGCATTTCCAATCCGTCCTACTAACCACGAACGAGTGGGGAACATTTGAAGTTCGATGGAACGGCACCACTTTCATCCTCCTTAAGGGCATTGCAACACACACCTCTGAAGGAAAACCTCCAATTGTTTCGTACGAGGTTCTCGGACATCAAAACCCCGATGAGGAAGTGGACTATCCGTTCCCGCTTGACCTTTCAGTTCTCGAGCGAATCGGTCGCGTCCTCATCCACACCGTCAATACCGCTGCAAGCGAGGACGACGAGTAAACTGCCAGTGTGCGCATCCTAGGGATTAACGACTCAAGCCACGACGCAGCAGTAAGTGTAATTGACAACGGAGAAATCGTTTTTGCGGCGCACAGCGAACGCTACAACAAACAAAAAAACACTTACGCAATTTCTGACGACCTGATTGAAGAGGTCATGTCGGATCCGCCCGACTTGATTGCTTACTTTGAGAAACGTCCATTTAAGCGGGCTCGCAGATTTAGACACGGAGGCATCAACGGTGCCTACCAAAACCTATACAAAAAACTGCATAAATATCAATGGCCAAAAGAGGTGCAGGTCTCACACCACTACAGTCATGCAGCCGCCGGATATTTCACGTCGACATTTGCGGAAGCAACAGTAGTTGTACTAGATGCCATCGGCGAATTTGAAACCGCAACGATTTGGGACGCCAGCGGAAACAATATCCGCAAACGAGAATCGCTACGGTACCCGATTTCATTCGGATTGTTCTACAGCGCATTCACCGATCTAGTCGGGCTAAAACCCGGCTTTGACGAATACGTACTTATGGGAATGGCCGCCTACGGAGACCCATCCCGATACGCGGCCGAGATCAACAAAATGTTCCCAAAGTGGAACAGCCAGACACAGAACTTCCACCACGGAGTCAACTGGCCGCACCCAATCATCTGCGAACAAGACAAATACGATATAGCAGCAGCAGTTCAACTCATATATCAAAATCGTTTAATTGACCTGATGCGCTATGTGCGGCGCGACTCACCCACACAAAACCTTGTTTTCATGGGCGGCTGCGCACTCAACTGTTCAGCCAACACGAAACTTCTTGACATCTGGGACGAAGTTTGGATAATGCCGAATCCCGGCGACGCCGGCTCAAGCCTCGGTGCCGCACTAGCAATCTACGGATCACACATCGAATGGCGCGGCCCATACCTCGGTCACGACATCGGCGGCGACTTTTACCCATCCGAAGACATCATCGACGTACTGCTACGAGACAAAATTGTTGCAGTCGCAAACGGAAGAGCCGAATTCGGTCCGCGAGCATTGGGGAACCGTAGCCTTTTGGCTGATCCCCGACCAGCCGACATGAAAGATCGCGTGAACCAAGTTAAAAAACGGGAACCTTTCCGTCCATTCGCACCAATCATTATGGAAGATCACGTGTCCGAATGGTTCGAAATTGACCGCCCCGTCCCATACATGCAATTTGCCGTAAAAGCGCGCTTTCCAGAACTCATGCCGGCCGTAGTGCACCACGACGGAACATCACGAATCCAAACCGTGAACGAATATCAACACCCCGGCCTCTACGACGTTTTATCAATGTGGTATCACCAAACCGGGATGCCAGTTCTATTAAATACCAGTCTCAATGTTCGTGACCAGCCTATGCTCAACGACGAACTCGATGCCCTAGTATGGCAAGAAATGAACCCACAAGTAAAACTTGTAACGTGAGGAAATACGATGGCACCAAAACACTTTGCCGACAACTGGATCGCTGACTGGTCGCAAAATGACGCAGATCGAATCAAACGAGAGCAACGTTTTGCTCACTTCCGCGCACACACCCACATCCACGGTCTTCCAAAATTTTCGAAGTTGACCAAACCTGACAAACAGTATTGGGCGGCCCTCACATACAAAGACGTAGCAGAAATTTCTCGAAATCAAGAGATTTTCTGTGCAAGCGAAGGGTATCTGATTACAGATTTGCCGCGTGACATTTTCGAATATTTTGGTTCCCTACTGGCGCTCGACAATCCTCGACATAACGAAGTTCGGTCAATCGTTCAGCGAGCATTTGGGGCATCAAACGTAGCCAAACTAACCACGATGATCGAACAAGTCACAGCGGATATTGTCGACGATGTAATCGAGAAACACCCTGAGCGAAAGTGTGACATTCACACTGAACTCTCAGCGCGACTACCAACTGA